CTGATGGTGTCGAGGTCAATACAAAAACAACCACAGTCTTCAAGGTTAATTTTAAATAGTGTCATTCTCTTCCATCCTCCGGTATCCAAATTACTGCCGGGATTGCTTTCCATACTACTTCTGGAATATCGCCAAACTTGTCGAGTGCCTTATCATAGGCATAGGTATCTGCGACGAGAGGATTAGTTTCCTCGATAGTTTCGAGGTAATAAATCGCTCCGCGTTTGCCGATGTAGATGTCGTAGCCTTTACGTTTCATACGCCCCTCCTGGTCAGTTTTGTTAAATTTAAGAATTTTGCCCAACGTGCTCACACATCAATGATTACATCAGGCGTAGGAAAATTTGTTTTAGTCCGAGCAAGAAGCCAATTCTGGCGAATCTTGTTGAGTTGTTCATCTTTTGTGGGAAAAGGAAATTTATAGGAACCGCCATTTTTGAGAAGCATTACTGTGCTGAAATTTACCTCGCCATTATAGACTTTGGCAATACCAATGATTTCACTGGCCTCGACGGTGAAGTAAGGAGAGCCGTTATGCATTACTGTAAATATCATATAACCTCCTGAATGTTGGGACAATAATGGGAAGTAGTTTTTAAACATTGTTGGTTTTCTTTGTCCCAACAAGAACATTTGACTTCGCAAATCTGTCGAACCCTCTCGGGATTTTTTATGATTGTTTGTCCGAACATATTTCCCTGACGGATTTGTTTTTGTATTTGTTTCGGAAGTGGTGATGGGTCTGTTTCAAAAAGGCAGATATTCCCATTATGGCAATTATCACACGTAGACAAACGATTACAGCAATCTGAACAAACAATCTTATTACTTTTGCTATCATAGATTACCTCAGTATGGTGAATTTGACGGTGGCAAATATCGCACTCGTAGCGTTGGCTACTAAATGAGGCGCAAGCGATATTGTGAGAGATAGCGGGTTGTCCGCTAATCTTACAGCGCATATCATCGAAATAGGCGCACTCTTTACAGATTCGTTGCCACATTAGATTTCACCACGATGGTCTGGCATCTGGATAGGGAGACCATTTGCCACGCACTCATTGATATATTCGATAGACTGCTGAGACAGAGGGAGTTTGTCGGAGGGGCCATAGTTGCCACTGGTCAGATGCTTCTCAATCTCCTTCATAACTTCATCAGTCTTTTCTGCGGACAGCACAGAATTAACATTCTTAAATTGAACATTTTTGTCCTCGCGCGCGTAGTCGCTGGAAAAGTAGTCATACTTGGTAATTTTGTCGGCAATCCAGTCGGGCATCAGGAGGACTTCACTGGGCTCCATACCTTCAATCTTGATATCCGCGATGTCTTCATCATCAACCATATCACAAACCTTCTCAACGGCATTCGCGTAATTCTTCGCATATACGAAACCGTGGGCATTCTGTTCAGCGCCATCGAAGAAATGAACGTCGAAACGATAAAAGCCAGCATCCATATTTATTACCTCCTGATTAGTTGTAGTTGAACTGTTGTTAATTCATTTCTTATTGTTTATATATATATTATATAAAAATTTTTATTAAAAATCAATTAAAGAGCGGTTAGCGAAATTTAGAATAAAAATGTTGAGATAAACGAAATTTCGTTTCCGCGTCTTACCGTGTCGGACAAAAATGGTCATTTGATATAAAAGTGGTCAAAATTTTCTATAAAAGTGTCCAAAAATTTCTATAAAAGTGGTCAAAATTTTCTATAAAAAAGAGTAATTTTTTCTATAAAAATGGTCAAAATTTTCTATAAAAGTGGTTAAAAAATTCTGGTCAGGACCATTCAATAGAAAAGGCGTAATTTTTATTGTTCTATGGAAGGAGGTTGGTATTTATGGTTATTAAAAAGAACTCTCGTCAAATGCCATCAACTACATCTATTGTGCGAGAAAAGGATTATTGCGATTTATTATATGCCTGGCTTCAATGTAATTCTGAACGAGAAAATGTAAATACTTCACGCCGTAGAATAGAGAAAAAGAAAGTTAAATGGGCTAGTATTGAGCGTGATTTTACTCGTGAATTAAGTGATGGAACTATTGAAAAAGCTATGTCTCGTAAAACTATTGCGAAATATTTTTCTTATTTAATTGATTCAAATCTTGTTAGTGATGAAGGCGATGAATATTATTATTTAACAGTATTAGATGGGTCAGAAGCTAATTTAATTGAATATAATACATTATTAAAAATGATGAATGTATTTTAGAAGAATAGTATAAATATATATATTTATTTGTTTAATAAATACTATACTAGTAGTTTTTAGCCATTTATCGCTACATTTAGATAGATTAAAGAATATATTGGTATTGCTACAACTACTACATCTAATAATGCTATAATTGATGATACTATTGATATTCTTAAACGTTTAGGATTATTAGATTATAGATTAAAAATATTAGAAGATAATAAGACGTGTCTTGAATTTTTGTGGGTGAAGAACGAACTCCCTAAATAAAGTGGTCAAAATTTTCTGATAAAAGTGGTCAAAATTTTCTGATGGTGTTAGATAAAGTGGTCAAAATTTTCTATAAAAGTGGTCAATTTTTAGAAACCTATTAAATAGTAATAGAGGGTTGAAATAGGTTTGTGGCAATAGAGGGTGGGCTTAAATAATCCGGCTGACGCCGGCTTATTTAATCCCATTGGGAATTTTCCCGATGTAAAAATCGTAGAGACGAGAACAAAAATAAAGAACAAAAGGAGAAATAAAAATGGGTTATCATAGTGGATTAAATGGAGAATATAGTATTCCTGTGGAAGTAAATAGTAAGTATGTAAAGCATTTTCAAAGATGCTGTAAAGAAGAAGTACCTGAAAAGGCAATTAAAGTAGAAACATATTTAAAAGATGATACAATTTATTTTGTATTACCTAACAACTATAAACCAGTAAAGATTTGTTTCGCAGAGGAGCTCCGCCCCTTCGCACCTCCCGAGGGTGTTGTTTATGGCGGAAAGGGCAATCAAAAGTTAAATGTAGATTTTCGTTCTACTGGATATCATCAAGATAATGATTATATAAATAATAGTGATACGACAGATTATGCTTAGCCTAATAATATTTATGATAATAGTTATGTCTCTATATTTGATTCTCTATTGGATTTGAGTAAACAAGTAAATGCTATGGGATGTAGTGCAGAAGAAGCAGGAGATGCATTAAATAATATATTTTATAAGATTTATAATAAATGACAGACAGGGACTTCGTTCCCGTACCCTGGGGCAATATTATGGCACTTGATTTATATATAAAATTATTATATAATATTTATATATAAAAGTAGGAGGTGCCATTTTGGAATTTCATTTGAAAAACTCCGGTGGGAGTAGATATTTTGAAAAATGAAATGAAAAAATGAAATGAAAAATGAAAAATGAATTCAGTTATGATGTATTAAAAAATAAATATGGTAAGAGAGTTGGCAATTATAAAGGTAGAGATGTGATTGTGCGCTCTAAGTATGATGATTTGGACGATAATGTTTATGTCTTGTATGATTGTAATAATGCTCTCATTGTTGATGGCTATTGGATTGCGAATATCAGTGAAGATGGTAGTTTAAATCGTAAATGGGAATCACCTTGGAAAAAGCAAGAGCGAACCTCGCCGGTGGGCAGGCCACTAGTGTGTCCTGAGGGTGATGAGAGTGGCAAGAATGATATTAACCTTAATGTTGATTCAACTCTCGTTGATTCTCTCCTGGAATCAGCATATAATGACATTTTAAGTGATTTGATGTTTAAGGAATAAAAAAAATGGAGTGGCGATAAACCACTCCATTTTTTTTTGACTTATGATGCTTTTTAACTTATGATGCTTTTTTTTGAGTCCGAAGTCTTTTGATTATTGTTTTATCTCCATAAAACTAGATTAAATAAACCTATTAGCGGGGTTTGATGAATATAGTTGTAAATAACGAATAATGAAACCTTATAATATTTTTTCTTAATAACAAAATGATTATGGTAGAATGATGATGGGATGAAAAGAATGATGAAAATAATGGAAGTTTGGTGCCCCCGCTCGGTACCAACTCATCACTCAATTTCATCGTTATCGTCATCCTCTGAATTTTTCAAGATACCCTTTCCAAAAAACGTCGAGCCCAGGTATTCTAATCGCCAATTTCCCAAATGAAAAATACCTGGGCCGACACGTTATTCGAAATTAAATGCGAGAAATCCAGTCGTTGATGATTTCATCAACGGTTTTGCCCTTCTTAATCGCACCCTTAGAGTTTGTTTCAAAACGGAAACCGGGGAGTTCAATCTTGAAATTACCTGGGTCCTTGTAGAATTTAAGGAAACTGTCCATTACCTTAATGACGTCCTCGCCCTTCAACTCTGCGCCCTTATAGCCGACATAGGCCGCATAGTCGTTGATAGCATCGGCAACCGCTTCCGCTCGGGCCATCTTTTCCTTGTCCTTCTTCTGGTCAGCATATGCCTTAGTGGCGTCATTCAGCATTGCAGTCATTTCCTTAGCAATATCCTCAGCGCTCTCGCCATTCATTAAGCGCGTCAGAATATCGTTCTTATTCATTAAAATAACCTCTTTTCATTTTGTATATACATATTATACAAAAAATTTTTTTAAAAGTCAAGTGAGAAAAAAAATGGTTTTTTTTATCATTATAACATAAATTTTTTTTTATGTCAAACCGGGCGGCATATGGGTACCGAGCGGTGCCTCGGGTTTTGGGAAAATATGGGCGCATATGAAGGCCGCTAGAATTACGGAAAATTTTCCATATGGGGGTACAGATCGGGAATTCGGACCGCAGCGCCCGCGCTCGGCCCGTTGTACCTCCCCTTTTAGTATACCACACCTGGCCCAATTTGTCAATAGGTAAAATGAACAAAAATTAAGGGTGGATTTCTCCACCCTTAACAAATTAATCTTCCCACGGCAGGTCAGGCACAATCTGGTTTAACTCCGCCTTGTCGTTATAGTCAGCGTTGATTGCCGGAATGTCGATAAACGCTCGGCTTGCCACATAGTCAGCCATGTGTACCAGTCTGTCGATAGGAGTGAAAGGTCTGTCCGCCTTGTTGGTAGTCCACTGACCCATGTGGGACTTGATGGCTTGCGTCAACTCGTAGGGGCAATCGCTCTCGAAAAAGACCAGCCACGAACGGCGTACTTGGTCAGCCGCCATTTCCCCGTGCTTGGGGTACAACTCCTTGTCGAACTCGTGTAAACCATACTTGGCTGTATCGTGGAGCAGACAGGCAACTCTTGCGTAGTCCTTGCGCTCGTCAGTGAGATACGCCCACTGGCTCATGCGGAGCAATTCCTCACAAAACCACGCAACCGCCTTAGTGTGGCGTACCAAACCGCCCTCGCCTTGGCTCATAGCCGGATGGAACTTGCCGGAAGAACTCGCGCCGATAGTCCAGAAATAGTCGGGAACGATACAATCGAAGTAATAGCGCACGAATGAGCGCAAATCCTCGGACTGAATGAACTCGATTTCGTGGTCAAAAAACTGGCTCTTATTCATAGATGCCTCCGTGCTGTTGGTGGGTTCCAGCTCCCTCAGATTGTTTATAGTATAGCGCATTTCGGGACAAAATGCAATAGTCAATTTATACAAACTTTCGCCGGAAAAATTGTTGAAAATGTGTATTGACAAAAATGCCGGGCGCCACATCCGTGAGCGCCCGACCCATTATACCACAGTCAGAGGGCGTTGTCAATAGTCAAATTAAATAAAAAAAAATCGCCCTCAATCGAGAGCGATTTGGTAAGTTCGACGAATGGTAATTTCAACAGATTTCGGCTTCACAGGACACGCAAATCTGTCATTTCTCACAAACTCGCCGTATCCCAGTTTTTGCCAGCGTTCACGGTTTTTGTCCTCGTAGCGTAGAGTATTGTACTTGGAGAGCGGTAGCGAAAAATCGTAAATGAACTTGCCAGTTTTTGGTAGACGGTAAACAGGCGATTTCTTGTAGTTTCGTGTATGCTCTCGCTGTCTGCGCTTTAAGTCGTTAGTCGTGCCTATTTTCAGAATGTAGACGCCATTTTCATCATAATAGTGTCCAACATACAAAAATTCCTTGTTTTTCACACTTTTTTCCTCGATTTCCGGGGAAAATGGGGGATTTCTCCCCCATTTTCTCAACTTTTCGGCTTGCGCTTCTGCACAAGCGTCAGTTCATAGGAGTTTTCACCGATTTTGAACGCAATTTGACGCTCTTTGTTGGTAATTTCCACATTTTCGCAGGCATTTTCGCTATTTTCGGTCAAAAATGTTGCCAATTCAGCGATAATAGCCGCTTTTGTGGGATTTGCCTTGCGTTCCCTTGTGGTGAATTTGTATGCGGTGGGGGTCTTGCGTGTGCCAGTCTTGGCGAATTTTTGGGCGATTTTAAGCTGTTCTTTCGACAGGTCAAAATCCTGTTTCTTACCCTTGTCGATTTCTCGGTCAGAGTTCCACACGGCTTCCGCTTCATCGGCAGTCCAGCCCATTTTCGCCATAGCGTTTTTCAGCCATTCGGTTTTGGAAATGTCAGCCATAAAACACCGCCTTTTCAGATTTTAGGGGAGAGAGGGGGAGAGGTTATCTCCCCCCCCTCTTGTCTCACTTGGCGGTGAAATACGCCTTGCGCTTATCTTCGATACGCTCTGCCAGACCGTCAATGACCATCTGACGCACCAAAGAAGAAACCTTCTGATTGGACGCATCGGCGATAGCGGGGACAGACTTCATCAGAGCGGAGACGGTGTACTTCTCGCCCTTGTGGGCGTCCAGGAACGCCTTGATGTCAGCCTTGATACCCTCGTTTGCCAGCTGGGTGGCGGTGGGCTTCTTGTCCACGGTGTTCTTGCGGTCGAGCAGTTCCAGCTCGTGGTTCAGGAAGCCCGCCACATCAGCACCGGAAACCTTGACAGTGGCATCGCCCTTGGGAATGTCATAAGTGGCGTCCATATCCACCTTGGACAGAATGGCGGTGAAGTAGTCGCGCTTGGTCAGGCGCACAGAGGAAGTAGTGTTAGTCATAGTATCAACCCTTTCTGCGTTTTTAGGTGTCGCCCACCTTATTGTTGTTTCCCTCTTGGAACATCTATATTCTAACACATATCCGAAGCCTTGTCAAGACTTTTTTTCGGATTTGTGGAATTTTTTTAAGGTACACGCCCCGCCGGAGGCTCTCGCCCTCTCCCTTGGAACAATTATATATTACCACACCCTTGGGCAAATTACAATAGTCAATACTCACAAAAAATGGGATTTTCAACATCTAAAATTTGTGCAAAAAAACACTTGACAAAATTTGTGCCGCGTGGTATAATGGAAATTTCGGGCGCCACGTTCGTGAGCGCCCGACCCATTATACCACATTTGAGCGCATTTGTCAATAGGCAAAATACACAAAAATAAACCAGCGTAGTTGGCTACTACGCTGGTTCCCCTGTTGATGTTCGCCAGCCGTCCGGACAGCCAGCCCACTTCTACACAGCAGACCTAATCAGACGGGCGCAATGCCCACATAGATGGTCTTTCTTGGCACGCGGTGAATGTGGTTAGAACTTCGTACCCAGTCCCAATTTCTAACGAGGGGTTCAAGATGGCGGTTGAGAAGAAATTATTGAGTGGGACAAACACTCTATTAAACTCCATCTTGGCTGGGGTATAAATATAATCAATCATTAAACTATCTAATCAAACTATGATTGACTACTAAGGGGGACGATACAATCGCCATTTCATTTTTCTCACCTCACGATGTTAGTATAGCACAGGCGGGGCTGTTTGTCAAGAGTTTTTTTCAAAACTCTAAACCATCACAGACGCCATAGCCGGAGAAATCGAGGATAACAGGAGAAATGCCAATGTAGCCGATGTTTGAGCCGTGGAGGTCGTTGATGTGATACTTTTTAACGAACTCACAGAGGGCGATAACCTTGCGCTTGCCGTAGATAGAAACGGCAACTTTCGCCCACAGTCCGTCCAGCTCACGCCCATAGCCATTGAGGTCGGCTTTGCGGAACTGCCGCTCAATCTGCTTGATGCGACAGTCGGGGACAGTCTTTGCGATACGCAAGAGACGAGTTTTTACCCCGCCCTCATTCCACATGATTTTGTGTGCGCTGTTGGTGATAATCTGTTGAGCGGTGAACGCGATAGGGTCATCACACTTACGCGGGGGAACAATGTAGCCAGCCAACTCGGTGGCGGGGAAAAAATCCGCGAGGTTTGCTTCTACGGCTTTCTTATACACAGCCACTTCGCGCTCTGCGTCCCGCGTCTCCGTAGACCATTTGAGAACATAGCCCAAATCAGGGAATACCAGACATTCCTTGCTTGCGCCGTTGCTGGTAGCTATCTTGACATTAGGATATTCTCGGTGGATAGCGCGGGATAGTCTGTCAGCACTTCTGACCCGCACAGGCTTTTCAGATACCGCCTGCTGGATAATCAGGATAAAATCCTGAACTCTCGGAAACTCCATCGTTCATCGCTCCTTTCAGTATCATCATTATAACACATTACAGGAGAATTACAATAGGCAATACCTACAAAAAACGGGATTTTCAATCTTTGAAATTTGTGCAAAAAAACGCTTGACAAAATTGCCAGTGGGGTGTATAATAGAAATTTCGAGCGCCACATACGTGGACGCGCGACCGAATTATACCACGCGCGCCCGGATTTGTCAATAGTCAAAATACACAAAAAAAATGAGGGAGATTTCTCTCCCTCACTTGCGCGGACACGACAGCACAACCTTGTATTTTGTTCCATCAAGCGTGAATAAAAATTCGCGCTCCGCGTTGCTCACGTTCAGGTCAGTCGCGCCGTATGTGGTCAGTGTCTCGGTCAGCAAGGTGATAATGCCCTGCTTCGTGAGATTAGCCTTTCTTTCTCTTGGTGCGAACTTGTATGCGGTCGGCTGGCGTCCTACTCCACGCGCTTTCTTGCTTGCCTTTTCCTGTTCCTCGGTCAGCGGAAACGGATTGCCGCCCTTGTCGATAATAGCATCTTGGACAATAATATCCTTGGCTTCGGCTTCGGTACAATCCAGCTTTCGCATGAGGTCGGCAATACGCTCATTCATGCGCTTACTCCTTTCAGGGATAGGGTGGGGATTTCTCCCCACCCTTGGGCGGTTTACTCGCTCACCTTGCGGAAGAACGCCTTGCGCTTATCCTCCACGCGCTCCACCTGCTTGTCCAGCACCATCTGCCGGACGAGGGAGGACAGCTTCTGATTGCTCATGTCCTTGCAGACAGGGAACTCTTTGAGCATCTCGCTGATGGAATACAGGCGGTCGCGCTCCATAGCGGACAGGACAGTGGTCTTGATGACCTCATTCTCCTGCTGGGTCTTGGTGGGCTTCTTGTCCACGGTGTTCTTGCGGTCGAGCAGGTCGATTTCGTGGGTGATGAACTCCACCAGCTTGGGGTCAGCCTTGACCTCGGACAGTTTCAGCAGGGCGGTGAAATTATCGCGCTTGGTGGGCTTGCGGGTGGTGGTGTTAGTGTTAGCCATAGTATCAATTCCTTTCTCCATTTGGTTTTGAGGGCTTTGCCCTCCTGACATTATCTATTATAACAGCTTGCGCTGGGATTGTCAAGACTTTTTTTCAAAATTCTTGATTTTTTTTGATAGTGCCAACAGGGGAACGCTCCACAAGTATTCACAACGACTTACAACCCCGGAATACGGATAAGAGTATTGCCATGTTATTGCGTCGCAGTCCGGTTAGAAGTTCCGGTCTGTACCTTGCTCACAAATTGCTCACTTTCCGCTCCATGCTCAGGCTTTACTGCGCTGGTATAGGGCTTACTTCCTTTACTCTCGCACGGTTCGCGACCCGCGGATTTCTTGGGTGGGGCTGTTCCCCTCTTGACATTATCAATTATAGCACGGGTGCTGGGGATTGTCAAGAGGTTTTTTGAAATTTTTTCAAATTTCTGAAACCTGTCTACACAAGCGACACATTAGACGCATCTGCCGTGCCGTTCCCCTCTTGACACTACCCATTATAGCACCTTTGACGAAGATTGTCAAGAGGGGAAATGCGGGTCAGTTACCGAGTTATCACACCCGCCAGCGTGGCTCCCCCGAGAAGCAACTTGCTGTCCCCTCTTGACATTATGTATTGTACCATAGGTGAGCGCAGATTGCAATAGTCAGACTGCACAAGTTTCGGGAAAAATAAATAAAAAAATTTGTGTAAAAAAACTCTTGACAAAATTGCTGACGGGGTGTATAATGGTGAATTCCGGCCGAGACGCGCGAAATCGGCCGGCCATTATACCACACCCAGGCGCATTTGTCAATAGGTAAAAATGCACAAAAAATGAGGGGAAAATCCCCTCATTTTTTTAGTCCATCTGACAAGCAAGGAATGCGTCCCGCTTTTCGTTCAGTCTGACGATTTCGCCCGCCAGCGCGTCAGCTCTCATAGCCAACAGACGCCCATAGCCCTTGCGCCAGTTCAACATACCAGCGGGATTGACCGTGTAAATAAGCTTCTCCTTTTCCACGGTCTTGGTGTCCTTGCGCTCAACGCGGAAGTCCTGACCATTCAGAGCCAGCAGAGCGGACTGTGCCACTTCCGGCAAACGCATCCAGTTGTACTCGGTCATCAGGGCGTTGCCATTCTTGTCAATCATCCAGCTTTCCGCGTCCCACGGGTCGAGCTTGATTTCCTTGGTGGTCTGTTCGGTGCGTACCACCTTGATGATACCCTCATCCCGCAGGAACGACAGGGAATTGTAGGTGTACCGCCGGTAGTCGTGCTTTGCCTTGGAGAAGTCCTCGGAAGTGAACTCCTTGTTTCCGAACAGGTCTACCAGCCACTTGTAGGTCTTGACCGTGCGGTTGAAATTTCTGAGGTTAGCATAGCGAGCTTTCATAGTTTTTTTCTCCTTTTCTATTGGTGGGGCTTACCATCGTTTCCCCTACCTTGAATTTGTAATGTTATTATAGCATGGAATGGGGGCGTTGTCAACCCCCATTCCAAACTTTTTTTACGGGGTGTCGTGCTTGCGGTATTCAGTCAGGTCAGGGTCGCCAATCCATTCGGAAAAGTCAACCCAATAGTCGAACTCGTGGAGAATGGTAGTCTCCTCGCCCTCGAATACTCCACCACAACAGGCACAGATAACATTTCCATTATCTACCTGAATACCTGCCTGAACGCCATCTGAATGGTCGCTCTTGAAAAGAACCTGCTTAGGCATTTCGCTTACCTCCTTGTCTTAGTATAGCCATTATACCACATGAGAAAGGGGCTGTCAAGCCCCAATCTCAAAACTTGGGAAAACATTTTACCTCAAAGGGCGCGTCCCATGCGTGGACGTTCTTGGTGTATCGCTTGTGCATCTTCTGACAAGCAAGGAAAATTTCCATTTCCTGCATAGCGTCAGACAGGGCGGTGTGTTCTTCCTCAAAGTCAGGATTGCCGTGGAGATAACCATACACCGCTTCGACAGAGGTTGCACAGGTCTTGCCATTCTTGGAACGCTTGCCATTTTCTCGGCAATAGTCCGCATAGGACTTTTTGTGGGTGATAGTTTCCAGTGCCATGAGATACAGGTCGATGAACTCGAAAGTGTCCAGCAGGTCGCGGAAACAGGTCTTGCAGAAGTCAAAACCGGAATTGTATGCCATCACATAGCGAACGCCGTAATGGTCGCACAGGTTTTTGATTACCTCATAGGCTTCGCGCTCCGTGGCGATAGCGGAGATTTCACCAGCTTTGAGCCGTTCGGCATATACCGGAAAATTCTTCTTGGCATAGCCATCGGTGGCGATTTCGTCATAATGCTCCATCACCAGCAGGGAAGTGGTGGCAAGGATTTCGCCCTTGCGGTCGTGGATAATCGCGCCCACATTATACATTCCCGTGGGGTGAGCCGCGCCGCCTACCGTTTCAGTGTCCAGCGTGCAGTAGATATTTTTCATTGTTCATTCTCCTTTTCTCTTGGTTGGGTTTACCATCGTGTCCCATACCTTAATTACATTACATATTATAGCAAATAGGGGTGAGATTGTCAACCCCTATTTGCTATTTTTTTTACAGGTTTCGCAGGATTTCCATAAGCAGGTTGGCGTTGTATGCCATATTGTGGGTGTTTGCCGTCCACTCATTGAGATTTCGCTGTTCATCATCGAACAAAATCGCGTTGGGGCAGGTCGCACAGTTGGACTTGGGGACGCCATAGGGGACAATATGGATTTCGTCCCACTGAACGCTGGGGAGATGCTTTGCCAGCCATTCCCGCTTGACCTCGGCTACTTCGGCGTTGAACTTATCCGTTCCGCTCTTGGACAGCCAACTGATGATGCCGATATTGTAGCCCCGCGCCTGTAAGCGGTTCAGATAGCGGGCGAGGGTGGACAGATGCACAAGGGGCTTTGCCACACGATATGGTGTGCTGTCCTGTGCTTCGAGGCACTCCAACCAGTTGGGGACGCCGTAAAAATCAATCACCGTCCCATCGAGATCGAGGTAAATAGTCATACTTTTTGTCTCCTTCGTTTTATTGTATCTACATTATAACGCCTATTCTCCTATTTGTCAAGAGTTATTTTACAAATTCCCAAAATAATTTTTCACCCGTATCAGGGTCTACTCCCGCGCTTTTACGCTCTCCTTTCAAACATTTACTAATGTTGCTTTGTGGAACGCCATAGTATCGAGCCGCCGCTGATTGAGACTCAAATACACGATTAGTAGTTAAACAAATTACTGCTTTACTATTAGCAATACTTCCAGCCTTTCGCCATTCATTTACTTGTGCTTGGTGCTCTTCTGGATGTTCTTGTTGCCATTTTTCTTTTGCCTGATTTAATCTTATTACTTGTTGTTTAACGAGTTCAGGATTTTCTTTTAATCGCTTATGACTTGCTTCTAACATTGGCTTAATACATTTTTCTTTGTATTCTTCTGGATGAGTGTCACACCATTTCCGCAAATGTTCCCCATTTCGTTTATACATGGCTTGCGCTTCTTCTGGATGTTGTTCCAGCCATCTTTGACAACTGCGCCAGCCGTCTCCACCTGTGCCACCTTCCGCATTATTATAAAAATTATCATCATTTACTGCGTTGTATAATTGGATGTATTCTCGTTCTTTTGCGTCGGCTTCTTCTCTTGTTTCACAAAAACACAAAACACTTTTAGTAAAATTCTCCTTGCCATACTTGCTGATTGCTTTTAGTATAGTTGTTCCACTACCTAAATAGTTATCGTCTGGGCGTCCTTTGTGCTACCCAATGTATTGTTTGCCGTTAATTTTATTTGTTGTTATGTAAACGTAATAGTCCATTTTTAGACCATCCTCCCATCTATGTCATTGACATTATTATACAAAAAATTTTTAGAATTGTCAAATTTTCGTTGGTTATTTTGCACAAACTTTCGGGATGTGTGTTTGGTCAAATTTGTTCAATTTACCTATTGACAAAATTGCTGGCAGGGTGTATAATGGAAATTTCGAGCGCCAGGACCGTGGGCGCTCGGCTGAGTATACCACAAATGGGGGCGTTTGTCAATAGGTAAAATAAACAAAAAAAATCTCCCAAATTTGGGAGATTTTTCATTTATTACTTCTTGACAGTGATGCTGAAAATAGAGCGTAGGAGTGCGATAATGAGCCAAATGACCAACGCCAGTTTCCACGAAAACACGATGGCGATAGAGCCGATGGACGCGATGCCAATCATAGGGAGAAGCCAGCAGAGAAGCCAGACCAGCCCAGCAGTAAACAGGAACGAAATGCCAAGGGCAATAACCATTATCAGAATAGTAATCATTTTATTCACCTCTCTTAAATACGATGGTTTTGTGTGTGGTGAAGGTTGCTCCACGAACAAGCGGGTCATTTGCCAGGTCATTTGCGATGAACGACAGAGTTTCGTTTTCGTCCTTGAACCACTCGCTATTAGTGAAGCGTTCGCCCCAAGTGGTTATGCCCCACCACTCAACATTGTAGTACACATCTTTGATTTCCATTGTCGCGCCCTCCTTAGTAGATTTGTTCGCCGTTGTGGTAGCGTTCGTATCTCGCTTCAAGGAAGTCGAGAATGAACTCGAAGTCGTCCGCGTCCGCGGGGTCTACGAACGTCTTTTCAAGGATTTCGCCAGTGTGGTCATTGAAAACTTTAATCATTTCCATTTTGTTGTCCTCCCTTATTTGATGATACCATTCTAACACAGAGGGGCTGATTTGTCAACCCCTATTTTACAGATTTTTGCTTTCTGCTACGAAATATTTTGCGCCATACTGCGCCACAATGTCCTTGACCTTTTTGCTCTCGGCTTGCGTGGCACAATAGAAATTGAATAACGTGTGTTTGTTGCTAATCTCAATGTATGAGTGGGGAATGTCTCGCAGGTCAAAATCAACAGCGGCACGATACTTTGTGGGGACAGTCATTTCAATCTTCCACAATTTTTCCTTGCGCGCCAACTCCTCCACCCATTTGACCGCCAGCACGCCGATGAAATTACAGGCGGCGGTAATGCCCATCTTTGCCAGCGTAGAAACGCCGTCAATGTTGGTCAGGATAATGACATAGGAATAGAAGCCATAGGTCAGCGCATTGATACCAGCGGCTACCCACTTGTTGCCCTTGACCGTGAGAATGGATTTGATGGTGGACAGCACCACATTCACAGCGGTGCAGACAATGAATAGGATAATTGCGTTCATAGTCATCAATCCTCCCCGAACATAGCTTCCGCCAGCCAGTACATAGATGTGCGCAGGTGAGACTGGATTTCAAACAAATCATCACTCAAATTTTGAGCGGCTTGCTTATCCTCGCTGTTGGACAGGTTTTTCTTTTCTGCGGCGATTTCGATTGACAGTTGCTCCAACTCATTAGCAACTTGTTTCAGCTTAGAGGGGATGTTCATAGTATCAATTCCTTTCTTAATTTCTATTATAATAATAACACATTTAATTGAAAATGTCAAGAAAAATTTTTGCCATAGTTAAATTCTCACAGGACTGTTTTTTTGTTCCGTGTAGTTAGTCAGAACTAAACCTGACAAGAGGGGCGTTAATGCCCCTCCGTCAGTTTGTTGAACATACTCCACAGCGTATCACAGGAATTGTTTGTGTTTTCAGCCATCCATACAATTTGTTCATCAGTCGGCAGGTATTTATCATCTTGAAAACCAAACCATCTATCACAGGATTGGTATGCCTTATACTCGTCCTCTGTCAGCTTGCCACGCAACCGCCAATCCCAGCGGATAGAACTTATCAGAGTATACGCGCACGCGCCCGCGATAGTCAGGGTCAGAATGGCGACAGCCGCATACAGCACGAATGTGGATTTGAACATACCATACACCAGCAGGATAAAACCACACAGAATGAGGAAATTGCGCGCCCATTTTTTGAGCGTCAGTTTCTGAAAATCAGACATTGTTCTTACTCCTTTCAGTTTAGTCTGTCAAACAGATTCCACAGCGTTTCAGTGGAAATGGACGTTTCATCCATCATTTCGCGGATTTGCTCCTCGGTGGATAGGTATTTTTCATTTCGCCAGAGAATAGAGCGGATAATCGCCCACGCGCACCCGCCTACGGCGATTAGTGCCAATACAATATTAAACACTTTCTCTACTCCTTAACATATTGTCAGTAAATTCATTGGAGAACTTCTCGGCAAAATCATCATCATAGGCGCGATTGGCGATTACCTCCATAACCGTCTCAATGCCGGACATAAAGTAGGGATTGCCATTGATGGCGTCATACCGCCCGTGGAACATAGGGCATTCACGCAGGTCTGCGAAAACCGCCTGATACGCTTGCTTCAAATCCATAATACATACCTCCTTGTTTCAGTATAGCCATTATACCGTATTATGGGATAGAAGTCAATCGTCAAAATGCACAAAATTGCGGCGAAAAATTTGTGAAGTATACCTATTGACAAAAATGCCGGGCGCCACATTCGTGAGCGCGCGGCCGAAAATGTCAAGTGGAAAATTATACAAAAATTGGGCTGGATTTTTGTTCATCCAGCCCAAATGATTTTTATTCCTTTTCAAAAATAAAATCCGGTTTGAAAATGTAGAGGAATGCTACGGCGTAATGAAAAATCGGAATGATTGAGCCGGTGATAACGGTCAACCAGTTAGAGAACGGACTGCGCTTGCTTTCACCCCGGTTCTTGAATACTTCTTGCGCCTGTTCCTTGTTTTTCTTCATAGTCGAAATGATGCTTGCGATACCCAGCCAGTAGAGAACAATACCAATGATGTAAATAATGAGAATGATTTTCATAAGTGTATCTCCTTTTTATTTGATTTACTTTCCCGATTTCGGAACGAAGCCACGGCAATACTGGCTTGCCCACGTCCAGTCTTTCATTCTCTTGGTGCATCGGCTCTCACACTGAGAGTTCAGCACCTTACCGCAGTTATAGCCCCAGTATTGACAGTGATAACAGCAGACATTGCGGATTTCTAAATTGTAGCGGTTCGCCAGTTCCTCTCGAATTTCAAATGCAGTCATTGTTTTTACCTCCTTGTTTCATTGTCTACATTATAGCACACCTACTGGTTGTTGTCAATAAAAAATGTGGGATTTCTCCCACATTTTTTTATTTACCGATTTCCACTTTTTCAGTGGGGGCAAGCATTTGAAGCACATTCGCCGTAAGCGCGACGTCCACTCTGTCATAGGTATTCCCGCAAGTATCGCCCACATAGTCGCAGTCATTATCGGCGATGACGTTATACAATTCATTCAGAATGTCATAGGCATCGCGCAGGGTTTTCCGCTCTTTCTCTGTCATTTTGACATAGATGGGGGCTTTAATAACTTCCATTTTGTTTCCCTCCTTTAATTACTGATTTCTAACTTTTCAGCAGGTGCGAACACTCGGCAAATTTCAGCGGCTTGGCTCACATCAAACCGCCCATAGCCATCACCAGTCAACGGATTGCCCACATACTCGCAGTCATTCTCTTCGGCGGCGTTTACAAGGTCATTCAGAATGACATAAACCTCATGGAGTGAATTGCGCTCTTCATCACTCAACTTGACATAGATAGGGGACTCAATAAATTCCATTTTGATATTCTCCTTTCTCTTGGTATTATCTATTATAACAGATAAGGGCTTGTTTGTCAAGCCCCTATCTTAATTTTTGTTCATCAAGCAGTTGGTTTCGATTGTCCAACCGCAGTCTTGACAGGTGTAGTAAAATGTTTCGCTCATACGGTAGCGAGTAGAGGAACTGAAACGATATTCGCCACCACACTTGACACATACACCGTTGTTAAATGTGTCGCGGTCATTGACACTCTCTTGCCCGAACGCACAGCCGAAGCCGAAGAAGATAGCACAGGAAATAATGAGAGCCAGTACCTTACTCCACCAGTGGTCGCGGCTAATGGCGATAATCAGACCAACAGGCAGACCCACCAGACCAGCCATAAGCAGACCAGCGATAATTACATCAGACATTTTTTTCGTCCTCCCTTGCTTTGTTATACTCATTATAGCAGAAATGGGGCTTGTTGTCAAGCCCCAATTTTCTACTTTACCACATAAAATTCCGGGTGGCGTTCCTCATTCTTGCGGATGCGCTTAACCAACTGCTGGGGCAGACGGTTTTTGCCAGCACTCTTGTATATAGCGACAGCCCGTTCAAAAGTTGCGGGGTATGCGGTGATGATGAAATTCTCATATAAGTCCAGCACGAGGATAATACCAGTCGAGAGCAAACGCAGTCGAGCGGTCTGTCGCTGGTCGATGACCTCAATCATCACGCGGTCGGAATATCCGAGATATTCCTGTAAGAGGGCGAGCCGGTTAGCCCGCTCCTCTGTCAGATGGTTCGACATAGTGTAGTTTTCCATATTACCATCCCATATTGAACACGAAGCGCACCAGACCGATACAGGCAACGCCATATAGGATAGAGCCAACGAGGAAGTGCCAGTCGTGCGTCTGACGATAGACCATATACCCGCCGACACACTGAACGCCAGCGAAGCCAGCGAGGGCGAGGATTGCGAGGATTGCGATAGTAGCCATTTGAATGACCTCCTTTAATTGATAGTATAAGTATAGCACACCTACTGGGCGTTGTCAACCGTCAAATTGCACAAATTTCGGGATAAAAAATTGTTGAAAATACCGAACACAAAATGCTTGACAAATTGGCTGGGCTGTGGTATAATGGAATTTTCGCGCGCCAGGGCCGTGGGCGCGCGACCGAGTATAACACAAATGGGGCAGAATGTCAATAGGCAAAATGACCAAAATTTTCAACCGAATTATGGGCATAATGCCATATAAAAAAAACAAGGGCTTTCGCCCTTGTCTTAGTAGCCCCGCCTTTCCAGCCTTTCCAGCCTATCGGCGAGACACCGCGCCAGCAGAACTTTTTTCCATTTCATCAGCTCGGCTTTGTTGCCCTCGGTGTTCGCCCAGATGCCCCAGGTGATGCCCTCGTTGATGATTTCCGCTTTCTTCATGCCCATCAGGTTTTCGAGATACTGTTCAAAGTTTGTCATAGCGTTTAGCTCCTCTCTTTTGATGGTTTAATTATAGCACCTATTTCGGGATTTGTCAATACCTTTTTCAAAATTTTTTCAAAAAATAATAGGGCTTTCGCCCTATTATTTTAGCAGTAGGCAAGCGTCATAGTCGCCCATTTCAGCACGGAAATTTGATTACACGCTTTGCCGATTTCCATAGCTTCACGCTTTGTCGCCACGCGCTTGCTTTTGTCGATGTAATACACGCCCTCACTGAACCACACGCCACAGTTGCCGCCGTAGTCTCTCACCGCGTCAATGGCTTCTTGTGCGGTCTTACACTCGATGCCCTCAGTGGCAACCTGCCAACCGGATTTGTAGTTTACCTTTTTGCCCAGTTTGAGCGTCAGCCCGTCATTGTTGCCCAACTTGCGGATAGAACGAATGTTAATCATAGTGTGTATCTCCTTTGTTGTTTTGTTGTATTCATTATAACACGCTTATTTCATTTTGTCTATTGGCAGACTATACAAATCGGGATGGCGAATTTTGTGCGAAATTTTCGCATTTTTCTCTTGACAACTGGTGGACTGCTGTGGTATAATATTTCGGAGCGCCACGTGCCTGATGAGCGCGACGATGCTCGTTAAAATTTTAACAATCCAACAGCAAAAAAATAGGACGCTTACTCAGCGTCCCAGGTCAGAATTTCCTCAACGGTCAAGCCGTAAGGAGCGATTGCCCTTGCCAGTCTCTGTTCAGCGTCAGCAGAGAAATTCGACTGATAGTAGTAGTCCATCAGATTACAAATGCCAGCCCAGTCATCAGCGGAGATTCCGTCGATGATGTTCTCGATTTCATAGATGTTCTTCATTTTGTATACCTCATTTCTTAATTTCTGTATTTATTATAACACGCTTATTTGTGTTTGTCAATAGTTTTTTCAAAAAAAATAAAAAAAAATAACAGGGCTTGCGCCCTGTCATACTGTGGGGATGAAACTCACGACTTTGCCGTGCTTGCGTTCCTCAACCTTGCGCTCCTGCGCGCTCAGACCGTGAAACCATGCTTGTGTGCCGTCCGCGAATTTGTACCAACCCTGTGTGCTTTTTTTCATTTTTATGTACCTCATTTCTTAATTTCTGTATTCATTATAACATCTGTTGCGGGATTTGTCAATAGTTTTTTCAAAAAAAAAATAGGGCTTGCGCCCTATTTTTTTACTTGATTTTCAGAATTTCCTTGCCCAGCTTGCCGGACTTGAATACGCGGCGAACGCTCACGATGTTGGCTTTCCGCAAAAACCCTATTGCGATGTTGTGGGCTTCGTTACCCGTGCGGGCGATGATGGAAAGGGTCTGCCCCTCGGCGTTGATACAGATGTAGGTATTAGCGATAGTGCGTGTCATTGTCATTTCCTCCTTAATACATTTCCTCGGACTTGTCAAGATAGAAATGGTCAATCTTGGTCATGTCCAACAGTTCGTATTTTTCCACACCCTCGGCAAGCATAGCGTTCAGTTTGTCCACCAGCTTTGTGCCATTGTCCTTGTTTGCCTGAACGAACAGGAAGTCGGAACAGGTTTTCTCCCACTGTGTCCCTCTGTTGTAGACAACAGGCTCTTTCGTGGTGTAGCAGACTCCATAGATGTTAGACATTGTATCGTCCTCCTTTGTTTTACTGTAATCATTGTAGCACACTTGGGGTAATTTGTCAAGAGGTTTTTTCAAAAATAACCTATTTATTTTCGGGACGAAGATTGTGATTATTTTAACAATCGGATTTGCGATTTTTTTTCTTTAACACTTTAATGTGGTGAAGTCTGGGGCGTTGCGACCGTGTTCGGCATCCAACAGCGAATGTGAAATTTTTAACAATTAAACAGCACATTCACCACATCCACACATTGTGAAATTTTTAACAATCTTGCTCGGTCAGCGAATGTATCAACTGTGCCGTGCGTGTCCTCCTTGCTACCTGTGCAAGCGCACTCTTTACTCTCTTGCTCTTGGCTCTCACATTGTTAAATTTTTAACAATCTTGCTCGCCCCTCTGTGAGAGCTGTGTGTTGCGGGATACGCGCTGTTCAGCGCCTGCGCCGCTGTATTGTTTGGCAATTGTGCGAGGGCTTATTCTTGGGCGATTAGGGCCGTTAACGATGATGAACCCAAAAGAGAAATAGAATACTTACATTAGATTTATCGTGCGCGGTTCCCGGTGTACCCGACCGGTGGGAAGCGCGCTCCATTCTCTTATTGTCGGCCTACTCTCTCTCCCTACCTACTACCCATAGCCACCCATACCCTACCATACCATACTACTATACTACATTGTTAATACATTAACAATGTATCTATCATTGTGTTGTGTTGTGTGTTGTTCTCTTTGTCTGTTGGTCGCTCGCTCGTTGGCTCGCTCTGCCTTGTCCACTGTGCCGTGCGTGTCCTTGTCTTCTCTTGGTTGAGTGATTGTTAAATTTTTAACAATCTCGCTACATTGTTAATCTTTTAACAATCTTGCTACATTGTTAAATTTTTAACAATCTTAGGGCAACAAAAAACCTCCCTCAATGAGGGAGGCAGATGAGGCACATTAAGATGCCAGTACCAGCGACAACAGCGACCGCGGTGATGAAGCGCACGACTTTGTAGATGATAGACATAAACTATTCCTCCTTGATTGATGATACTATTATACCAGATTTCAGGATGCGTGTCTATTGGCAGAATACACAAATTTGTGAGAGATTTTTTGTGGAGTTTGTATTTATTGCGAATGAGGACCGCGACAGCCATTCGCGGTCCTGTGAGTTGAGGGGCTGTATTGGGGATGGTCTAGCCTTTCCGCGTGCGCCAAGCCCAAGAAGGCCTCGATAGTGTTCAGATTTTTTCTCAGATAAAAACCGACCGGGGGGGTGGGTTTCGGGAAAAAATTTTTTTTGATTTTTATTTTTTTGTTTGGCTGGTACAAACTCTCACCAAAACTTTTTTCAATTCAGATAACGGTAGAACTTTTTTCAATTTGGATAACGGTAGAACTTTTTTAATTATTTTTTAATTTTATTCCTACCAAAAAACCAAATAGGAAAAAATAAAATTAATCCTATTAATGCTAATGCTTCAAGAATCATTTTTTATTCTCCTTCTTAGGACGACCACGTTTAGGGTTTTCACCCCATACAATTTGATGAACTGCTTTAGTAGCATAATAATTAGCTTTTTTCTGCATCTTAGCGGCAAGTGCATTACCAAAACTTTTATACTTAGGCATAATTATATTACTCCATTAATAGCATCAGTTAGTTTTTGAGGAATTTCAATTCCTAAATCATCTAATACTTCTTTAGCGCGTAAATACTCTATTCTACTACCATATCGTTTACTCACTCGCACTCCAACATAAATTTCACCATTGTATTCAATAGTATAAAATTCCATACGGTCGCCAGGAGCAATACCATATTTTTGTCTTAAATTTTTAGGAAAAACAAGACGGCCTAAACTATCAACCTAATGAATAGAACCTTCATTATGAACTATTGCTTGGCCTTCTCGCATTACAATATCAAAATAATTTTTTCCATCTTCCATAAAATCACTTCTCCTCCATTACATGGCATTTTTCTCCAGAAGACTTAATGATATGCCAAATATATTCACCATCATTAATAACTCCTAAATACTTGTCATTATTATTTACATATTTATCCAATTCCCAACCTGTACCAACAGCATTAATCTGGAAATATTTTTCAGGTGCCTTTTCATCATAAACTGCCCATACGCATGGATTATTATTTACATCCAATCCAGTAGATACAATATCAGTTAAATGGTCCATAATATGAGTTGACCCTGGAGTTTCAATTAAATATTTATAAATCTTCATATTACTCCTCTTTTAACACTTCTGCCCAAACGCGCACATCTCTATCTTCCGTGTTAATAACTTGATTTTTATCATATACAAAAATAGGACAATGTAGTGGATAACAATTTATTTTAGTATCAATATTATCCACATAAATAATCATATTATTTTTAATATAGGGCCAATAATCTTGACCTTCACCCAATAGGATACAAGTATATCCTGCTTCAGTTAATTGTTCAAGATTAATATATTGATTAAATGATACACCCATAAATAGAATAATAGTGCCTCGTTTAAAATTTTTCAAAATATATTTAATCTATTTTTCAGTCATCACCATTCCACCCTTCCGGTAAAAATATATCTAAAATTCTTTGTAATAAATCACTCGCAGCAAATATTGGGCCACCAATAAAAAATATTAAACAAACAATTAATTTATTTTCACCGGCGCTTTGAATTGCATCAATATATTCAAACATTACTAATGCTGAAATGATTATCCAAAAGATAACAATTACATAGGCTCCCAAAAATATTCACCATCCTTATATTTATTTACTCGAACATTACGGACTAATATTCTTATAGAGCCGTCTTTCTCTAATTGATTTGCGTATCCAGGCGGTGGTGGGCTCTTGGACAAAACTGAATAAGCGATTATATTAGAATTTTCATAATTAGAGAAGTCTGTGATTTTTGCGAATTCCTTCGCATTAAATTGAAGATGTAATAGTAAACAACAAGGGAAACTTTCTTCAATATTATTTGCATCTTCATAATAATCTGCTATTAAATTATATTTTTGTTCAATAGTTTCAGGGTCTAGAAGTTTAACTACTCCCTTTGTAAACAATATATTATATATAATAGATAATATTAATAATATACTTAATATAACAATAGCAATTACCATAAACTTCTCCTTTTATTTTTTATTATAATAATAATACAAAAAATTTTTTTTATTGTCAAATTTTTTCCAATTAATAGTATCGTTTAAAAATTTTTTAAATGCATTTATTAAAATTTGACACCTGGAAAAATTTTTTGTATAATGAAGACGTAAAAAAATCTGGAGGTAATGATGATAAAATTAGATTATTCCTTACAAACTCCAGAAGAAAGAAATGAATTAGTCAAGAAAATATTAGAGGAAACCCCAGACCCCTCTCCTCGATATTTAGAAATATTAGGGGACTATATCATTCTTTGTATGGAGAAACAAGAGAAGAAGGAGCGTAAACTATTAACTGATAATCGTATGGCAACAGTTAATAAACGTGAAACATCTTTTGAAGGTCTTGTTTCCCAATTTGAGAATGGCGAAGATGGAATTTATAATTTAATTACTGAAAATAAAAATACAATATTTTAGCCTAAAATTACAATTACTAAAAAAGATATAGAAGAAATACCTCATTTAAAATAGTTGAGAGACGCCATTACTACTTGGGAAGCCAAATTACGAGTTAGTGAAGGACGCGAAGCATTTATAATTAAACGTGCTATTATTGAAATGCGTAAAGATTAGTATGTTATTAAAAATGCGGTTCGTCGTCCAATTATTATGACTAAAATTACTCGTTCAAGAAATTTTATTCCATTAGAGGACACAACTTGCATTTTTGATGATGATGGTTATCCAATCCCGGATGGCATTTCACTATTAGATCCTAGAGTATGTTCTGCAATTTTATGTAATTATTCTCGTTTAAAACAAGATAGTTGGGGAGATTTTGAAAGAGATTTATGGTATATTATGGAAGATTTTGATAATTTATGTACCATCGCTCTTAAAGATTATCCACTATATGACAGAATAGTTGAATATAAAATTGATGGATTATAGAATATAGACATCCAAAAGAGAATCCAAGAGGAATTTAATATTACCCATAGTTTAGAATATATTTCTAGTTTATGGCGCAATAAAATTCCTAAATTAATCGCTTCAGCGGCTGAAGACCAATACCTATATGATTACTATTTACATAAAGCAAAAGGTAAATATAAAAAATGTAGTCGCTGTGGGCAAATTAAATTAGCACATAATAAATATTTTAGCAAAAATAAAACTAGTAAAGATGGTTATTATAGTATTTGTAAAAAATGCCGCAATGCCAAAAACAAGGGCAAACAGTTATAATTTTGAGATGCCTGTTATTGGATAGATATAAGGAGGAAAATTATGGCTGTAGATAATAGTAATAAAGTATATTATTGCGAACGATGTAATAGAACTATGGGCGCTGACCAATTCTATACATCTAATAATTTAGAAAAATATCCAAATGATGGAAAACTCCCTCAATGTAAAAAATGCATCACAATGCTTGTAGATAACTGGAATCCAGAAACTTATATGTGGATTTTACAAGAGATTGATGTACCATACGTTCCTGATGAGTGGAGTAAATTAATGATGAAATATGGACAAGATAAATCTAAATTAACTGGTATGAGTATTTTAGGTAGATATTTGTCCAAAATGAAACTTAAACAATATAAAGATTATAGATGGAAAGATTCTGAGTTTTTATAGGAAGTGGCTAATAATAAATTAGAGCAAACTATGAAACGACAAGGCTATGATGCCTAGCAAATAGCAACTGCTATTGCTAAATCTACCGTCGCCATTCCAGAAGAAGAATTAAAACCTTATACTCCTGAATTACCAGAGCGTTTTAGAGATGGTGATAATTATTTTGACCAATAGAATGGTATTGAACATGACCCAGCAGATGACCTCGATTTAACAGAAGAAGATATTCTATATCTTCGTATGAAATGGGGTAAAGCTTATAAACCAGAAGAATGGGTTAAATTAGAGCAACTCTATGAAGAAATGATGAGTTCTTATGATATTCGTGGCGCTGGTCATATTGATACATTAAAGTTAATTTGTAAAACATCCTTGAAGGCGAACTAGCTAATCGATATTGGTGATATCGAAGGTTTCCAAAAGATGAGCAAGGTTTATGATAGTCTAATGAAATCAGGTAATTTCACCGCCGCTCAAAACAAGGCTGATACAGGAGAAGCATTTGATTCTATCGGAGAATTAGTGGCTATGTGTGAAACTGAAGGATTTATTCCTCGGTATTACACAGAAGGTCCAAAAGATAAAGTTGATGAAACTCTACAAGATTTAAAGAATTATACACATACATTGGTCACCGAAGAAATGAATCTAGGTAATCTCATTGAAGGTGCTATCAAGAAAATGCAAGAAGAAGAAAATAAAGAAGAAGACCAAGATATTGAAGAAGATTTAACGATGGAAGAGATTGACCATCTCAAAGATGAAGATTTAATTGAATATAATGATTTCCTTGAAGAAGAGTCTGAAATAGATGCTTAGACTTTGAGGAATTTAGAAGGATAATATGGCTTTATAGGATTTACTTGATTTATCTTAGAAGCGTAAAAAGATTGGAATTTCAGAGGACCGTCTTCGTGCAATTATACCAGAAGCAAGATAGTACATAGCCTTTTGGAGAGAATATCCAGATATGTTTATCGACTTTATGGCAGGACCCGATGGCGGCCCTCAACATTTTAAACTCTATTTTTATTAGAGAATTTTTTTGCGCGCTGCGATGCGTCATAAATATATTTATGCAGTATTTCCTCGTGCTTATTCAAAATCTTTTTTATCAATGATGGTCTTAATGTGTCGTGCGATTTTATATCCCAGATGTAAATTATTTATTACTTCTGGTGGTAAAGAACAAGCGGCTGGAATTGTAAAAGAAAAAGTCCAAGAAATTTGTACTCTTATTCCTGCATTTTAGAAAGAAATAGATTGGCGCCGTGGCTAGACACTTGAAGGAAAAGATTATGTTAAATATGTATTTAAAAATGGTTCATATTTTGACAATATTGCCGCGAGAGAGTCTTCTCGTGGTAAACGTCGCCATGGTGGTTTAATCGAAGAGTGTGTTGGTGTTGATGGTGATATTCTATCACAAGTTATTATCCCTACAATGAATATTTCTCGTATGTGTATGGATGGTACTACTCAACCTGATGAAACTCTTAATAAATCTCAAATTTATATTACTACTGCTGGGTATAAAAATACATTCCCTTATGATAAATTAATTCAATTATTAGTTTGGGAAATTGTTAAACCTTAGCAATCCATTATTATGGGTGGTACTTATCGTATTCCTGTTTTAATGAAATTATTGGATGCGAATTTTATTAAAGACCTAAAAATGGACGGAACATTCAATGAAAGTTCATTTGACCGAGAATATGAAAGTAAATGGTCTGGTACTGTAGAAGATGCGTTTTTTAATGCTGAAATATTTGATAGAAATAGAATATTAAATTAGCCTGAATATGAAGCATCTGGGCGTAATTCAAAATTAGCATCTTATGTACTTGCGGTCGACGTTGGCCGTAAAGGATGTGATTCAGTTATTTGTGTATTTAAAGTGACCCCACAATCACAAGGTGGTTCAATTAAAAGTTTAGTAAACTTATATACATTGTCTGATGAGCATTTTGAAGACCAAACTATTAAATTAAAAAAATTATATTATAAATATAATGCTGATAGAATTGTAATTGATGGTAATGGTTTAGGAATTGGTTTAATTGATTATATGGTTAAAACATAGATTGACCCTGAAACCAACGAAATCTTCCCTGATTTTGGCGTTGTTAATGATGATGATTTATTTTACAAGAAATATAAAACATCTAATACCGTATTAGATGCTATGTATATTATAAAAGCTAATGCGCCACTTAATACAGAAGCTCACGCTATTGCTAAATCACAACTCGCTTCTGGAAAAGTAAAATTTTTAATTGATGAGCGCGTAGCAAAAAATAAACTTCTTGCTAAAAAGAAAGGTCAAACTATGACTCCAGAATAGAGGGCAGAAGAATTAAAACCATTTACTTTAACTTCCATATTAAAAGAAGAAATGATGAATTTGCGTGAAGAAACTGAAGGAGTAAATATTATCCTGAAGCAAGCAAATAAAAGTATCCGAAAAGATAAATTTTCTGCTTTTGAATATGGACTATATTATTTAAAATTAGAAGAAGATAAAAAGAAGAAACGTAAAAAGTTTAATGCTAAAGATTGGTGTTTCTTAAACTAAGGAGGTAATTATGAGAGCGTCTAGAGGCGAAATTAAAATTGAAGAAATTTTGCGGCAAGCTGAATTACCGTTCAAGATGGAATATATTTTTCCAGATTTAAAAGCACCAAGCGGTAGACCATTACGTTTCGATTTTGTTGTTTTTGATGATGATGGTAGAATTGATTTTATTATTGAGTATTAGGGTAAATAGCATTATGAGCCTAGTGCGAAATTTGGCGGTAAAAAAGGTTTATATCAACAACAGTATAATGATAATCAGAAACGACGTTTTTGTGCTTTACATGATTTTAAATTAATAGAGATTCCTTATACAGATGAAAATCTTATTACATATGATTATATAATGAAATTAGCTGGATATTAAGGAGGTGGAATTTTGGATACTAAAGAATTATCACGTTAGGAAATCATCCACTCCAAAGGATTTAATATCAGCAATGGAACAAGTGATTATCGAACTGCTGATCCAACAGAATATCGTAAGATAAAAGTTGGGGTTCAAACATTAGATGATGCTGTATTAGATTTAGGGTCATTTGCTCGATTATATCCTAATCGTCGTGGTCCATGTCGCATGGTCACTAAAAATGATGTATTACGAGCTATGATAAATCGTGATATTGTTGAAATGCGTAGAATTTCTAATTTATTTTATGATATTAGTGGCATTTATGAGCGAGTATGTAATTATTTTGCTTATTTGTATAGATATGATTGGTATGTCGCTCCAGAAATTTTAGATGATACAGTAAAAGATGAAAAAGTTTTAAAAGATTTTTCAAAGTTATTAAATTACTTAGATAATACTTATATTAAAAAAATCTGCGGTGATATTGCTCAAAGTATTATGAAAAATGGTTGTTATTATGGATATATAGTGCAATCTGCAAATAGTTTAATGTTACAAGAATTGCCTGCTAGTTATTGCCGTTCTAGATACTTTGTGGCTGGTATGCCAGCAATTGAGTTTGATATGCGGTTTTTTGATTAGTTCCCAGATCCTAATTATCGTATGCGCGTATTAAAATTATTCCCTGAAGAATTTTAGCGTGGATATGTTTTATATAAGAAAGGAAAATTACTTCCTGATATTAAGGGAGATTATAGTGGAAGCTGGTATTTACTATCCCCAGAATTAAGTGTGAAATTTAATTTTAATGGTAGCGATACCCCACCATTTATTAATTCTATTCCTGCTCTTATGGATTTAGATGCTGCTCAAGATTTAGACCGCAGAAAACAAATGTAGAAGTTGTTAAAAATTATTGTTCAAAAACTTCCAATGGATAAAAATGGTGATTTAATATTTGATATTGATGAATCTCGTGACATACACAATAATGCTGTTGCTATGTTATCAAGAGCTATTGGCGTTGATGTTTTAACAACATTTACTGATGTTCAATCTATTGATTTATCAGATAAAAATACTACAACTACTACAGATGATTTAGCAAAAGTTGAACGTACTGTTTATAATAATTTAGGTATTTCTCAAAATCTATTCAATACTGATGGTAATTTATCATTAGAGAAGTCTATCCTTAATGATGAGTCAACTGTTAGAAACTTGTTGTTGCAATTTAACATTTTTTTTGATAGAATAGTAAAGATGAAGGTTGCGAACAATAAGAAATATAGTTTTAAATTTTATATGCTTGAAACTACACAATATAATTATAAAGAAATGTCAAAATTATATAAAGAGCAAACGCAACTTGGTTATTCTAAGATGTTACCTCAAATTGCTCTTGGTCATTCTTAGAGTTTCATTTTAAATACTGCGGTATTTGAAAATGATGTGTTGAAACTAACTGAAATTATGATCCCACCATTAATGTCTTCTACTATGAGCAGTCAAGATGTTTTGGGTAATAAAGGTTCAAACAATTAGAATAAAACACAAAATAATTCAGGAAGTAGTAATCAATAGACTACTACAAAACAGACTACTGAAACAAAATAGTCTGGGCGACCTGAAAAGGCTGATGATTAGAAAAGTGAAAAAACCATAAAAAATAAAGAGTCAATGAATTAAGGAGGTAAATCATGAAGCATCAAAGTATTAAACTTGAAACGCCTTGTGAATTTATTAATGTAACTCCTATTAATCCTTTGATTTCTAAATGCCAAATTAAAGTTTGCTACGTTGGGGATGAACCAAATCGCAATCGAAGCATTATTTCTAAAGAAATTGCAAGGGAGATGGCTAACAGTCTCCCTGGCAGTCCTATTGTTGGTTTTTACAATGAATCTAATGGAGATTTTGAGGAACACAATAGAATTATTGACATTTCAAATGGTAAATTTGAAATGAAAGACACTACTAGACCTTATGGTTTTGTAGATTTAGGTGCCAAGGTTTGGTTTTAGAAATTTTTAGATGATGGCGTTAATGAACATGAATATCTTATGACTGAAGGATATTTATGGACCGGCCAATATCCAGAATGTAAGCGCATTGTTGAGTAGGGTAATAATCATTCTATGGAACTCGATGAAGGCACTTTAGATGGAACTTGGACGAAAGATAATAATGGAAAGCCGTAGTTTTTCATTATTAATGAAGCAATTATTTCTAAACTTTGTATTTTAGGAGAAGAGTGTGAACCTTGCTTCGAAGGCTCCTCTATTACAAAGTTTTCTCTTTCATTTGATGATAGTTTTAAAAATGAACTATATTCAATGATGAATGAACTAAAAGAATTATTAAAAGAAGGAGGAGCAAAAGTGTTTAATAGATACGCCGTGGAAATCGGAGATTCTCTATGGAGTGCTTTATGGGAGTATGTAAATAAAGCTTTCCCTGATGGCTCTAACAATTATTGCTCTAAGTATCGTATTGATGGTGTTTTTGAAGATAATAGTCAAAAATTTGCTATTCTTCAAGACCGCGGAGATATGAAATATTATCGTTTAAACTTTTCTTTAAATGATTCTGATGGTCTTGTTCCTGGTGAAGGTTTAATTGAAGTGACTAAATCTTATAATCCAGCAGCAGAACCTCAATTTGCTTTAGAAGCGGTTGAAGCTTATGAAACCGAATTTAAGAAAAAGCAAGAAGAAGAAGAAGAAAATAAAAAGGCAAACGATGATAAGGGCGATAATTCTGACGACCCTGAGAAGAAAAAAGATGATAATTCTTCTAAAAATAATGGTCAAAAGTCAGAAAATGAAGATGATGATCCTTCAAAAGATGATAAGGATGACAAGAAAAAGAAAAAGTATTCCTTGGATGAAATTGAAGAATATGTTAATTTAAAGGCACAGTATGAAGAGTTGCAAAATAAATTTAGTTTATTAGAGGCTGAAAATAAGACTCTAAGTGAGACTAATACTTCTTTGATTGAGTTCAAAAATAGTATTGAGCGTAAGGATAAAGAAGCTATGATTCAATCATTCTATATGCTGTCTGATGATGATAAGAAAGATGTTATTGATAATATTGACAAGTATTCTGTTGATGATATTGAAGCAAAACTTTCTGTTATTTGCGTTCGCAACAAGGTTAATTTTAATCTTGATGATGATAATAATGATAAAGGCCCAACTACCTATAATTTAAGCAATTTAGATAATGACAGTGATGCTGGAATGCCAGCTTGGGTCAAGGCTGTTCTAGAATCAGCCAATAAAAACTAATAAGGAGGACATACTTAAATGTTTAAGGATTTTTTAAATTCTCATTTAGGCGTTGGTAAGAATCCACCTAAGTCACAGGCTAAGTATGTTGAGTTTGGTTATGGTCAGGTTGAGCCAAATCACCTGTCTGCACAAAGAACCGCTCAAATTTATGCTCAGTTGCCTGCTAACAAGGATATTAATATTCTTGAAAACGGTCAGTTTGTTAAGTACGATTACGCCGCTAATGATAATGGCATTGGTGAAGTGAATTTTACTGGCAAGGGCGAGTGGATGCTAGTTTACAATGAGATTAAGTTATATCGTGATCATCCTGATGGAACTAAGCAGTGGGATTGCGAATTTGCTATGCTAAAGGACGATTATCAGGCTCGTATTTATTCTCCATATGATTGGGAGCATACTGAGGTTGAGTATGGTGGACGTTTCTGGAATGGTGTTGATGAAACTGGTGCTGACCATAAGGTGCTTGAGCACACTGTTTCTTTAGACTAGGGCCTAAAGACCGTTACTATTGCTGGCGAAGTTTATGATGTTAAGGACAATAAGTTTACTTATAATGGTGTAGAGTATGAGATTGATCCTAAGACCAATCAAACTAAGACTCCTGTACCTGTAAAGTATGCTTATGATAAGGTTCTAACTGATGTCGCTGATATTTACGAAGAGCTAACTTGGACTAATGATCCATATAAGAAGCTTGGTGTATATCATGAGAAGCGCATGACTCCAGGTACCGCAATGGTTCCTCGTGTCTTTAAGACTAATGTTGGTGATCATTACACTACTAATATGATTAATGAAGATAGTGTTTCTGTTGGTGACATTCTAGCTCCTGATGCCAAGGGTATTTTAGCTAAGGATGAGAGCCAGGATATGAAGTGGCAGGTTGTTAAGGTATATACTATGCCTGATGGACAACGTGGCGCTAAGATTCTACGTATTGCGTAAGAAAGGAGAGAAGAATAATGTTAGATAGAAACAATTTAGTTGCTTTAATGAAGACTGTTGCTAAGGCTGATCCTTCTTCTCCTGTGGCTTACAGTTATAATGGTCAGAACCTTTCTTATGAGGCTCTGAATGATACTCTACGTAATGAGATGAATGAGCTGGCTGGTACCAATGCTCTATATCGTGAAAATAAAAATCTGATTTTCTCAATGATTGAGGAAACTTTGGATGAAGTTCTTCCTAAGAAGGTTTCTCAGTCTTATGAGCAGTTTGCTGAAGTTAAGCAGTTTGCTCAGGGTGATAAGCCCATTTTCCGTCGTCCTCTAAATACACGCGCACGTGCTAAGCAGTTCGTAACTCGTGTTGGACTGGCTGGTATTTATGAAGTCTTCAAGCTGGGACCTGCTGAGAACGAGAGCTTTGAGGTTCGTACCTCTGCTATCGGTGGAGCTGCTCAAATTGGCTTCGAAGAGTTCTTAGATGGTCGTGTTGACTTCGCTGAAGTTACCAAGATTATTATGGATGGTATGGATGAACTGATTTACAAGGAAGTTGCTTTAGCTTTGAAGTCTTCTATCAATCAGCTACCTCCTGCTAACCGTGTTGCTGCAGCAGGTTTCGATGAGGGTGCTATGGATCGTTTGATTACCATCGCTTCTGCTTATGGTACTCCTACTATTTATTGTACTTATGAATTTGCTGTTCGTATGATTCCTAATGAAGCTTGGCGTTATACTGAAGCTATGAAGACTGAGCTGTGGAATACTGGTCGTTTGGCTTCTTATAAGGGAACCAAGGTTGTTATTCTAGAGCAGGGCTTCGAGGATGAAAGTAATACCCGTAAGGTTATTGATCCTGGTTATGCTTGGATTATTCCTACTGGTGTTGATGGCAAGCCTGTAAAGATTGCTTTCGAGGGTGGCACTATTGTTGATGAATTCAGCAATTATGATCGTTCTCGTGAGATTCAGGTTTATAAGAAGGTCGGCGTTGGTTGTATGTTGGCTAACAACATTTGCTCTTATGTTGATACTTCATTAATGGGTCAGATGTATACTTGGAACTATGATGGTGTAACTGGTAAGGTTGCTACCTATGATGGACGTCTAAGTGGACAAATTTGATTTAAACCTTAATATAGATTTCATTTAAGGGGAGAAGGGATTTACTCCCTCTCCCCTTATTTTTTTTAGAGAAAAAGGAGATAATAAAATGATTCGTTCTGAAGATATGTTTAATGTAAAAAATAGAAGTACTAGTGTTGTTGTATATAGAATTCCTGAGAGTAATTTGAGACGCGAGTGGGCGCCCGGTGAGGTAAAGCGCATTCCATTTGGGGAACTAGAAAAATTGACTTATCAACCTGGTGGACGTGAATTAATTGCTAATTTCTTACAGATTATGGAAAATGAAGTTACTGACGATTTAAATGTTCATCGTGAGCCTGAATATAATATGTCAGAAGAGCAAGTCCGTGATTTAATTCTTAACGGTTCTATTGACGCATTTTTAGATGCTCTTGATTTTGCTCCTATTGGAGTTATTGATTTAATTAAAACTATGTCTGTTCAATTGCCTATCACTGATATGGCTAAACGTGAAGCTTTAAAGGCTAAGACTGGTTTTGATGTAGATAAGGCTATCGAAAATGATCGCGCTAGTAAAGAAGATGATAAAAAGGAAACTATTGCAGATAAGCCAGCTGAAAGACGTGTTACAGAATCTGCTCCAGCAGGACGTCGTACTTCTGGAAATGCTTATAAAGTAGTAAAGCAAACTGAAACTAAATCTGCTGAATAATAAATAAATAGGAGGCGTGTCATGGGAACTAAATTCACTGATATTTATAATCGCTTCCTTGGGAAAATTACTGATGACCTTTATATTGAATTAACTCCAGAAGATACAATTAAAGATTTACGTGCAATACTTCTAAATATTTTACCTGAATTTGAATTTCCTAGATTTGATATTTATGACTATACTATTGATTAGGAAATTAAATATGAAAATGAAATATTAGAAGATGATTTTGTAATTGGTCTTTTGTGGGAAGATGAAAAAGATGAAGAATCAGAAATCCGCCCTCCTCGTGTAATGATAGAACATTCATTTTTTGGAGCTGAATTAACACCGGAGGAAATTAATATTTTAGCTATATTGATGATGGTAAATTGGGTATAGCGCCAAGTTACTTCTATTGAACACACTCGTATGAAGTATAGTGGTTCAGATTTTAAAATGACTTCATAGGCTAATCATTTACAAAAATTGATGTCTTTACTGAGTGAATGTTAGAGACAATCATTTCATATGCAACGTTTATATAAACGTCGTAAATTAGTAGAAGGGAAATACGAATCCAATTGGGGCGTATTTCATTATAAAAATTATCCTTATGATAACTAAATATCATACAGATATTTCCGATGAAGTCATGGAAAAAAATATAGTAAGATTAACTAATCAACTGTGGAAATTAATCCCTATGAGAGAAAATGAAGAAGATTGGGATAAACAATTAAATACAGTTATTATTGAAATTGCGGGCTTAAATGAAATTTTTATTTAGGACCCGCGATTTTTATAGTTGCTTAGTAAATTAGAAGGATTAAATGTTTTAAATGATATTGAATTCTCAATTTATAGAAAAACTGTATTTGAATGTATTAGTTTATTATAGGAGATTAAAAAGTAATGCCAAAACGTCCAGAAAGAATGGAAAAATTATTACCTTATGGTTTAAATACTAATAAAAGTGTAAATCTTGTAGGGGCTCGTTTAGGTGATACAAGTATAAAAATTCCTTAGCCAGATTCAGTTGATGGTAGTTTAAATATGGCTAAACGATTAATGAGTGCGGGTGGTTTTGCCCAACAGTAGCGAATGATCAAAGATAAACGACATTCGTTAGATCAAGCCACTAAGTATTCTTATTAGGCGGCTTGGGTACGTAAATGTGCAGCTACAGAGGTAGAAACTAAATAGGAAAAAAATATTTTACCTCCAGTTAGAGCATTAATAAATCCTAATAAATTAAAATAGGATTATGATGATAAAGTTATTTCGATTGGATTTGAACATAAATTTAATTGCGGAGATGTATTTGAATGGTGTAATACTGGAACATATTGGTTAATTTATTTACAAGATTTAGATGAATTAGCTTATTTCCGCGGAGATGTTCGTAGATGTACTTATTAGATTCCATTTATGATGGATGATGAATTAAATGTAGTTTATGTGGCTAATCGAGGCCCAGTAGAAACTAAAATTGATTATATTCAAAAACATACTACTAGTGTAGATAATCCAAATTATTCTTTAAATTTATTAATTCCTAAAAATGAAAAAACTTTGAAATTTTTTAAGCGTTATTAGAAGTTTTATATTTGGCCGGAAGATGGGTCAGTTTATGATACCTGCTGGAGAGTTGAAGCTGTAAATAATATTAGCATGACTGGCGTTATTGAAGTAAACGCTGTTGAATATTATGCTAATGAATTTACTGATGATCGAGACGCAGGATTAGCTGATGTATTTAAAATACCCGATCCAATATTAAAACGTAAAATTATAGATGATAACAAAGATAATAATAAAATTTTAAATATTGTTGGTGAAACCTTTATTAAACCTAAAAAAGAATATGATTTTAATTTAAATATTAAAAATATTCGAGGGACTTGGAAAATTGAAGGTAATGATGTTCCTGTTCAAATTATTAGCGAAGGAACTAATGATAAAGGATTTGCAACAATTAAACTTAAATGGGATTCTACTTATAGTGGTTAGTTTGATTTAGTTTATGGAACTAGTCGAAAAACTATAGTAGTAGAATCATTGTTTTAATGAGTAAAAGGAGATTGAAAACATGAGAATAGACGGATATCATATTCCAAAATCAAGTTTTCTATCTATGGAAAAAGACACTGGGATTATTGTTAATGAAATATTAAAAAATAATCGTTTAAAAAAATTATTATATTATACCACTAGTGATGCTATGGAAAAACCTAATCTTACTGAAGATTAGTCTTTAAGTTTACTAGGGACTAATATTAAAATAGTTCCTAAATTATATGTTGATGGTTCTGTTTTAAATTATGTATTAATTAATTTTGATAATTTTATTCCCAGTGAAAATCCAGAGTTTAGAGATAACACTATTCAATTTGATATTGTATGTCATTTTGATCAATGGAATTTAAGAGATTATGCATTGCGCCCATATAAAATTGCTGGAGAGATTGATTCAATGTTCAATTTGAAAAAATTGACTGGTATTGGTTATTTAGAATTTGTGGGTGCGACTTAGATTGTTTTAACCGATGAATTTGCTGGGTTATGTTTGATGTATCGCACTGTTCATGGTGGCGAAGATGAAAAATATATGCCAACTTATCCTGATAAAAATAGCGGCAAAATTAAAGAGGAACAATTTATTAAAGAATTCAAGGATTACATTAGTAAATAATGGATTACCGCTTAAATTTAATTTGCGGAACTGATATGTTGATTCCTGAATGTAATTTAGTCGCTCATCAACCAAGGATAAAAGAAATTTCATTTATTGGGGAATCTGATTTTTTTATTGGAGCATAGACCCTCTGTTTGCATAAAACAATGTTTATAGAGGACAAAACTATTCTAGACAGTATCAATAATTTTTAGATATTTATGACGATAATGTTATAGGATGAAACAAAGGATAAAAAAGCTAACATTTTAAATGTTTTAAATTTATTATTCCCATCATACAAAATAAATGTGACGCCGAATTCATTGTTATTTATGAAGGAAGGTGTTCCTCCAATTACAGTAGATGGAAATAATTTTGAAGCATTACAAGAAGTGTTGCGTTTAATCTTTTGTATGCACAATGGCCCGATGGATTAGTAGGCTTTCAATCCTGCCAACGATAAGGCTCGTGAGATTGCTCAAAAGCTAATGCGAGGGAGACAGCGAGTTGCCGCCCAAAACGGTAATTCGAATGTAAGTGTTTTTAGTTAGTATATGTCAATCTTGACTATTGGATTGTGTTCAATGTCATTATAGGATTTGACAAATCTGACAATGTTCCAATTATATGATTTAATGGAGAGATATACGCTATATACTGCTTGGGACCTGGATGTACGCTAGCGTTTAGCTGGCGGTAAACCTGAAGGGACCCCGGATAATTGGATGAAAAACATTCATTAATTAAAAATACAAGGAGGAAATAACACTATGAAATTCGGTGTCCGCGAAATTTGTGATGTTGTATTAAAGGCTAAGTCAGCACAGAAAATCGGTAATAAGGTGTTCTATGCTGGTGAACCTGTTATTTATTTTGACACCCTGAAAACTTCTAGTTTAGAAGGTGCTGCTACCACTGTATATGCACAAGGTGGTCGTGGTAACTCTCGTTTGGTAGCATGGGAAGGTGAAAGAACTCTGACCTTCACTATGGAGGATGCTCTAATTTCTCCTGAAGGATTTATGATTCTTTCTGGTGCTGGCCTAATTGCTGCTAATGCCGATAAGCCAATCTATCAGCATATTACTGAGACTGTTGATGCTAGTGATTCATTACGTTTCAAGTTTGATGCTACTGGATTTAAGTTTGCCGTTTATACTGAGAATAAGCCTTATCTACCTGGTAATGCTGGTGATAACTTTGCTTATGTAATGTTTATGAAGAATGGTGAAATTACTACTGAGCCTTATATTCCTGTTCATGAGGGTGATGATACTGCTATTGATAGTGAAGCTATGCCTGAGACTGTAACTGACCTAGATGGTAAAACCTACTATCGTGTAGCTGTTATGGATCATAAAATGTATGTTGGTTTAGCTTCTTATGAAGATGAGCAGAATAAAGGACATAAATATGAGAGTGAAAGTGGCGACCCGGCTTACGATGTAGTCACTCTACCAAATCGTCTAAAGTTTGATTCTGTGCTAGTTGATTATTATACTGAGCGCAAGTCTGGTGCTACTCAGATGGAAATTACTGCTGATAAGTTTGGTGGCAACTATTATCTTGAGGCTTCTACTCTATTCCGTGATACTAACGGTGTAGATATGCCTGCTGAATTCATTATTCCTAACTGCAAGATTCAGTCTAACTTCACCTTTACTATGGCTTCTTCTGGTGACCCAAGTACATTTACTTTCACCTTAGACGCATTCCCTGATTACACTCGTTTCGATCATAGTAAGAAAGTTTTGGCTGCAATTCAAGTAATTGAATATCTGGATAATGATGACTTACATCGTCATAGTACAGTTCACCAGAAATCTCACGATAGTTATAATTGGTAATTTAATTAAAAAATTTTATGGGGAGAGGATTTATTCCTCTTCCCATTTTTTTATTTTAGGAGAAAAAGAATGGTTAATCAAGAAGGCATAGTTTTTGGAGGATATTTTTTATATGAAGCAGAATTTAAAAAAATCTTTCAAGAATTTTGGAATAGTGAATTAAAAAATATTTTTATTGAAAAAATATAGATTATAATTAAAAATTATCTAACTGAAGTAAATGGTAATATATTGGCAGCAAAAAATCCAAAAGCATTATATAATTCTTGGGAATAGATTAATACTGAAGTATTTGGAAATACTCCAGTTTCTTTATTGGGTATTTTAAAATGGGATAAAGAATATCATTATACTTTTGTTAACAAAGAATCTGATTTAATAAATAGCTATACTTCTTAGAAAATACAAGTTAATAAGACATTAATGAAAGAATACCGAACAACTTTAAATACAATATATTAGAGTGATATTGAAATGGCATTAGAAAAACATTTTGAGGATATGAAAAATTCAATTAATAAAGTGAAATTAACTAAGGTAGAAGGGCATAATATACATTTAGCTTTAGGTAAATATTATAAAAATACAGAATGGTATAAACGAGTTCAAGATACACATATGACTAATAAGAGTTTATTTGATATATTTTATAGTGGGAATAAAGTAGCTGCGCAAGGATAGATGTATGATGCTTTTATTAATCATATTAGTAGAAAACATGTAGAATATTTAAGAGCTTTAAATAATTTAGAAAATCCTATAATAGTTTCTCCATTCGAGAAATCGGTTTATAATGAAGAGGGGCGTTGGAATTTTATCCAATTAGTTATGGATTCTTTAAATTCGACGGCTTGGTATCGTGGAGGCGATGCTATTGCGGCGGATAATCGGACTCGTAAAATATTATTTAATATTTAGGTAAAATCAGGAACAAAAGGACGTAGTTGGGATATTGCTAGTATTTAGTTTTTAACTTTTATTAATACTTTAAATTCTTATTTAAATAAAACGGGTTAGGACATAGCGACATTTTTATATGAAAATTTAAAAATTACAATGGCGACATCTATTGATAGCAAAAAAATTGATGAAGATTTGGAAAAAGAAATTTTAGATAATGTAAGAAAAAATTTGAAATTATCTGGGTTGACAATAAACTAATTTTTTAGTATAATATAAATAAGTGTAAAAGGAGGATTTTTGAAATGGCAAAAGTATCATTTTCAAAGTTAAATTTAAATAAAAATACAGAAGTATCAACATTTGAATGGGGAGATTAGATTATTGAAGTTAAGGATTACCTTCCTATTGGAGATAAGTTAAATCTTATTTCAGAGATTATTAATGATTCTATTGATAAGAATGGTTATTATAACCCTGCTCGTGTATATCTTCATACTATTTTAAAAATGATTATGGCATATACAAATGTAAGTTTCACTGACAAGCAAAAAGAAGATCCAAAGAAATTATATGATTTAGTAGTAGGCTCTGGTTTTTCTGCTAAGGTGTTTGGAGAAATTAATCCAGGAGAATATGCACAAATTAAAAGTTGGGTCGCGGAAACTATTCATTCAATTTATGAGTATAAAAATTCTGCGGCAGGTATTTTAGATATTATTTCTACTGATTATAAAGATACAACATTTGATATGGAGCAATTAACTAATGATATTCAGAATCCTGAAACATTAGGATTGTTAAAAGATGTTTTGACCAAGTTGGGATAATTAAACTATTTAATTTTTTAAAATTAAATAGGAATAATCAAGTGTATGGGTGTGAGAAGATTATTTCTCACACCCATTTTTTTTTGTTTATATTATGAGAGAAAGGAGTCCCGTTTATGGCAAAACAACTAAATGTCGCATTAGATTTTACTGCAAATACTACTCAAGCAAAATAGTCTATTCAAGAATTACAACAATTATTAACTAAACTTTCGTATAGTACTGATTTAGGGCTTAAACCAGAATAGATGCAAAAAGCTTCTGAGGCAGCCAGATAGTTAGCATTTCATTTAAATGAAGCCTATAATACAGCTACTGGTAATTATGATTTAAGTAAACTTAATGCAAGTTTAAATAGATCTTAGACAGATGTAACTAAATTATCTAAAAGTTTATTAGATGCGGGAGTAACGGGATAGCAAGCATTTGTAAAATTGGCTTAGTCTATAGCGGCAGCGGATTAGCCAATGATTAGCTTAAATGCTCGTTTATAGGATTTTTTAACTACTGTTAAAAATACAGTTAAATGGTAGATTTCTTCAAGTATGATTCATAGCGTAATGGGAGCATTACAAGGGGCTTATGGTTATGCTTAGGATTTAAACAGATCATTAAATGATATTCGAATTGTTACTGGTCATAATATTGACTATATGGATAAATTTGCTGATAAAGCAAATAAAGCGGCAAAGGCATTAAGTACTTCTACATTAAATTATACTGATGCTTCTTTAATTTACTATCAACAGGGTTTATCTGATAAAGAAGTAGAAGATAGAACTGCTGTTACAATTAAAATGGCTAATGCCGCGGGTGAAAGTGCCGATAAAATTTCTTAGCAATTAACTGCTGTTTGGAATAATTTCTATGATGGGTCACAATCATTAGAATATTACGCTGATGTTATGACTGCTTTAGGTGCAGCTACTGCATCAAGCACAGATGAAATTGCAGCTGGATTAGAAAAATTCGCGGCTGTGTCAAATACAGTAGGTTTAAGTTATGAATATGCTACTTCTGCTTTAGCAACTGTAACAGCTACAACTCGTCAATCTGCTGATGTAGTTGGTACTGCATTTAAAACATTATTTGCTCGTATTCAAGATTTAGAATTGGGAAAAACTCTTGAAGATGGTACTACATTAGGAAAATATTCTCAAGCTCTTGAAGCTGTTGGTGTTTCTATTAAAACAGCAGATGGCGGATTGCGAGAGATGGATGATATCCTTGATGATTTAGGTGAAAAATGGAATTCATTTGATGCTGAAGGAAATCCATTAATTTCTAAAGATGCTAAAGTGGCATTAGCTCAAACTGTTGCTGGTGTCCGCCAATATACTCAATTAATTGCATTGATGGATAAATGGGATTTCATGAAAGAAAATCTCGAAACTGCTCGTAATGCTACTGGAACATTAACTGAGCAATAGAAAATTTATGAAGAGTCTTGGGAAGCCGCTAATAAGCGTTTGAAGGCTTCATTTTAGGGATTATATCAAGATTTAATTGATGATAAATTTTTTATTAAATTAACTGATTTTTTAGCCGACACTGTTGATGGTGTTGATTCATTTATTGATAAAATAGGAGGCCTTAAACCAGTACTAATAGGAATATTAACTATTGTTGAATAGAGTTTAGCTTCAAAAATTGAGCCTGCTTTACGAAATGTTATTAGTAATATTCAAATATTGGTTGGTGGAGCTGATAAAGCTTATGCTAAAATTCATACTCAAATAAATGAATAGACTTCTAATTATTTATCTAAAAAAGGTGATAATTTAGATGAAGAGTCTAAATAGAGTTTATTAAATTCTAAACGTGTTTCTGAAATGAAAGATAAAATAGCTATAGCTTCAGAAAGAATGACGGCAGCTGAGAAATCATTTTGGGAGACAGAAAAATAGGGTATCCAGTAGCAGGGAGATTAGCTTATCAAATTAGGTCAAGAAATTGATACTTATACAAAAATCATAAATGATGCTCAAGATACAATGGTAAGCGATAAAAAAGGCATCTCAAAAGCTTATAATAATTAGATGGAAGATATTTGGAGTTCAGCTAGCTAGCATAATAATCCTGGGAATGAAGGAGAAGCTAGTTTGGGAAAAAAATATGAAGATTTATATGATGAAATAGAGCCTTATTATAATAAACTCGATACATTAAATGATAATCTTGTAAATAATCTTTTATAGGCTTGGCTGAATGCGGATGCTACTACTCCTGTGGCTAATTTATTTAATGATATGACGACTGAAGTTACATCATAGCTAGATAAATTAACACAATTAACTAATGAATCAGCATAGCAGGCTTATGCCGCGGGGACATTTAGTCCAGAATTAAATAATTTTGACATTGCAACCACTAAAGCTGAAACTTATTTTAATTTATTCCGTGAAAATTTACCTAAAAATATTTAGGATTTGGGAATATTATAGAGTTTAGAAAAAGAAATCGCATCAATACCTTGGAATGAGACTGGTACAGATAAACGTATGGCTAAAATGCGTCAATATATTTAGATTGTGCAAAGTAGTAAGTTATCTCAAGATTAGTTAGTTGCTTCTTTAAAAGGTATGGGGGTAGGAGACGATGAAGTTAAAAAAGTCGTTTAGTCATTTGAAAAAATGCAAAAAGCCCAAGAAAAAGCTAAACAAAAACAAGAAGAGTTAAATAAACAAGTTGAAAACTTTAAACCTAAACATTTAGTTGGTGGCATTGAAGCATTTATGTCAATGGCTTCATTCGCCCAATCGGCAGGAATGGCAATTTCTTCTATTAATAGTTTAATTAGTAGTATTAAAGATCCTAATATGTCTGGGTGGGAAAAAGCTGTTGCTATTCTTACTTCTATTGGTAGTCTTAGTTTTATGGTTAAAAGTGGTATTGATAGTTTGGCCACAGGAATTCAATTTTTAAAACAGGTTAGAGATTAGCATAATACTTCCATTTTAACTGAAAAAGCTATTACAGAAGGATTAGAAATAGCTAAATTAAAAGAAACAGCAGCTACTTATTTAGAAAGTACTGCTAATAAAATAAATAATGAAACAATTTCAGATTCAACAAAAAAGAAAACTTTAAATGCATTGTAGACTAATTTAATGAAGTTAGGCTTAAATAAAGAAACAGCTGCTAAAATAACTAATACTTTAGCAACTAAAGGATTAACTGTAGCGACTCAAGAATTAAATATTGCTTTAAAAGGGGTTCAGGTAAGTTTATTACCGTTAATCGCTAAATTTATATTAATTACTGCAATAATTGCGGCTGTTGGATTTGCTATTTATACATTAGTTAAACGTTCTCAATCTTTTAATACTGAACTTAAACAATCTAATGAAGATTTACAAACACTACAAAGTAATTTAGATAATGTTAATTCTGAAGTATAGAAAGTAACTTCATCTTTAGATGGTTTATCAAGTAAATATGATGCTTTTAAAGATTTAAAATATGGCACTACTGAATGGCGAGAGGCTTTATATGATGTAAATAATGAAGTTCAAGATTTAATTGATAATTATAATAAAATGGCAGATGCTGATTCTCAACTTAAAAAAGGTGAAGATTGGTATTATGATGTTAATAATATTTAGCATTTAACTGAATCTGGTTGGAATAAGATTAAATAGCAGGCTCTTGATAAATAGAATAAAGCTCAAACAGCTGTTAATTCTTAGAACAATAGAGATGAATAGTTATAGTTGGAAGCAAAAACTAGAGAAATTTCAAAGAAAAATGAAAACATAGTTGTAGGAACAAAGCGAGAAAAATATCAGTTTAGACCTAATGAATATCGTTATCATACTGTTAATGCGACTGATACATTAACAACATCAGAAATAAATAAAGTAGTTAAAGCTGCTATGAAAGATTCTAGTTTTGATTTTAGTAAAGAAGACTTAATAAATAAAGCAGGTTTAGATGAAAATACAGCTAAATTAATTACTTCAAATCACGAAACTAGAGAAGCATTAGAAAAATTAACTGCTGAAACAAGTAGATTAGCTGATTCTTATTAGAATGATGTTTTAAATGAATTACTTTCACGAGGACTAGATTTATCAGGATATGATGAAAAATATCGAAATGGTATTGGAGAATTAATTAGTCAAGATGTTATAGATTATGAAAATAAAATAATTGCATCACGTGGCAGTAATAGCGGTAATGAATTAACCGAATCTGAGATTTTAAATTTATTGTCATAGCAAGGATATTCAACAAGTGAATTAGGAAATAATTGGTTACAAGATTTTACTAGTGGTAATAAAACAATACCAGTAAAATTAACTGATGAAAATGGCGGAACTGTTGAAAATTCTGAAGTTACGTTTGATTATGATACTATATTAAAGAATTTCGCGGCAGAGTAGTCTCGTCAATGGGGATTGAGTCAGCAAGATAATTATTTTGATGAGCAAATTTATAGCCAAAAAGCTTTTGATGCTGCTAGCCGATTGAAGCCTTCTTGGGATGAATAGAATTTTGATGAAGATAAAATTTAGGAACAAGCTTCTGCTTTAGAAAATATGGGATAGGGTAGTGCTTTACCCTCTGAAATTGGAAAATTACAAGAATTTTTGACGAGTAATTCTGAATCATTCGCTGATATGTTCGGTATGTCTGAAGATGATTTTAAGGCTTGGGCTGGAGATGCGAATAATTTAACAGAGAATTTTGGAAAATTACAAAAGGCTGTTGAAGGCAATTCTGGAGCGATCAATGAATTACGAGATGAAATGGGCTCATTAGGTACTCATGGACAAGAACTAGTTGATAAATTAGCTGGTTCTTGGGATAAATGTAATGATAAAGTAAAAGCATTTTCAGATTGGATGAATGATTCTACCAATCTTACTAAAAAATATAACGCAGAAAATGAAGCAGCTTTTGATGAATTTGTTGCATAGAATTCTGACGCTTTATCAGATTTAGCTGGAGTATCTAAAGATACATTTGAAAAATTATACAAAGAAGATAAAAGATATGCTCGTAAAGTTGCTAAATTAATGCCCGATGTAGCAAAAGGTAATCAAAAAGCATTAGCGGAATTAAATATTGCGACTTAGCGTTCATTTTATACAACTGGAGAATAGGTAAATCAAGTTTTACAAAATATAGCTAATAGTGGTAGAGATGATTTAAAAGCAGCTTTTGGAGACTCTTTAAGTAGCGTTTAGTCAGAAATTAATACTTGTTTTACTTAGATACAAGAGGCTGCGAATGGATTATAGCTTGATCCAAAATTTGATACAACTGAAGCAATTGCTTCTTTAAATACATTAATTTCAGCCTTTGGTTTTACTGCAGAACAAGCTCAAGCTTTTATTGCTAGTATGGGATTTGATGCAGAAATTGAAAGTGAACCAACTCCTGTTACTTCACACGAAGAAGCAGTCGTTTATACTAGTAATATTGATGAACATGGACATCATTTAGATCCTCCATCTGTTGTTCCTATTGATACTACGACTATGGTTAATGTACCAACAGTTAAAACTCTTGATTGGTCGGGTAAAGAGTATGGTGGAAAAACAACTGATTTAACTACTAATCCCACTGCCACTAACAATAGTGGTGGAGGTGGAAATGGTGGTGGTGGAAGCAGTTATACCCCTCCGCCTCCAAAAGAATATAAAGATGAAATTGAGCGTTATCATGTAATTAAACAAAAAATTGAAGATTTAGAAGAAGTAATGGAGCATTTAGCAAAAGCTAAAGAGCGAGCATTCGGTACTTCTAAATTAGAATTAATGGATCAAGAAATTGAGAAATATGATGAAATGATTGATTTATAGAATCAGTATCTTGATGAAATTAATAAATATTGGGAAGAAGATAAATCTTTAATTGCATCTTATGGTGCTGAATTTGATGAAACGGGTGTTATTACTAATTATGATGAAATTATGAAGCGCCAGATTGATAAATATAATTCATCTATTGGTAAAAATGAAGATGCTGATGATGCGGCAGAAGATGCTTATGATGATTTTATTGAAGCTTTAAAGCAATATGAAGAGACTAATAATCTGCGCCAAGAGCAATTAGAAAAATTATATGATTTAAAGACTGAATTAGCTGATGTAATTTTTGAAAAAACTCAATATAAGATTGAAATTAAAATCGCTGTTAAAGATGATGAATTAGAGTATCTTGATTATTTGCTTAGTAAAATTGAAGACGATGCTTATTCAGCTGCTGAAGCTATTGCATTAATTGGAGATAAAACTCAAAATACCTTAGATAAGATTACTACTTATCAAAAAGGATTAATGGAATTATTAAATAATCATGGTATTAAATCAATAGAAGAATTAAATGGAATGTCTGAAGCTGATTTAAAAGCTAAAGGATTTACTGCCAAAGAAATTGAACAATTAAAAGACTGGCGTTCAGAATTATTATCTAGTAATCAAGAATTACTTGAAATGCGTAATACAATTCAAGAAAAAGTATTAGATAGTTTTAATCAATTTAGTGAAGATATTGAGCATCAAATTGAATTATTTAATCATTATCAAAATATTTTAGAAGGTGTTAAAGATATTACATCATTATTAGGAATGTAGTTGGGAGAACAGTCTAAAATAGTAATTCGCAATTTAAATCGTTCATTAATGAATAATAGTATTAATAACTTAGCTGGGACTAAAAAAGAATTAGAAGCATTAAAATAGATGCGCGCAGATGCTCAGGCTGAGCGTGATAAAGTAGCAGCTAATGGTGATGAACAAGCTATTAAGAAATGGGATAAAACTTTACAAGAAATTGATGATAAAATTAATAGCGCAGAAGAGAGTTTTTTAGATAGTTGGCAAGAAGCGTTATAGAGAGCAAAAGATATTTTTGATGAAGAAATGGATAATATTATTCAAGAATTTGAAAAAGGCATTGCTCCTATTCAAGGTACTATTGATGCATTACAAGAAGCTATTGATCAAGCTAATGAGATTGAAGAGCAATATTTAAGTGATACAGATAAAACTTATGAATTAAATAAACTAAGACGTCAGATTGAAGGGTCAATAGAAGATACTGATATTATCGCCCATAAACAAGCATTGAATAAATTACAAGATGAGTTAAATAAAAAATTGAAAGATGGTTCTCAAATTAGTGAATATGATTTGAAAATTTTGCAATCTAAATATGAATTAGAATTGGCTCGTCAAAAATTAGAAGATGCTCAAAACAGTAGTGAAGTTGTACGCTTGACTCGCGATAACAATGGTAATTGGGGTTATGTATATAGTGCTGATGAAGATAAAATTGCTGAAGCTGAATAGGTATATGAAGATAAATTAAATGCTTATCAAAAAGCTAATGAAGAATATTTAAAAACCCTTGAGAGTAATATTCTTTAGGTACAAGCTGATTATAAAGAAAAACTTAAAGAAATAGAATTAGGATTAGCTGACGGGGAAATAACAAAAGAAGAAGCTGAAGCAAGAATTGCTAATTTAAATGATTGGTATTTAAATAAAATGCAATATCTTGAAGGTGAATATAAAAAGTTATTTGAAAATAGTCAAGATGCGACAGAAAAATTCACTTCATATTATTAGACTAATACTGATAATATTAAAAATACATTTGAGAAAACTAATTTAGCAATTAAGGGTGGATATGAATCATTAGATGCAATGTTTAAACGATTCTGGGAGAATCATGACAATGTACTAGAAGATTCAATGAAATTATTAGATGATCTTGGTAAAAAATAGGATGAAATAAACCAAACTGCAGGCATTGAAGGTAATTTTGCTAGCGAAGCTTCTGGTTGGTCTATTAAAATTACTGGTGATTCTAATAAAGCATTAGCTGATATGGATGGAATTGTTAAAAATGCTACTGATTCCTTTAAAGATGTTATTGAGGCTGCAGGTAAATGGGAAAAAATTTATACTGAAAAAATTAATAGTGCTATTGATAGAAATGAAGCTCTTGTAGCTAGTCTTAATAAAATGGTTGCATTATTGTCTGGTGTAGATAGTATTGATTATAGTAAGTATAATCAAAAAACAGATTCTCGATCAACCGCGACAGATAATAATATTATTAGTACTCAACACAATTCTAAAAGTTTTAGTAATACTGATTATGTTGCAGAACAATCTTTCCCCTTAACTTATGATATATTTGATAGATTGGATATGAGTAAATAGATAGATGAATGGATGTAGAATAATGAATTAACAATTGATACTGCATTAATTGATAGTTTAGATGTTTCAAGTATTCTACAAAGTATAGGATTAAATGTTTAGACTATTGTAAATTATTTATCTAATTTAACTCCTTCTTCTCTTGGTATTGATAGAATTGCACAAGAATTTATGCAACAAATTTCTATTAATGCTGATTTCCCGAATGTGACTGATAGTAATGAAATTATGGAAGCATTTGAAATGATGGAGAATGAAGCAAGTCAATATGCTAGTCGAAAGACTATTTAATTTAAATGGCGAGGTAATTAAATCTCGCCATTTTTTTATTGGCCAAATATAAATAATAAAATAAGATTTTTTCTCAAAATTTATTAGAATATGAGAAAAAGGAGAGCGAATTATGTCTAATGAATTAAATGAAAAAATATTCCGATCAGTAGACACAATTGTATCTGCTCGATTATAGAATTTACCATTTGACTAGACAATAGTTGGAGTAGTAGAAAGTGTTCCTGAAAGTATTGAAGGAGCATAGAAATATATTGTAAATTATAAAGGAGCTAAATTAACAGTTTTTGTTAATGAAAAAGATAAATCTTATGCTCTTAATGAAGAAGTTTATGTATTAATTCCACAAGGCGATTTTTCTGGTAAGAAATTGATTACTGGACGTGTAATTAGTGATTATGAAGTAATTGGTAAAGATGATTCTAAAACTTTTTATGCAGCTAATTAGCTTTTTAATTAGAGTAAAGAGATTGTGTTAATTCCTAGTTCTGAAGGTCGAGAGTCTAGTAAAACTATTATGGGTCCTCAGAGTTATATAAGTAATAATGAATTAGTAGGATATACGACTTTACGTATTTCTTATAATTTAATGGCTGATTTATATAATGGCGCAAAAACTTTAAATAAAGGTACTTATGGTATCCGTATTATATTAAGTGGAAAAGATTAGACAACAAAAGAATTAAAAACATTTACTCGACAGACCACAACAATATCCTCTAATAAAGATATGTTATTTTTAAGTGCATATAAAACAGGAGGTTATACTTCTCAATATTTTGATATAGATGTTACTAATTTAATTATTAATGATATCCAAATTGAATTATGGGAAAATGGCAATTTTTACGATAGTGATAATAATAAAATTGATAGTTCAGATTCTTTTTCAATTGTTTTTAAAAATATAAATTTATATTTAGGATATTATAAAAGTAATTTTTCAGATATTACAACTGATAGTAATATTGGCGTTTATTTATATCCAAGAGGTAGCAATAGATATTAGTTCACTCCCTCTCAAGATGAAGAAAAACGTAAGGTTACAATGGGGTTTAGAGTTATAGATATGACTTCAGGGACTTTGGCTACATTTACTGGGGCAGAAATATGGTTATATTCTTATGATAAAGATGTAACTGAAAATAGTTCAGTATTTGGTCAAGGTTGGTGGCGTTTAGGTGCAAGAGCAGATGGCAGCTATGATGAGATTCCTATTCTTGCGGGTAATACAATTTCTATCTCTCTCCGTTTAGGAGATTAGATTTTTACTCAATCATATAGGATTTATTTTAAAGGTAAAATAGGAACAAGAGAAGTTTTAGGATATTCTTAGTCATGTTCTTATACAAATACATTATATAATCCAGATATTGGTTTATTAGCTGGTTTAAATTTATTTACGAATAATAATAATAATACATTTTATATATATGGACAAGATAACCAATTATTAGCTCGTTCTGATGGAGAAAAAATCCATTATATTGCGGTAGAATTTAATAGCAAAGATACTAGTAAGACTACAACATTGACAAATGGTGTTCGATTACGATATATGCTACCTTCTAAAAAAACAATGATTATTCCAGTGGAAAATGGAAAGATAAATAAGCATGATGAGTATGAGTTTGAGCATATATTAAATACTGATAAAAATACTGCTCCTATGTATGATTATTTAAATCCTACAACTAAAATATATTATATACCTTTTAGAATTAACTCTTTATACAATCCACTTTTTAGAAATAATACAATTAAATGTGAAATTGAAATTAATAATTAGATATATACCAGTTCAATTGAATTATTATTTGGTAATAGCGGCTCTTCTGGGGCTAATTGTGTACTTCAATTATCACTACAAGAAAAAATTAAAGATTAGTATAAGGATTGTAAAGTTATTTGTCCTATTTCTCAAGATAAGGAGTATCGAATAGTTGCTAATTTATATGATTATACTTGGCAAGGACGTTCTGATATTGAATTAACTTATGAATGGTATTATAATTCTTTAAATTCTGATAAGATTTCATTAGTGGATAATATTATTAAAATTCATGAAGCATTAACAGAATCTGATATTAATCTTTTATCAAAATTAGTGGTTAAAGTAAAAGGAACTTATAATAATAATAATTTAGAGGGATATATTAGTATTCCTACTACATTTAATCCAGAATATGTTTGTGCTGATGGATGCTCTATAATAACTTATGATATTACTGGTAAAAAACCGGTATATGAAAAAACTAATTATCAAATTTTTAAATATACAACTGAAATGGATGGGTTTGAAACTGTATCTGAAAATTTAAATTGGAGCTTGCAGAATAATATTAAAAATGATGAGAACAAAATTTTAGCATAGTGGAAATTTGAAAATAATATAATTATTCCGCCTACTGTATTTTCCTCTCAAGATAATAATTCAACTTGTCTCTATGTATAGGCATAGAATAAAACAGACAAAATAGTATGGATATAGCCTATTGTAGTGATTAAAAATAATTATCCTATTGCAATGTGGAATGATTTACAAGGGGCAGCTATTAATTTTAATGACGAAACTTTACAATTAATTTCTACTACAGTAGGACAATTAAATAGTAATTAGACTAAAGGTGTACTAATGGGTACATTTAAAAATAATAATAATTTAGAAGAATATGGTTTATACGCTTTTGATAATAAAAAAAATATATTTAAAATAAACGATTAGGGAGAAGCTTGGATAAAAACTGCTACTTCAGCATAGAATTTAGCAAGTGCTGATTATAAAAGTTTATTAAATATTGGAAGCTCTGGGAACCCAGTATATTTCTTAAATGGAGTACCCGTCCAATGTAATTTATCTTCAAATTCTACTATTAAGACTTTAATTGATAGGTGCGATAAATTAGAACAACGTATCCAAATTTTGGAAAGTAATTTCAATACATTATAGCAAACAACAATTCCAAATTTAGTAAAACGCATTCAAGCATTGGAAAATAAATAATAATTATGTGGTAAAGGAGAATGACTATGCCTGAAAGATTATATCCTCCTGTAATAGCAGGTACTTTACCTGCTTTTTGTAAGAGTTATATTGAAACAGGCGACACGAAAGTATTAAAGGATGTTCAGATTACAATTCCTTTTACTGCGAGTGCCGCGGTCAATGATAAAGAATTTGTTGGATTTGTTTTACGATTAAAAACTGCTTCAACAAATACTTATTTATTTAATCCAATCGAATCAATGGATTTTAATACTGCTAATTCTACTGTTACATTTACGATACCTCCTTCTTAGGGAGCCTTATTAAATGAAGGTTAGTATTACAAGGTACAATTAGCCTATATTTCACAATATACATAGACTGAAACAAAAGAAGATCCTGACACGAAAGAAACTATTACAGTTAATGTTGTTAAAAAATTAACAGGATACTATTCTACTATTGGTATTATTAAATGTATTTAGGAACCTAAAATTTCAGTTAAAGGGTATTCAATTGATAGTATTAATTTATTTAATAATAATTTATTTGGTTTGTATGAATTATCTTCTGATTTTGATTAGAGTGAAAAAGTATATTCTTATAATTTTTCATTTTATACAGAAGAAGGGGAATTATATTATACCACTGGTGAATTATTACATAATAATTCTAATGATATTGAATATGGAATATCTACTGATTCAGTTGTTTTAAGTAGTTTCATTAAAACTAGTGAAGTTTATAAATTAGTTTATACTGTTACAACTTTAAATGGATATGTGGCATCAAGCCCAATGTATAGAGTAACAGCAGAAACTTTATTAGCTCCTAGTAAAAGTATTTCAATCACAACAGACCCTCATCCAAATAGTGGATGTATTAATGTTAATTTTCATGGTATTGAACGAGTAGTCCGTCAAGAAAATGTTATTAAGGAAATGACTCGTATTAATACTTATTATAATTATTCTAAAAATTTAATGATAAAATTAAAACGATTCTATCAAGGGGCAAATAGTCCAGATAATCCGCAAATTAAAGAGTGGGTTGATCGAATTTAGGAATCAGGATTTGTTGTTAATATTTTAGAAAAGTATAGAATATATTTACGAGATAATGTTTCATTATTAAATGATATGTGTGGTATTTCTACTGGTATTTTAGAGTCTTTAATTATGGAATCAAAAGAATTTGATTTATATTTAGGAGAATATTTAGGTTCTGTTATAGAAAATATCGGTAAAGAAAAAGAAGAAATAAATTATTATAATTTATTTAGTAAATTTTTATGGAATACTACAGTATATATTGCTACTTCATTTGAAGGATATAAAAATTTAAATATTATTTTATAGAATAGAGTAAATTCTTATTTAAATTATTTATAGGATTCTATAAATGCTGATGAAACAGAGTTAGATTAGATTGTTACAGATTAGAGTTTAATTAATTTATGCCAAAATATTATTACTACGGCTAATTTATCTACTGAATTAGCTAAAGAATATTTACATATTTTAGGATATGATTCTAATATTGAATACCAAGTAGATAAACAAGAAGATACTTATTTTGGTCAATACATTTTAGTAAGGGCCAGCGAAGAGGATGAATATCGTTCTTGGTTAGAATTAAAACGATTTAAACTTGAAAATATGAAACCATCATTAGTGGATTATAATGATTATACTGTTAAACAAGGTGTTAAATATATTTATGGTATAATTCAATATAATTTGTTTGGTATTTACTCTTCTCGTATTGAAAGTGAACCCGTTTCAGTTGATTTTGAAGATATCTTTTTATATGATGGAGATAGAGTTTTAAAAGTAAGATTCAATCCTAAAGTATCTTCATTTAAAACTACAATATTAGAACAAAAAACAAATACAATTGGCAATAAATTTCCCTTTATTTTCAGAAATGGAAAAGTTGCTTATAAAGAATTTCCTATTAGTGGATTAATTTCTTACCAAATGGATGATGAAATTTTATTTTATGATAGAGAAATTCAAGATTATATTAGAACTTGTACTGACCATGCCGATATTAAAAATAGTACAGAATTTTTTGATCGTATGGAAAAAGTATTAGAAAATCCTTGTGATTTAATTGAAAATAATATTCATAAAGAGCGCAATTTTAAAATGGAAGTCTTAGATTGGTTAAATAATGGATAGCCTAAATTATTCCGGTCTGGACCAGAAGGGAATTTTATCGTTCGTATTATGAATGTTTCTATGTCGCCAGTAGATACACTAGGACGTATGCTTCATTCTTTTACCGGACAATGTGTTGAAATTGCGGATTTAACTTATGAAAATTTATTAAAATATGGATTTATAAAATCTGATATTGTTAGTAAATATATTTCATTATGGCGTAGTTATTATTTAAATGAATATGAGCCAGGTATGGATATTACTATAGATTTTGAATCAAATAATATTAGTCAATTTTCTGTTCAAGATTTATTACCTGGGTCTAGTATTTTCTTAACTTATGGTGATGTGTCAGAAAAAACAGAAGATGAAATTTTAATTGGAATTACTGGTTCATATACTTATAATAATTCAAGTCGAAAAATAAGTCGTATTAGAATACCTAATGATGAATATACTCATCCAGTAGGCATTTTAGAATGCCAGTATCAAGGAGTTCGATATGGAGACTTTGATGCAATCACTGAAGTAAAATTAAAAACAATTTTAAGTCATTAGTTTGTAGGAGTTAATCCAGTATTAACTGAATTAGACACTTTAGTTACTAAATAGAAAGATTAGTCTTTAACTGAATCAGATGTTAATAAATTTAGAAATGCATTAAGCTCTTTAAATGAAAGAATTGTATTAAATAAATTAGATGCAAATTCTGCATTTGAAAAAATTTATGATACTTTAGCGGCTAAAGGATTTGAACCTGGCAATATTATGTCTTATATTAATACTCAATTCTATAACTATACTAGAGATAAATTAAAAGTTTTAAATTTAGAACAATTACACATAAAAGTGCGCGAATTAATACCTATTTATGCTGTACCTTATGAATATGTCACTCCTGAAGGATGGGCAAAGATAACTGCGGAAAATCCATCTGGAGTACCTTGGGCGATTAGTGATGGAAAAGCAACTCATGTATGTTTGCCTCAAGCTGATGGTAGTTATTCTAAATATGATTATGAAGAAAATTTCGGAAGTCAATATTTATTATATTCTGTTTCTCCTTTTGGAGAGCCCTATCCAATAGATGAATTAACTCCAAAAGTAAGAGAATATTTTAATGTAAATGATGAATTTTGTGTATTTTAGATGTATGAGTATTTTCCTCATTTTGACTCTTGGATGCCAACATAGCGTACTAATATTTTTGGAGTAAAGACTGGTCAATATTATGATTGTTATTGGAAATCAGTGATTGATGATTTTGACACTTCATTTTATATCAATGAAAAATATCGTTATGAAAAATTACATGACATTCAATATGACGAAGAAGTTGGATTATATTATGTTTTAATTAAAAATAAAAAGACATATTTAAATGATGAATTAGAGTTGTATGTTGAAAAAGATGGAAAATATAAATTAGTTAAGGATGTTTATATTATTCCTAAAGGAGCTACAGATAAATATCAAGATTATATTAATAATCAAATTAAAGCATTAAATGATTTAAGAGAAAAAAAATTACAAACTGCTATTATGTTTGACCATAAAGCTATTAATGATTTTTATGATGCTTAGATAAAATCTTTAGAAGATTTATTAAAAAACGCTACATTCTATAAAACTATAAAAAATAATAATGAATTAATTCATGAAAAAGATTATTTATCAACAGCTATTCGTTGGTTGAATAAAGAAGATTATAATCCAGTTCCTGAGTTTTATCATACTGATTGGACTGTTGATGAAAATAGTATTGCTAAGTCAATTGTATAGCAAGATTAGATTAAAGATTTTTATATTCGTTTTGATAATTCTGTAGAGTTAGAGTATGATGATAATAGATATTTTTCTAATTTAAGCTCTCCTGATATAATTAAGATTGGTACGGGGCTAATAGCGGAAGCAACGTTTTAGTTAGAAATTTTAGATTATTATACTGAAGTAAATGATAGTGAAACAAAACGAGCTAAAGATAATTATATATAGCAATCAGAATTTTTAAGAGCTTTATATCGTAATTATGAACTAATAGCAGAAGCTGATAATAATTTTTAGAGATATTTAACTTTAACTCGCAGTTATAATACTTTATTAAATGGTTTATCAGAATCAAATAATATTCCTTATGAAGATTTAAATGATCATCAATCTCGTTTAGAAAGAATAATTAATTGGCAGGATCGTAATATTATTAATGAAATTTTAAATACTATGAAACCAGCAGCATTAAAGAATTTTGATATTGTTGATTTATGGTCAAATGATATTACTGAAGAGAAGAAAGCTGAAATAAAAAAAGAAGTATTAAAAACAATTAAGCGAATGTAGATAAATAAAGGTATGTATACTGAATTAAAATTATAGGATGAAGAAGAATAGGATTTATTAGATTTAATTTAGCAACCAACTAAAGAAGGTATTAATTCTAAATTAAATAAATTAGATTCTTTATTACAATCTCTTTATAATAATTAGAATTCTGCTATTGAAAATGCTAATTCTATTGCGAATGATTATAGTGGTTTATTAAATCAAATTTATGAAATCGCTGATAAAAATGGTCAAACGCTTACTGATGATGGTTATAATGCAACTGTTTATAGATATAAAGCGGCATTATGGTTATATTGTTTAATTTATTAGAGTATAGCTAATCAATTAACAAATGTTACTTCTTCTAATTACAACTCAATAAAAGATAATCTTGAGCAAATTGAGTCTTCAATTAATATTACTGAGATTTTAACTAATATAAAAAATCATTATAATAGAGTTTTAGCAGGGCTGGGCAGTACCAATACTTCTGAAGCTGAGGCTCGTCGGAATCAAATGAATTATTATATTGATGCTTGGACTTCTATTCAAGGATTATATGATACTATAATAGGGTATTTAGCTATTATAAAAGATCAAGATGACGATGATGCTTTAGATAAATTATTATATCAAAAAGTTTTGGGTGGCATACATGAAATTTTATGGTATTATGGACGTTTAAAACAATCTCGTAGAAATTTAAATAAATTATTAGGATAGACTGATAATTTAGATTCTGATACTAAAGCGTTTATTAATTTTATTGGTACTGATGATAATGATAATTTTTTATATCCTTTTAATGCTTGCGTTGATTTAATTGAGAAATTAAAAAATACTAAAATTGATTTAGATAATATGGATACTCTAAAGGATTTATTTTAGGTATCTAGTTTAATTGATATAGGAAATACTATTGCTTCTGATTATACTGCTTTAAATTTAAAATTACAAGGCGGTACTGAATAGAATGGCTTGGAAGATGAAGACAGTTCTTCTATTATTAAATTTATTTTAGCGGCAGATAAATTAGATTATGTTTGTTAGTCAGCAAAAGAATTAAATTGGCCTAATTCAATTATAAATGATAGTACTAGTTTATCATCTAAGTTAAATTATTATTTATAGAAATCTATTACATTCTCAGGGTGGTGGAGCGATAGGAAAAGAGATCTTTTATATTGTTTAGCTTTTAGAGATCGATTATTATATTCATTCTATTATTACGAGAAGAATAATCGTAAATATTCAGATTCTTATATAACTAAATTAGGTTCTTCTATACAAAGTACTATTCGATCTAGTTCTAATCGTAATATTATTTTAGACATTGAAGGAAATAATTCAGATGAAGGAGATAATTCAATTTTTAATAGTATTGAATTTGATTAGAATACTTATGGTCTTGAAGCTACTAATATTCGTATAGTTAAAATTAATAAACTATTGTATATTATTGATAATACTTGTTTACCAGTAAAAGAGAATGGATATAAATATGTTTTAGATGCTATTATTAGTTTAATCACTCCAAATACTACAAATAATTATATGAATACTGGATTCTCGCGTTTGTTAGATGCCAATACTATAATAGCTAATTATAATTCTACTATTACAAATTATCAATAGCTATTGGTTAGTAATGGTATAAATACTTCAACTTATAAATTAGTAGGAAAAATTGAAAAAAATGATATTTTCTTAGAGTTAGGAAAATATTATTATTTAGAAAATAATTTTTATAAACAAGCTACTTTAAGTAATTATGATTCAAATGTAGACTATTATTTAAATGAAAAAGATTATTTAATAAAAAGTTTTATTGATTATTTTAGTCAATTAGCGGTATCTGCTAACGATTAGAAGAATAATAATTATAATTTTATTGAATCTTATTTAACAGCAACTAAACTTGCTAATTTGCGATAGGGAACATTTAATTTATATTCTAATAATAAATTTGTTTCTACTATTTTAAGTGAAGAAAATCAAAGCGATAGTGAAGATATTAAAAAACATCCTGAACGTAATATTATTGATAATATTATTAATTATACTTATAAAACACGCTCTAATTTTATTTCTAATAATGTCGGTGGAGATAATGCGCTATCTGAATATGGTACATTAAAATCCATATTAGAATTATATAATTCTAATTTAGATGGATTATATACTACTTTATTAAAAACCTATAAATCTTTAGGTAATAAAATTTTCATTTAGGATAAAATAAAATCTTTAAATAATTTGTCAGGGTATAAAGTAAATATTACAAAAACAAATCCTACTGTTAATGAAGTAAGATATCAGCATTTATTAATGTTAAAAGGATTAGCAAAAATTTCAGAATTGTGTTATTGGTGTAATACTCAATTATTTAATGAATATAGAATTGATCCATTGTTAATTGAATTATTTACTAATTTACCTAAATTATCTAAACCTAATGAGAATTATTCTTCAATTACAAGTATGGGAATTTTTTATTGGTATATTGAAAATGTTTTAAATAAAGATATAAATGCTTATAAAGACGCGATTGAATAGGCAGAATTTTTAATTACTATTTATACTAATAAGCAAGAAAATTATAAAACAAAAGCTGAATATTATTAGACTGAATATGAAAAATATCTTACTATTTTTAGAGGATTCTTATCAACGCGATTTTATGACTATTATGATGCCGATGATACTGCATCAAAAGATAAATAGATGCGTGAATTAATTGAAGCAGTAAAAGATGCTTGGAATAAATTTATATTAACTCTTGATAGAGGGTTTACTAAAGAGATAGAGGCGGGTATGTATCAATGAAAAATAATCCTTTGTTAGATACTCATTTTTTGAAATAGTTAGATTTAGACAACCAGAAAGAAGTTTTTATTAAAATTGTAAGTTTAAATAAAGATGAAGAACCTGTCGAATCGATTGAAGGTAAAGCTTCTGGAGGATCCATCAATATTGATGGGTCCTCCGCTGTTCGTCGTTCTTGTTCAGTACAACTAGTATCTGAAGGAGTAAATATTACTGATGTATATTGGGGATTAACAACTAAATTTAATCTTTATATTGGCCTGACTAATAATATTGATTCTGATTATGATGATTTAATTTGGTTCCCGCAAGGTATGTTTTTAATTACTGCTTTTAATACAACACTTACTTCTACTGGATGTAAAATTGCTATTTCAGGAAAAGATAAAATGTGTTTATTAAATGGTGATATTGGAGGAAATTTTCCTAATCCAATTGATTTTGCAATAGAATTGGTTGAATATGATGAAAAAAATTTAAATATATCTGAACTAATTATAAAATATAATTTAATAAAAAATTTGCATTGGCGAATTAATAAAGACACCGAAATTCAATATTTAACTGATGAAGGTATAGCATATTTAACCGAATAGCAAAATAATGAATCAATGTTAGGTATTATTGAAGTTAAAGATAGTATTAGTGGAGAAATTAAAAAATATAAAAAAATAAGACGTCCTATTACATATATTATTCGTGAAATGATTCATTTTTATGGAAATGAGCCTTTTCATAATATTTTAATTAAAGATGTTGATGATAAAGGTTTAGAATTATTACGATATACTGATGGTGATTTTTATGCTTTTTTAGATGATAATGGCATTTATGTTAATATTACTTTTGATACAACTTTAACAAAATATACTACTACTGGAAAGAAAGTCCAATTAAATCAATTAACAGATAGTGAATTAACTGAAATTGGTTCAAATAATTTTAAAACTAAAATAAAAGATAATCCTAATGATAAAATAGGATATTATGTTTCTAAAATTAGCGGTACAGGTACAGCTGGATATCGAGCAGTAGATTTATATTGGCCTGATGAAGATGGCTTGGTAGTTAATGTAGGAGATACAATCACTTCAGTGCTTGATAAAATTTGTTCTACTTTTGGAGATTATGAATATTTTTATAATCTTAATGGACAATTTGTTTTTTAGAAAAAGCGGACTTATGTAAATTAGTCTTGGACTAGTATGATAAAAACTACAGATTCAGCTAATCCTGAAGAAGATGAAAAATTAAATTCTATTTATGAAAAGCATGATAATTAGTATACTTATAATCAGATTTATGCAGAAGCTGCAATGTTAGCTTCAAAAAGTTCTTATAATTTTTCAGATAATGTTTTAATTTCTTCATTTTAGCATACTCCTGATTTTTCTAAAATAAAAAATAATTTTATGATTTGGGGTAAAAAGAATCCAACTACTGCAAATAGTGAAGGCGTACCCATTCATTTACGATATGCTATTGATGAAAAACCTAAAAAATATACTACAATTGATGGAAGAGTTTATCGTTCCTATGATCCATTAAAAACTGGAGAATTTGTAAAGACACCTAATCCAAAAGATACTTTATAGGGAACTGCTCTTGATGAACAATGGTGGGATGTTAAAGACTGGGCTGAACTTTATAAATTATATTTAGGGTAGTATCCTGATAGAGAGTTAGGAGATTATTATGATGGAGAAAATGGAGGAGTAAATATAGATATTGCTTCTCTTTATGGCGAATGTCATAATGATGAATTAATGAAAAAGTTTTATGGGACTTCCTGTAGTTCAAGTTATGGTTAGTGGAATGATTGGGAAAACAGAAAATTATATGTTTTTGATTTACTGTCAGATGGTAGTATAGGATATACTGGACATGGTTCTATGTGTACGCATCCTTGGGCAAGTTGGTTTGACCCTTTATATCAAAAAGGTGGTAAGGCTTATGTGTATTAGCCAGTAATGCCAGGTCAAGATAAAAATACATAGTATTATGTAAAATAGAATTGGCGTGAATTAATTTATCAAATGGCATTAGATTATGAGAAATATGGACATAATGATGATTATGCAGTAAAATTAGCTCAAAATAATCCAGAATTTAAAAATGGATGTACTGGTTATGAAAGTTATTACGCTGATTTATTAGCCTATTGGAGAAAAATATATAATCCTACAACAATTGATTATAAAAATTATTTTGTTGGTATGCCGAATCCACAAAAACCTGAGGAGTAGATGCCATTACCAGATAATGAAAAAGAGTATTATGGATGGAATAGAAAATATATTACTGACCCTTCTACATTAGAATTTTGGATGGATTTTATAGAAGATTCAGAATGTACGATAGGTAAGTACTCTGTGAAAGCTATTGGAGATAGGCCGAAAATTGTTAATAATGATGCTATTAAATCTATTATTTATAGGGATACTCCTAATATAATTTATATTAGTCCTGAAAAATATAGTTTATATTAGAAACAAAATTTATTATAGGATGGATATGCTTATATACCAGTACCTAAAATGTATGAAAATAAATTTGTTATTTCATCTTAGGGTAAAACAACATATGATGAATTGAATAATTTATTATATCAATATGCTTATTTGAATGAAAAAATAAATTTAAAATCTGTCCCTGTTTATTATTTAGAACCAAATACAATTATTACAGTTGATGATAATAAAAGTGATATACATGGAGAATATATTTTAAATAAAATTACCATTTAGTTAAATCATAATGGTATGATGACTGTAGTGGCTACAAAAGCCCCTCCAAGATTGCTATAAGAGAGGAGACGGAGTAATGGCTAAAAGTGTTGTTTAGTTTCGATATTTTGGTGAATTAAATGAAAAAAATTATCCAGTAACAATAACTAAAGCTAAATTAATGTCAGGAGTAATTTTTGATGATTATACTCCTATTATAAAATTAGGAATCCAGAGTTTACCAGGTACTAAATTTAGACTTAATGCCAATCAAGATTATATAATGATTGGCGGAGTTGGTTTGTATGAATTAGATATGACTTAGGGTTCTGGTGTAGTAACATCTATTAATTTTGATGAAATGTCATTAACTAATATAGATGAAAATCAAGATGCTTATTTATTAATAGATATTTTATATGAAAAGGAGGGGAGTTAATTGAGTTCATTTTATGGTAATTTAAAAGTTAATCCACGGATTGCTTTGACATTTGATAAAACTTATACTAATCGTTATGAAATGGAACAAGCCATAGCTAAACGCGCTCCAGATGGCTCCTCTACTGGAAATATTAATGGTGATGGAGTATATAATACTCGTTATGTATTTATTAATTATGGCGAACGCCGATATAGCCCCTATATATCTACAGAAATAAAAGCTTAGTGGCATCAAACAGCTAATGATGAAAAAGGTAATGAAGTTGAAAAATTTACGGCTAATTGTCCAGTATTATGGGTTTATAAAATTCAAGGCAGTATTTAGACTATTGGTGATATGGATCCAGAACTTACCCCATAGCGTCCTTATGGGAAGTATTTTCAAGTAAATCCTGAAACTGATTTTTATAATTCCAATTAGAGATATTATTTATTAAAAGATAGTATTACTCAAGACCCATTAAATAATTTAACGCCTGATGGAATTGATGAAAACTGTGAATATTCTATAAATAAAGAAATAGATAAAAAACATTATCAAGCTAATTATGACCATACTGTATGGCAAAAAATTTGGTGTTCAGTTAGTAGCAATACTACAATTACTGAAAAGTATATTATGGTTGCGAGTTTAGATTCTAAAGCTCCTAAATTTGAAGCTATAGTAGACGCTCCTGATGATAATGATGAATATGAAAAAGTTAGTTTTTTATATGAAGATAATAGCCGTGTTTAGTTGTCTCCATTAAATAGTTATTATCAATTAGATGGCGAAATAATTATAGGAGAAGGAGAAACCGCTCTTACTATTCCTAAATATAAAGAATTAGATATTAGTTATATTGTTGATAAATGGAACGCCAGCACTCCTAATGTAAAAAAATTAGAAGAATCAGTAAAAGAAAATTTAAAAGAAATTATTGATTATGAAGAAAAAATTAATAATTCTGAAGAATATAAAGGTTTATTTACATTTGATACTAATCATGAGGCGAATGCTGATAAAATTGGTGGATATAATGAATATAGAGCAAATTTAGTCCGTGAAAAAGCTCTTGCTCATTATGCAGGAGATGAAGTCTCTGAACAATATTATGACACTAAAATTACAAATTTAGATGATATGTTATCTCAATATGCGTCTAAAGTTCAAGCTTGGAAACAGGCCATTGCTAATTTAAAAGAAGCTCGTAAAAAAGAATATGAGGCATTACCTATAAAAGATATTTATCGTGGTCCTTTATTTGAATATAAAAAAATTACTAGTGATATAATTATTTATGAACCATTAGAGAAAGATGTAAATGGTAAAAAACTTGAAATTATTACAAGTCAAGAAATTCTTGATATGTATTTAGAAACTCTTGGTAATATTTATTATAGTTCAGATTATATTGTAAACAATCCGCCTCATTATGTTTCTTTATCTGTTGGGTCAAAATACTCTATTACTGATAATAATGGTATTACATTAAAATATTATCATAAAAAATTAGAAGAACCTGGATATATTTCATTTGAATTATTTAAACGATTAGTAAAAATCCCTTAGCAATTATATTATTTTGATAATAATAAATTAATAGAAGCTACTATTGATGAATATATTATTACAGATGATGCTGGTAATATTTCTTATAATGAGAAAAAATACAATCAATAGAGAAGATAGTATGCCCAAAAAGTTAGAGTCCATCATAATCATGGGCCTCATATAGATACTTTTAGAAGTACTGATTTAGATTATAAATTACATTTACCTCGTAATTGGAAATTTAATACAAATACAGATTTCCATTATAATATTGAAGGATTTAATAAACGTAGATAGCATTATATCCCTGATAGAGTAAATGAAATTTATTTAAAGAAAACTAGTTCTGGTGAATTGTATCCAGTTCATATGGATACTAAAGGATATAAATTAATTAATAATAAACTTGATGAGGGAACATTATCAAATATTAAAGAGCCATTTTCTCTTCAATTATCTGATTCAGGATTCTATGTTAATAATGAATTAAAATATGCTAAACAAATTGACTAGCGTACATTTGATATTAATCTTCCAGAATTGGGTAATATGGCTTCATTAATGTGGGATTTAGTATATCCTCGTGGTACTTGGGTTATATATAATCCTCAAGATTATGGTGAAACTAATACTTATGTTGATTATAGTGATAAAAAGTATTTAAATGGTGAATTATATTATCCTGACCCTAATGGTACTTATGTAAAAATTGAATTAAAAAATTAGCACGCTTTTGATGAAATTGATGAAATTTTATATATTAAAAAAAATAATAAATATATACCTAATTAGAATAATTTTGATTCAAATTAGACATATTATATTATGGATCCAGAATAGTATATTCAAGTCGGTAAAGGAGACCAATTATATCGTCAAGCTTATTGTATTTTTATCCCAGCAGATAAAAATACTATAGATAAAAAACGTTATTTGTTTATAGGTAATGATAGAGACCCTAATAACTCAGCACTATATCCTAAAACTATTTCTGAATTAATCCGTTATTTATATAAATTATTGGGATTAGAAACAGATAATGATTATTATGATATGCCTTCACAAGAAACTATTTGGGGTATGTATAATGCATTATTAAATTTATTAGGTAAATATACTGATTCATATAGTATTAATAATTTTATTCCAGTAAAAAGTGAATATGTTTGGGCAGACTTATACGATCAAAATGGCAATCCAATAGTAGACTCAAGTGGTAACATTTTAAAAGATGAACCAGCCAAAGAAATAGTATATTATGGTAAACGTGGTGAAGTTGATTTTGGTTTAAGAAATCCTAACAATCAATGGGATATTAAAACTGAAGAAACATTTTCAACTCTACATACTGGCGCTTTTGGACCATTGTATATTGTTCAAGATAATTATCCGATTTGGAAAAAAGTTGAAGATTTGACTGTTAAGCCTAGTCCTGATACTGCATATTATATTGAAAATGATAATGGTGATAAAGTATATGCTGGAGACATTACTAAATTTAATGATAAAAAAATATATTACACAGCATATTTACTATATGAAAAAGCCTCTGGCTTAAAAGAAGGGGTCCAATATTACCGTGATATAAATTCTCTGTGGGGATTATTAAGAGAATTCCAACAATGTAGAGATAAATACCAAGCGAATTGGGCTCAAGACCATCCCGGTTCACCTTCTCATATTTAGAATCGTCCTAGTGTAATTTATAGCACTGAAAAAGCTGTTGAAATTGAATATAATAAAGAAGATTTCTATGGCGATAATAATTATGTTTTAGAAACTTCTATTAAAGATACTGCAACATTAAAATCAGTCTTTAATTCATTAACTTCTAATTAGAAATTAATGGTTTATTATTTAGATGAAACTGAATCTCCATAGTATGTTGTTGTTCAAGCTAATGATGAATATATTCCAAATGCTGAATATTATAAATTAGACAAAAGCGGTTATTTATTAGATACCCATAATGTTGATGGATTATGGAAAAAAATTTTAATTAACCCTAGTGACAAAGAAAATTATTATGAAGATAGTGAATAGGTAATTAATATTTCTTACTATACAATGGATGAAATTCTTTCAATTTTTTAGGAATAAATAAAGTTGGCCCATAAGGATTAATTATGGGCCAACTTTTTTTATATACCAATAGTAAGGGAAAAGATTTCTTTTATAATTATAAATGATTCTAAAGGAAAGGAGATTAATATGCCAAATAATGTTAATTATGTAAAGTTTTAGCGCGGTACAATAACTGCTTATAATTCATTAAAGGCGCGAAAACTAATAGATCCTAATACTTTATATTTTATCTATGAATCTGCGGATAAGAAAAATGGATATTTATATTTAGGAGATAAATTAATTAGTGGCTCTGGCTCGGGGACTAATATTACTAAGTTATCTGATATTAGTGATGTTTTAGAAACTGTAACTGATGCTGGTGCGTTTTTAGTTAAAAATGACAGCGGTAAATGGGAAAGTAAATCATTAGCTGATGTTGCTAGTTTAATAGCTAGTCAATTAGAGATTAATATTAATGCTAATACGTTTGAATTCAAAACTGTTGAAGGCACGAATCCTGAATTAAATCTCATTGGATTTGATACTGCAGAAAGTGGTTCTTATTTGAGAAAAGGAGCTGCTGGTAAGTTAGAATGGGAAAAGCCCGAAGAAGATTTTCATACTATTAGTACTAAAATTATTAATCTACAAAATCAAGTTGATAATTTTAATACTGTTATTAAAAATGAAATCGCAAATGCGAATCATTTAACCTATAAACCCGTTGGCAGCTTAGAAGATATTACTTCAGCGGAAAACAATAAAGAAAATGTTGTTTACTTAGTGCCTAATAGTAGTGGAGATGATAACAATTCTTATGATGAATATATGCTTATCAACTCAAAGCCAGAAAGATTAGGTACATTTGGTAATGCTGATTTAACTGGATATGCGAAAACTTCAGAATTACAAGCTGTTAAAAAGAAACTTGTTGAAGAATATACTTCGCTTGAGGTATTCAATTCTACTGTTGGCTCATTAAATGATCTCGGTAAAGCATACGTAGCTGGAGATACTACTAATATTGTCAACGAAATTAATAAAGTTTATGAGAGTATTATTTGGGGTGAACTCTCAGAGTAATTTTTAAAAACAAAAAGGAGATTTTATTATGGCTGATTATACTGGTAATGCTGTAAAATTTAAACTTGGTACTCAAGCGAGTTTAAATACATTAAAAGATTCTCAAAAAGGTTGGGAAGTAGGTACATTTTATTTAACTTCTGATAGTAGCCGTTTGTATATTGGTCAAGCTGATGAACTGGCTCTTCTGAATAAGAGTGTTGAAATTTATGACGATCTAAGCGCATTAAAGGCAAAAAAGACAGTATCTACTAAAGGCGATATTGCCTATTGTGCAAAAGAAAATGTTTTAGCATATTATAATGGTACTACTTGGAATCAAATCAATCCTGATGACGATACTATTTTGACTGCTCTAACTCAAGTTGTTTCTTCAGTTGACAAGGGGGTTAAGATTACTACTGGTGGTATTAATAGTGATGCTGGTAAAACTATTACCGCGGCTGATGTAACTATTACTGGAGCTAAGGGTGCTCAAGTAGCCATGGCTAATAATAAAGCACTCACAATTACTGGTGATACCTATGCTCTTAATGTTCAAGAGCATGCTGATGCGACTAATGATATTGATTTAGTATTAGATAGCGCGCTACAAGATGCTAGTACCGTTCATATCAAGGGTGGTGACAATGTAACTATTACTAAAGTTGCTGATAGTAATAGTATCCAAATCGCAGCTAAAGATACTAAATTAAATGACATTAGTTTAGGATTAGGCGCTAATGGTGAATTACAAGTAGGTGCTAGCGATACTGGTACTACAAACGTTCTAAAGAAACAAAAGTTAGGATATTTTATTGATGGTAGTTATTATGGTATCGGTAGTAATAATGAGGCTAAGCGAGTAGACCTTCCTGTTTATTCTAAAGATCAAGTCGATGCGTTAATTAAGAAACTTGATGGTATGACTTATCGTGGTACTATTGGTACTAGTGGCACGACCTTTACCATGGATGCAAGTTTCAATGTATTAAAGGGTGGAACGGCTACTGATATTCATATTGGAGATATGTTCCTAGTCCAAGGCAGTAAATTAACTTATGCCACTGGTAAAACTGCTGGTATCGGCGATTTATTGATTGCAACTGCTAAGGATGGTAAGTCAGAGACTAATGGCGTTTTAGCTATTGGTGATGTTGAGTGGACTTATGTACCTTCTGGCGATGATGCATAGATTGATACTACTTATATCTTTAAGGCTGAGGGCGCTACTGATAGTATGACCATTACTTCTAGTAATGGTGGCGGAGTAGTTGGTAAAATTGCCTTTGCCAAAGGTGATGGCATTGTTATTGATTCTACTGATAATGGCGGTAAGGCACCAAATCAGTTATCTGTTACTATCAAGCATGACACTTATGATACTACACCAACTACTGATGGTAAATCATTAACTAATGGTGGTACTTTCGATGTTATCGATTCTATTACTTATGATAATGGTCATATCATTGGTATTAATACTAAAACTATTCAGACTTTAGAATATAAGCCCGGTCCAGATAGTGCTACTCGTGATGATGCTACTAACACTGTTACTGTAGCACATACTTTACAAGCTGGAACTAGTTTAGTATCTGATAAAAATGCAAAGATGGTATTAAAATCTGATACTTTAAAACTAACTGCATCTGGCAGTACTGTTACTGCTGATTTAGTTTGGGGTTCATTCTAATTTGAGGACAGTTTATAATAATTATATTCGTGGTTTTTTTAAAAATCAACGAAGGAATTTGGGAGAGGAAAATTCCTCTCCCATTTTTTTTATATATAATTTTGTTTTATATAAAATTTAAGATAGAAAGGAGATACTTGCATGAGCAATAAACGATTCATCCCTGTTCGTGGTACTGAAGCTAAATTAGATTTAATGGGTTTTAATGATGGATATGTTTATTTTGCAGTTGATACTGGTAAAATTTTCATAGACTATACTCAAGCTGATGGTACAATGGTATCACGAAAGCTTTTAGGAAGCGGTAGTGGTGGTGGCTCAGGAAGTAATTCTGGTATTTATTATGCCAATTATACTCCGACCGATGCTGAAAAACTAGAAGATGAAATCAATATTCCAATCGGAGCTATTGAAGGCGGAGAGTATCCCGAAGAAGATGATTTAATTATCAACTTAGGTGATAATTGTTTTTATCGTGTAATAAAAGTTCAGCGAGCATTTCAAAATGTACTATGTCGTCGTTTAACTGTTGCTGGTGGAGGCGGTGGAGATGACCCTGGTTCATTAGCTTCTGATATCGAATTAGCTGTAGATTCATTACCTACTGTTAATTTAATTAATGGACGTTCTCAAGAGGTAACATTTGTTGCTACATCAGCTAAAAATAAGAAGGGTAATTCTTATGACTCTATTCTTACAATCAATTGGAAATTAGAGTATACTGATGATGGTACTAACTATAATCAGTATAATTCAGGAACATTCCAAGTACCTGATGGTGAGAAATATGCTTTTGAATTTGGTAAATTAGCTAAGGATGATGCTTCTTCAAGATTAGTGTTAGTAGCTAGCCAAACCAATCATCCAAGCACAGTTACTCGTTTGATAACATTTAAAACTTCTAAGTTAGAACTACAAGAATCAAGCAGCTTTTCTAATTTAAGTTATTTTGAACCTAATAAATTAGTACTGCAATGTAATGTTAATGGTGCGATGGATAAAATTGTTGAATATTATTTTGACAATGAAGATGAGCCATTTTTAAGCGTACCTTTAGCTGCTAATTCGGCTACATTATAGAGTGTTAATGTTTCACAATATATATCTGTAGTTAATGGTTATCATAAAGTTTGGATTCGTTTATTCCAATCTATTAATGGTAAAAAAGGAATTGAAGTTGAGCCTTTAATTTTTGAAGTAGCTGTTTATGATGGTTTAGACCCTCAAGCTCCTCCAATTATTTGGCTGGGAGATTATAAAGACGAATATTATAGTTATGACACTATTCAAATTCCTTTCCGTGTTTTTGACCCATAGGCTGAAAACCCAATAGTGCATTTTAAACGTAATAATATTGAACTTTCTTATTCTCCTCAAACAATTACTGATTCTAAAAATTATGCAATTTTTGAAATTGCTAATCCTGAATTAGATGTAATTAATCACTACACTATTACTTGTGGCGATGGAGCACGTGAGACTACCCGTAAGATTGAAATTCGTGTAGTAAAAGACCCAACAAGAACAGATTTTGGTATTTAGAAACAAGGTTTCTTAACTTATTTGTTAAATACAGTTGGTAGTGGTCGTTCTAATTCTGAGACATTAGCTAAACGTACTACTTTAGTAAATTCTTCTACTGCTCTAGGTGCTGAGCCTTGTGCGGCGACGTTTACTAATTTTAATTGGTATAATAATGGTTGGACTACTGACGAAGACAATAAAACTTGTTTACGTATTAGTAATGGTGCTAAATTATCTATCCCTATTGGTCGTACTGTATTTTCAAACCCCAATGGTTCTCAAGCGACTGAACAATCTCATAGTATTGAATTGATGTTTAAAGTTCGTAATGTTCAGGATTATTCAAATTTAATTCGTACTATTACTCGTTATAAAAATGATGAAAATTTATATAAAGCATTTTATAATGAAGAGACGGGTGAATTTAATTATAAAAATTATACTAACTATGATGCATTTTTAGCTTGGTATTTAAAAACTTATGAAGTTGATTTTGTTGATAAAAATGGCGTTAAACGCAGAATGGAATATGATGATTTAGAATTTAGTCATATTGCTAAACAAATTAATTTAAATAATGTTATAGGCAGTTATTATTCTGGTAATACTAAAGCTGTTACTGGCTTATGTCTAGGCCCACAAGATGCATTTTTCTCTAATGGTACTAATACAGTAAACGTGTCTTACGTTGAAAATAAAATTATTACTTTATCTGTTGTTTGTAAATATAGTAAAGAAAAAATCCAAAACTTAATTTACATTTATTTAAATGGTGTATTGACTAGTGTTGTTAGAAATACTCAAGAAAATGGATTTACTGTAGAAAATGATAAAATTGAATTTAACAGTGATTATTGCGATATTGATTTGTATAAAGTTCGTGTATACCGCACTGATTTAAATGTTAATGATATTGTCATGAATTATGCTGCTGATTTTGAGAATGTAAATATTTATGATCAAAATAAATTAGCAGAAGAAAATACTGCTATTGATGAATTCCAGTTTAGTTATACTAATATGATAAAGTATAATAATGAACATCCTGATGCTCCATTAATGCCTTATATTATTTTTGATACTACTAAATTAGAAGATAGTGAAAATAAACTTCCTTATTCTAAAAAAGTTAAATTAAATGTTGGAGTTGAATTTGTTAATACTCCACTTGAAATGTATTATAATAAAGGTAAATTGGAAGAGTTAGCCAAAGCTGATAAATTATTTGGTGATGGTGCTACGGCGGCTGAAAAACAAAAGGCTGTTGAAACTTATTATAAATATCATTGTCCTTCATTTATTAGCGATAGCGCATCAATGAGTGTTCAAGGAACTTCATCTGAATTTTATCCTCGTCGAAATTATAAAGTTAAAACTAAAAATAATGACGCGGTTGACGGCGAAAAACGAGTTAATATTTTCTTAAATCGTGGTCCATTTAGAGAGTAGTATAATGCTGATATGTTAGGCTCTACTTAGAAGCCTTATATTTTAAGCACAACATTAGGGCCTTTAGTTGATTCTGCTACTGGTCAATTAAAAATTAAATATTATGAAGATGAAAAAGGTGAAAAGGAAGTTGTCTTTAGTGAAACTAATCCTTATAAACCGAATACTTTCTATATTAAAAATACTAATTATGTAAAACGAGGAGAAGAAAAAACTCGTCAAAAATATTGGTATTTTAATAACTATACTTGTGGAACCCATAAATTTACCATGAAGATTGACTATATGGAATCTTCTGGAACTTATAATATGGGATTTGCGAACATGGTTAAAAATGCTTATTCTAAACATCCATTAGATGATTATAATAATGCAAAAGCGTTTTAGGTAGAAGACCCTGAATAGACCAATTATATTTTAGCAACGAAATATAAAGATGGTAAGGTTTATTGGTATAAAAACCATAAAGGTAATTGGAAATCTACTGATGGCGTAGAAGATAATTTAAATGTTACTAATGCTGAAGATTTTGCTAAAGGACCTGTTGCTCTATATCCTGAGCAATATCCAACAGCAGAAAAAAATAAGGTATTAAGTGATACTGCTAGCGAATATTATAATAAATTCTATGAAATAGAATTTGGATATAAAGATTTCAAAGTTGATAATACTGATGATTATCGCACTTCTGTGCGTGGTTTCCGCGTACTTGCATTTCATAAAAAGAAACCTTCAGATGGTAGTTCAGAGCCTATTTATCAATTTATTGGTATATACAATATGCTTTTAGATAAAGGTTCTGATGAAGTATATGGATTCGCACTTGACAGCACTACTGGTAAAGATCCAAAAGCTAAATTTATAGGCGATGGTACTAAGAGTATGCCTAAAGTAGCAGAATGTTGGGAGTTTGAAAACAATAGCCGCACCTTCTGCTCATATCGTGACCCACAAGACCGCAAAGATTTGAAATTTGATGTATTTAATACTGATGGTTCTCGTGTATTAAATGCAGTTCAATCTGCCCCTGTGGTAGCCGACTCATTTGAATATCGTTATCATGATGATGCTGATATACTTGATTATATTATGGCTCCTGATGGAGAATGTAAGAAAGACCCAACATTAACATTCTCTAAGGATGATATTACATTAAATCAAGAAAATCGCGCTCAGCATTTATTGAAAGATTATTCTAATTGGGAACGCGCTGTAGCTTGGGTTTGGAGTACTTGTACTGAAAAGGTAGTGTCTAATGGTACTTATAAAGTTTGTGATGTTGGTGAAGAGTTATTTGATAATAGTAAACACTATATCATGACAACTAATCCATTAACTTCTGAATAGATCTATACTTTGGCTAAAGAGTATGTAGAAGGTACTACTTACTATAAAAAGAATCCTGATTATAACCCAAATCAAGAAAATAGTAGTGAATATATTGTTGCTTATATTGGAACAGTGTTATTTAGTTCTAATAAAACTAAATTATATACTGGTGAAATTGATAAAAATAATAATATTACCTATGTTCCTTGCTATAGTACTGATACATTCAATCCTGATAAACAATATTATACTTTGGAATCTTATAGCGATGAAGAGCTAGATACAAAGGCTGATAGATTAGTTGTTTTATGTAAAGATGAAGCATTTGATGCAAGTAAAACATATTATAATTATGATGGAAATGCTAAATGTGGTAAAGCAGTAACTAAGGCTAATGTGACTGCTGAAACTTATGAACCAAATAAATATTATATTGGAACCATTATTACTTATGGTGATCGCTCTTATAAATATGACACGCAAGAGTATCGTGGTGATAAATTTACTTATGAATTAAGTGACCACTTCGATAAAGAATATATGGCTACATATTTTGTTATGACAGAAATTTTTGAGTGTTATGACTCTCGTGGTAAAAACTGTATGATGGCTTCTTGGGGTCCTCAAGAGAAAGGCGGAGACTATATTTGGTATCCAATTTTCTATGATATTGATACTCAATTAGGTATTAATAATACTGGTATTCCATCATTTGAATATAACGTTGACGCCACTGAAGATGGTAACTATTCTACTTCTGACAGTGTTTTATGGAATAACTTCTATAAATATTTTAAAACTGGTTTAATTATTCCTAAATATAGACATTTACGTGGTATTACTACTAGTGTATTTGGTTCTAATTTAAAACAACCTCCTTTAAAAACTGTAGATCGTATTGAGTCATATTATTTGACTGATTATAATACAACAAATAACTTGGCTGATTTAGGTACTCGCCCATTAGTAGCAGTCAATTTAGATGAATATTATAAATATATCACTATTACAAATGATGCCTCTTATTTAGATGGTACTACTGGACATATTAGTAGTGATACAACTGGTGTATATACTGTTGATACTAATGGTACTTATTTCTACGCCTTACAAGGAAATAGAAGTCTATCTCGTCAACAGTTCTTATCTAACCGCTTAGAGTATATTGACTCTTGGTTAAATGAAGGTAATTATCAACGTGGTGGTGCAAACCGCATTCGTGGTCGTGTAGCTGCCAATAATAAAAACAAAACTTCAGATAAATGGATTGAAACCGCCAGTGATCCTTATTTCAAGGATGAGAGCACTTTAACCAAAAACCATTTATTTGATGCTGAATATTGGATGACATTAACTCCGGCTCACTCTTCTTATGTTACTCTTGGTGATGATAATGAAGCCTATCCTTCTCGTAAATACGATGGTGTTCATGCGCTAAGATTTAATATTGATTCTATTGAAAATGGTGTCCGCAAGAGTGAAAATTATCCTGAGCAATTACTATATGTTTATGGTATTAACCAAATGAAAGATCTTGGTGATATGAGTAATCTATATTGGCAAGAATTTGAAATTTCTGGTGACGCTACTAAATTGACTAGTTTGAAATTAGGATATGATGGTCTGGATGAAAATGGAGAGCGTTGGTATAATGATAATGTTAACCAATTCAGTATTCCTGCCAGCTCTTCTGATAGTAAAGGTATGCCTTTATTAAAAGAAGTAAATATGAGTAATATTCAATTTAATGCTGCTTCTCCTGTATTAGATTTAACTAGTTGTGAAAAATTAGAGAATTTCCGTGCTACTGGATCTAATTTAATTAACGTTCAGTTTGCTAAGGGCGTAGCATTAAATACTGTATATTTACCTACTAGTATTACAAATCTTGAATTGGTTGAAGCCAACCTATTAAAGAATATAATTACTGAAGATGAATATAAAAATCCTACTCGTGATGATGAAGGTAATTTACAAGCTAATCCTGGTTTATATCTCCAAGGTTTCTTTGATAAGATTTCAACTGGAGATAAAGGAGATACAATGATTGCTTCTCTAAATATCGCTGGTGGTGGTTTAGGTTATGATAGTTATAAGCTATTAAAGCAATATTATACTATTCGTAGCCAATAGACTAACACTTCTTAGATTTCTATGACTAATGTTAATTGGTGTCCATATATTTAGATGACAGTCGACGATGAGCGCAATCCATCTACTACTTATTATGTGGATAATGGACATTACGGACTAGAACCTTATACTTATACTAATTTTGATGCATGGACTGTTAAAGTTGAAAATGGTGAAATTTATCGTAAAGATGAAACAATTCCAGAAGATAAAATAAATCAAATCACTGATTTAGTTATGTTCAAAGAATTTATTAGTGATAAGAAATGGATTAAAAACTCTAGTAAAAATATTCCTGATATTTCTGGCATTATTTATATTAATAATACAGAAACTATTAAAGAATCTGAATTACGTAACACCATTCAAGTGGCTTATCCTAATTTAACAATTTTCTGTGCGAATGTTGAATAGGGATATACTGCTAGATTTGTAATTATGGATGAAGATGAGGGTAACGATGGTCGCTATCAATTAATTGGTTCTATGACCTTAAAAGATGGTGAAACTTGGTTTGCAGACCCTATTGATGCATTCGGCGATATTAGTGAGAAGAAACCAAATCATGATTTCTATGGTTGGGCGTTAACTAATTCTAAAAATGCAGATATTCTTATTAATATTGATAAAAGTATTAATAAATGGAACGAGCAAACTATTGATTCTAATATTCATACTTATATATTCTATGCTATTTGTCCTATTCATGAATGGAGCGTTAAATATTATTATAAAGATAATACATTAATTGAAGAAAAGAAAATTCCTCATGGTAATTACGCTGTAATGTCTACTATTATTCCTTGGAAAGATGATAGTGATTTACCATTAGACCAAACTTATAAATTCTTAGGATATAGTCGTTCTATAACTGCTTCCTCTGCTATGAAATTAGAAGAGTATATGATTACTGAGGATACTACATTTTATGCAGTATTTGATAATAATCCTATTAATGTATATGAAGATATCCATCCTGAGTATTTTGCAGTTTCTGAATAGACATCTGGCCTCACTCCAGCAGATACTTATTATACCGACTGGGCGGGAGAAACAAAATGGAATATCCCAGATGGTGTAACTTTAGCCTTGACTAAAAAAGTTAAAGGTAAAATTACAGTACCCGCCTTCTTTGATGTAAATGGAGTATCTAAAAAAGTTATTGCTATTGATGCAACATTCGGTTCCCCTGGAGATATTTATGATACAGATATTGATGCTCCTCGTAATCCAGGATTCGAGGGAAAATCTGCTACATTAAATTCTATTACTTACGTTCCAGTTTGCTATGGTGAGAATCTAACTCATGTATTCTTTGAAAAATATAAAGAAAATGATATTGAAAAATGCAATATTAGATTTTTCTGTGGTGCTACTTTTTCTCATTCAATGAATTTAGTATGGGTAGAATTCCCTGAAGGTTTGAGATTAATTGGAGACTATGCATTTAAAATGCCTGGTTGTCAATCTCGTGTAGTATATCCAAAATTCTCTAATGTAAGTATTGGTGGTACAATTGCAGTCATCAATCAAAGTGCATTCCAAAATACATTTTCTGGAGATAATGATACATTAACCATTGGTTCTAATGTTTAGAAGATTGATAATGGCGGTTTCACCTTCTCTAGTTATAGTGATTTAAATAGTGATAGAACATTAGGTATTAAAAAGATTATTATTGGTACACCAGAAGAAAAATCTAAATTGCGTATCGTATCTGGTGACCCAGCCTTTATTAACTATGCCTCTTGGTCGGCAATTACTATAGAATCAGTCGATTGGTATACTACTTTGAAACAAGATGCTGCTAATTCACTATTCTCAGGATTTAATAAAATTAATTATATTAATTCATGAAAGGAGAAAAGAAAATGACTAAAATTGTGATGTATGAGTATTTAGGTACTAATGGAACAATTCTTTCTCCCATTCATCTTGAAGATATATATTATGTTAGAAAACTTCAATTACTTGCTGATAATAATAAACGTCTTACTAAAAATGGAAAAGACTTTGTTTAGAACGTAGTTATTCCAGAAGATGAATTAGATTAGTGGAAAGAAGTTTGATTGGGTAGTTCCAATTATCTAATATATAACTTTTTTGAAAAATAGAGAGAAGAGATTAATTCTCTTCTCTCTATAAGGGAAAATTATTTTAGAAAGGAAGGTTTTCTAGTCTATGATTACAAAGTATAAAGACTCTGTTAAATTAGCTTATCAAAAACTGTATGAAGATATTGACAAAGCTAGTAATGGTAAAATTCAAATTGATAACCTTGAGAGCTTTTTCGGATATATACAAGAAATTGGTGAGTTAGATAAAAAGTTTTTAAGACTTCCTTTGGATGAGCCTTTATTTGAAATTGATGCTAATAGCCGTAAAATTACAATTCCTTCTGATTTTACTGCTAATGGTTTATCAGTTCAAGGAGATCATTTAGCTGAAACTGTTTTCTTTAGTATTGATAGATATTTTGATTATATGGATTTAAACAATTGTAATATTCGTATCAATTGGAAAATTGGTGATGCTTCTGGTCAATCTGTTAATTTCTCTAAAAGCGTTGATGCTGAACCTGGAAAAATTATTTTTGGTTGGCCTGTAGCTAAAGATTTAACTGGTAAAAGTGGTACTTTAAGTTTCGCGGTTGAATTTTATACTGAACGTGATAATGTTACTAGTTATAGTTTAAATACTTTAATTTCAACTATTAATATTAAAGAAGGATTGGTTTTAATTAATCCTACAGTTATTAATGTTAATGATGATATTTTGAATATGCTTCAAAATAGTAGTTTTGGTGAAGGCGAAGCCAAAGTTGAAGATTTAAAATGGCTTACTAATGGTTTGGTCACTGATCCCGGAGCTACAGTAGCTTTAGAGTTTATAAATTTAGCCGGTAATGCAGTAGATGAAGGAGATTCTCAAAAATTATCTTCTGTACCTGTAACTTTATATGCTCGGGCTCAAGCAGGCGCGGCAGATATTAAATATTCTACTCCTGCTGGAAAAGATGACCCAGTAGATAAATATGTTCTAGTGAGTAAAAAGGATGATGATGATAATCGTATTCCTTTAGACCCTACTGGCACTTATTATATTAAAGAGGGTAGCGTTTATAATATTGCTTCAAGCGATGATATTAAAACTTGGAATGACCCAGAAGTTGCTATTCCAAACAAAAGTGAATTATATGCTCGTTATGCCACTATTGAAGTAAGTGGTGTTGGTGAATATTATATCCAAGCTCAAGGAATTATTTTTGACAAAGAAAATAAGAAAATAGGTCAAGGTGTTCTTGAACATACTCCAGTGGTTATTTGTCCTGAACCAGATGCACCAGCTGAGATTACTATTATTTCTAATAATAGCGATTTAAAAGATGAAGGTTATGATATTGATTTATCTGTAGCTGATTCTGTTGCATTTTTAACTGGTAATGAAGTCACTTTAACTGCTACTGCTTCTGGATATGACAATAAAGATGCTTATGAAGCTCCCGCAGAAGGTATTGAGCCTAAAGCTTTAGTTCAATATACTTGGTATAAAGATGGAAATGAAACTCCTGTTAATACTTCAAAATGGATTCGTTCTACTAAAAACAATAGTTTTATTGTTAATGAAGAAGGTAAATATACTGTTGGAGTTAAAACATTTTTAAATAATCAAACCACTTTAGATGAAACTAAATCTAAAGAATATATTGTTTCTCCTTTAGCTTCTAAAATTGAAGAAAACAGTATTATTTTAGGTTTAAGTAAACAAGGTGGACAGTATTGGATTAATTTAAATGCATCTACTGATGGAGTTACAGATAAATATACTCAGAAATCATTTGATGTTAAATATGTTTTAACCGCTGTTAATGAAAAAATATATAGTGATAAAGTAATTTGTACTCTATATCAATTACCTAGTGAAGAAAGTGATGATACTAATCCTATGTTTGTTTGTGAGTTAACCTCTTCTGATATTGAAGGCGGAAAACATACTACAATTACTTCTTCAATGATTAAGAATCAAGAAGGTAATTATTTTATTCGTGTGACTAATAAATATAATGGAAGTGCTTATTCACTAAATAGTGATGCATTCTATATTAATATTAAGTGATAAATTAGGAGAAAGGAGAATGAATAATCATGATTACTAATTATCAAGATTATGAGAATAAGCTTTGGTCAATTGACAAACAGATGCGAACTTCCAAAGCCATTCTCCTTCCAACTCCACCTAAAGAAGAGTTAATCCCTATCGATTTAAATGAACGTAAAATAAAAGTGCCTAAGTCCTTCATTATCGTCTCTCAGGACCATTCGGCTGAGACTTTATACTTTACATTTGATCGATATTTTGATGGCATGGATTTATCAAATACCTGTTGTATTATTCAATTTCAAAATGCAAAAGGTGAAGCCTATTATTATGTAGTGCCTTATATGGATATTACTACTGATAATGTAAATCAAAAAATTATTATGCCATGGGTAATTCAAAATGCGGCCACTAAATATGCTGGTATTGTAAAATTTGCTATTAAATTCTTTAGTCTTAATGCTGCGGGACATTTAATGTATGAATTAAATACATTAGTTGCTGAAGCAATTGTAGAACAAGGCCAGAATTGGGATTTAGATAATATTTCTCAAGAAGAATTCGTTTTTGATAAAGCATTTATTTAGGCAATTCATGATTTAGAACAAGCACATTAGAAAGGTACATTTGCTTTAGAGTGGATTGATAATTTTTAATAAAATAAAAATAAAGGGAAGACTTTAAATTAGTCTTCCCTTTATTTTTTTGGGTAAATATAAATAATGATTTATTATAATTTTCTATAATAAATAGATATAAAATTATGAGAAAAAGGAGAATAGAAAAATGAGTAATTCACCTTATGAATCTACAGTAATTTTACAAGATGATGCATTAAATAAAATGCTTGCTAACATAAAAACTTATCCAGTTGCAGGTAAAAAAACTGGTATTTTATTACGACCAAATAAAGATGGTACAAGATTATAGATTTAGAATGCTCGAAAAGTTCGTATTGTAAAAAAAGGTAATTTAACATATTTAATTATAGAAGATTCAACTGATGATGAGAATCCATCACAATCTTATACTATTACTGGGAAACTAAATTTCACCCCAGAAACAACAATTACTAAAGATGCTAATTTAACTCCTGGTATGTTTAATATAAAAGAAAATGATGTTTTAAAACAAACCATATTAATAAAAGGATTTGACCGGTCTCAAAATTTAGTATTAGGAAATAGGGCTACAACAAAAGGCGGAGATAATGGAGTTTTAGTTGCTAATAAAGTACGTGGAGCTGTTTGGAATGATTACGCTGAATATCGTGAATCATTAATTAAAGAAGCGGGTCGTTGTGTAGTTGAAACTGGATATGGAGATTTAGAATTATCAACTAAACGTCTTCAATTAGGCGGGAATATTATCTCAGATACATTTGGTTTTTCTATTGGTGAAACTGATAAAGCTGAAACTCCTATTGCAGTATGCGGACGAGTATTAGCCTATCCCTATGAAGATAGATATAAATTTACTGCTGGAGCAGCAGTTTGTTCTGGCCCCGATGGAACTATATCATTAATGACTCGTAAAGAAGTTAAAGAATGGCCTGATGCTATAGTTGGTTATGTTAGTGAAATTCCTGAATATAAGGAATGGGGGCCTGATAAAATTCAAGTTAATAATCGAATTTGGATTAAAGTAAAATAATAATATGGCAGATAGTTTTTACTATCTGCCATTTTTTTATTGGCCTAATTAAAATAATAATATAATTCAAATTTTTACAAATTAATAGAAATATTTTTATAAACTTTTTTTCAGAGAAGGGAGTTTACAAATTAATGGCATTGTTTAAAATAAGCAAGGGCTTGTCAAAAAATTTAATGACAAATGTGCCATATGCAAAAGAAGGTTTTGCATATTTTACATCAGATGATGGTAAATTTTACATTGATATTGATGGTGATGGCACTAATGCATCTCCAGCTGTAATTGGAGATAATCGTATTCCTCTTAGTGCTTTAAGCACTGATTGGATTAAAGCTACTAAAATTGAAGATACAGAAACTTATCCTATTTTAGCATTCAAAGTAGCGGACAATACTAAAAATTTAATTGAATTAAAATATGGTAGTATTGGTTATAAAGATGGAACATTAGTAATTCCTAATGTTGAAACAGGAAGTAAAGATGAAGTTTTAATTGAAAATAATGATGAAGGCTCAGCTCTAATTATTGATAATAAAGGCGCCGGCATTGGCATTAAAATTATAAACACTGGTAAAGATTCATTAGTAAATAATTAGGGTATTAATATCAATGATAATATCCGCTTAAATATGAATGGCAGCGCATCATTTGAGGGAGATGTCGTAATAGGTGGTACTTATATTTTTAAAGGTGGAACTGCTAATATTCTTGGCGCTAATAAAACAAATACTATAATTTCTAATTAGCTTACATTATAGGAAGGAGCTGTATTTGGCGGGGATGCTCAAAATGCTGGTTTAATGACTTGTGGTATTTGTGGTGTATCAGTACCAACAGATGATGGAGCTTGCGAAAAAGATAATTTATATATTAATTATGATGGAGATAATTCTTATAAAGCTAGCCGTCAAGTAATCTTACAAGCTGGCGACGCAGGAAAAGATTATGGAAATCATTTGTATCAATATGCCGCAGCGCGTGGTGACGCAGTACATGATTGGTCATTAAATAATTTTTATATAAAGTCAGATATTGATAATAAATTAAATAATTTATTAGCCACTAATGACGCTATGGTATTTAAAGGTACTATTGGTGGAGACGCAGCTGCTACTATTCATGAATTACCAGCTAAACATAGTGCAGGTGAAACTTATCGCGTTTATGATATTAAAGGCGGTAATGATGGTAAATATCTTGGCAATGGTGAAGTTTGTGAAATCGGCGATTTAATTATTTGTATTAAAGATGGAACTACTCATAGTGCTGGAGATTGGACTATTGTTCAAACTAATATTGATGGAGCAGTAATTAATACAGATGGCTCTTCTACTGATGGACATATTGCTATTTTTAGCGGAAATAAAGGTAGAACTATTAAAGATAGTGGTAAATCATTTAATGATTTGGCTATAGCAAATCACACTCATACTAAATTAGTTAATGATAAATATGCAGTAGATTTTAATGGAACATCACTATCACCGATTAATAATCCTCAAAATACAATAGATTTAGGTAATACATCAAATCCATGGCAAAATTTATATTTAACATCTGATATTAAATTTAAAGATAGCTCTGGAAATTGGAAAACATTAACAGAGAAATTGACTGGTAAATCAAATGTTGGACATAAACATACAATTGCAGATACTGATGGATTACAAACTGCATTAGACAATAAATCTAACACTGGTCACACTCATACTATTTCTAATATTACAGACTTACAAGATGTATTAGATAATAAAGCTGCTAAATCTCATAAGCATGAAATTTCTGATATTACAAATTTACAAAAAACATTAGAAAGTAAATCTGATACAGGTCATAAACATGGGATCGCCGATGTTAATGGGTTACAAACTGCATTAGATGGCAAATCTAATACTGGCCACACTCATTAGATTGCAGCTAATGTTGATACTTCTAATTCAGAAGAAGGCGCTATAATTAAATTAAAAGGAACTGGTGGTATAAATGCAGTTAGCTATAAAGCCACCCATGCCGATAAAGGCCCTTCTATGGCGGCAGACGTTTCTTCTATTACTACCAAGAGTAATATAAATAAATCATTAGACGGCGAATTTGGTAAACCATTAAAATTTACCATTCCTCGTATTACTATTGATAAATAGGGACATGTTAACGCGACTGTGGATGATGAAATCTTAATTGCTTTACCTGCGGCTCCTACTATTGGAGATGGTAAATTAACAATTAAAGTTGGTAATACCCCAGTCGAAGTAAAGAAAACATTTACTGCAAATCAGACCACAAATACAGACATTCCATTACCAGTATATACTATTACTGAAACTAATACATTATTAAGCGGTAAAGCAAATAATAGCCATACTCATAATTATGCAGGTTCTTCTTCTGCGGGAGGCCCTGCAACAAGCGCTGATAAATTAAATACTAATAATGTTGGTAGTGAAACAGCTCCGGTCTATTTTAAAAATGGAATACCAGTAGTCACTGGACAAACATTAGACAGAGATATTAGTGGTAATGCAGAGACTGCTACTATTGCAGGAAAAGTTGAGCATGCATTAAGTATTAGTGTAGGTGGTACTCCAAAAGGTAGTTATGATGGTTCAGCAGCTAGAACAATTGACGTTAACGCGGCGGATTTAAAAATTTCTGGCGCATTAGTATATATTGGACGTGTAGCTACAAAGCCAACTGGTCCTCAAGTGACTCTTATTGACGGAACTACTATTACTGCTGAAGCTGGTAATGTTGTTATTTGCACTGGAGATAATAAAGAATATTTATATGATACAGATGGAAATTGGGTTGATTTAGGAAGTTCTACTTCATATGCATTAAAACCTCATATTCATGGTAATATTAGTAGTGATGGTTATTTAACAAATGAAACTGGTGTAGTACAAACTAATTCTATAGTGTACTCAGATGCAGATGGAAAAATTAGTAAAGGCCCAACATTTGATACTACTAATGCAACTAAAAGATTCCTTGCTGAAAATGGTAATTGGGAGTAGAGTAGTCATCATACTTCTGGGACGTGGAATGGATTAACATATACAGCTAAACCAGTTAATGGTGCAGGAGAGTTGAAATTTACTATACCCACTGGCACTGGAGCTACTTCAGTTGCTCTTGGTAATCATAATCATGATAAGGTATATAAAAAGATTCAAACAGCAGTATCTAGTCCTGCAGCATCCAACACAGATATTTCATTTATTGATACAGTGTCATAGGATACTTAGGGTAAAATTACTGCAACTAAAAAGACGGTAAGAGATGCTTCAGCTAGTCAATCTGGTATTGTATCTACTAAGACTCAAACATTTGCTGGAGAAAAAACCTTAAATGATAAAACTCATTTCTCTAAAGGTTTTGATTTAAAAACTAGTAGTGGAAGTGCTTAGTTTAACGCAAGTACTGTAAGCGTTAGTAATGGTACTGATTATGTTGATTTATATGTTTCTACTGTTGGTGGCGGAAATGGTGATAAAACTAAGCCATTAGTATTAAATGCTAATGCAAATGGCTCTGGTAATGTAGGTATTGGAATTACTTAGCCAACAGAGAAATTAGAAGTAAATGGTAATGTTAAAGCTACTCAGTTTAAAGGTAATGCTGACACAGCTGATAAATGGAAAACACCAAGAACATTTACTATTGGAACAGCTAAAAAAACTGTAGATGGTAGTTCTAATGTAAGTTGGACTCTAGATGAATTAGGAATAGCAACCTCTGGCCATAATCATGATACTGTTTATGTAAAAAAATCTGGTGATACAATGACTGGATTATTAAAAACAAATGGTAATATTGAAAATCAAGGAGAAGCTAAATTTACTCATCCTGATTATTGCCCAGATGTTGAAGATACAGCAGAAAATATTGGTTGCGCATTTAAAGCTAGTCGTGGTCATTTCAATCAAATGAATGTGAATGAAATTTATTTACCTGCTACTACAACTACAAATTATGAAGGAAATAAAATTTCATTTAAAACCTATTCAGGTGGGAATAATGGCGCTTATGCTAATGTATCTGAAGTTGCTCAAATTAATACAACTGGGTTAATAGTAGGCTCTTCTAGTATTGGTACTAATGGTTATATTGAAGGCACTTGGTTAAAAACTACCAATGCTGGAAATAAAGCAGGAGATTTTGCTACTATTGATAGTTCTGGATGGATTTATAAACGTACAGCAGCACAAGTTTTATCAGACATTGGAGCCGCATCAAGTTCACATAATCATGACACTAATTATGTGAAAAAAACCGGTGACACAATGACTGGCCAATTAGCCATTGATAAAGCTGGATATGGATTCCGAGTAAATAATGGATCAACTGGTTATATTGAGCTATCTCGTGATAACGGTGGTGCATAGTTATATGGATTATGGGATTGTATTGCACAAAATTGGGTTATTTAGTGTGATGGAAATATTGGTATACTAAATGGAAAAGTTCGAGTACCTGGCTTTTCAACTAGTTAGGTAGCCGGCCGTGATTCAGCTGTGGTTAAAATTTTTAGTTATAGTGGATATAATGCTATAACATCAATGAAAACAACTAACGGCAGTTGGGAAAATGGAGTATATACTAATGATAGAATGTACTTTAATTATGTTCCAGACTCTAATTATAACGCTGGTACAAACCAAGCGGCTCAAATATGGTTAGGGCCAGATGCTAGTTTACATGCTTCAGCAGTTTGGGGCGCAGTATGGAATGACTATGCTGAATGCCGTGAAGCAGATACTATTGAGCCAGGTAAATGCGTAATTGAAGTTGGTGATGATACTCTTATTACATCAACTGAACGCTTAATGCCGGGTGCGAATATTACATCTGATACATTTGGTTTTTCTATTGGTGAAACTGAATAGGCAAAGACTCCAATAGCGGTAAGTGGACGTGTTCTTGCTTATCCCTATGAATCTCGTGAAGAATTTAAAAAGAATATTGGATGTCCAGTATGTTCTGGTCCTAATGGAACAGTTTCTATTATGACTGATGAAGAATATAGAAATAAAGGTTATTGCGCGATTGGTACTATTTCAGCAGTTCCTGATTATGAAGAATGGGGAACGGGAAAAGTTAAAGTTAATGGGCGTGTATGGATTAAAGTATTTTAATCTATAAATAAAAAAATGGCGATTAAGAAAAACATTACAAGTTTTCTTAATCGCCATTTTTTGTTTGCTCCATTGCATTATTTACATACTATTGAATAACATTATAACCATACTCATCAATTTTTTTATTAGAAAAATAAGTAATAGGTTTACCCAATTTTCTAGCATAACAAATTTCTTGGTAGCCAGTTTGTCCAATATATTCATTTTCACCGGTAATAAAATAAACGGCATCAGCCATATTAATTTTATTTTTACTAGAGTTTAATAATCTAGTTTCTGTGTCTGATGGTAATACAATATTATCTGCATGAGCAAATACTTTAGGAGATAAAACAATATGTCCTTCGAGAGATAGGATTGCTCCTAATTTCTCGAAGGACTCTTTAAACCTAGTGCTCCCGCACAAACAAATAATCAATTAACCCTCAGTCTTTTTAGGTTGAGCTTTATTTATATTGACCTCAGATTCGATTTTAGTAGTAATATATCCACTCAAATCACCGAGCGCTTCATCAAGATACTCTTTAGCATCTTCAGTTAGAATACTCATTACAGCATCATAGGTCTTTTTAAATGCTTCCAATTGAGCATTTTTATCGAATGCGTTTTGCCCTTTCAAACTTTCAACATATGTTTGATTTGTTGCTAATACACAATCAGTAATTGTTTTATTGAGCATGTCCATATATTTTTGAAGAGTTTCATCATTAGTTTTAGCCTTTAACTCATTAGTTTTAGATTGAATAAAACGAACCAAGAATAAAGAGACAGCTGTTAATACTGGGACAATAAGAATATTGAAAATTTGTTGTAGCATTTCTAGCCAATCCATAAGTTTTCCTCCTCTTCCATTTTTCTGTATTATAAAATAAATTTTTGGAAAAGTCAATAAATAACAATTCCTATTTAATATAAAAAATATTTTAGATAGATTTACTGAAAATAACCAGGCAAAAATCGTTAGTTGGTCCATCTCAATTTACATTATATAATGGAGGAGCCCAGTAAAATTTTTTACACCACTGTAAAATTTTTTACTTCGCTGTAAAAAAAATGGAAAGCGAGGTATTTTCTAGAAAATGTATCCAAACAGTTATAACTATTATCCTCAATCTCAAAATCCCTACCTGAATCGTTATATGCCTACTAGCCAATACACTCAACAACTTCAAGGATTAAAAGGTCGGCCGGTCTCTAGTCTTGAAGAAGTTCGAGCAACAGGTATTGATTTTGACGGGTCGGTTTTCTATTTTCCAGACTTAGCAAACCGACGTATCTACACAAAACAAATTAATTTAGATGGAACAGCTTCATTAAATATGTATGAATTAAAAGCTACTCCTCCTCCAACAGCATAGCCAGAAGCAACACCATCTGACGCTTCTTATGTAAGCAAAGAAGAATTTGAAAAAACAGTCACAATTCTAGTTAATGAAATTAATAAACTGAAAGGAGCTAACGCAGATGAATCCAAACCAAATGATGAATCCAATGGCGATGCTACAGAATTTAAATTCTAATCCCTTATTCCAATAGGCACAAAGAATGGCTCAAGGAAAATCCGAAGCAGAGATTATTCAAATCGCACGCAATATCTGCAAGGAAAAGGGAATCAATTTTGATGAAGCTTATTCTATCTTCCAATCTCAATATAATTAGAAAGGAATGTAAAAATTATGGCTTTAACTGAAAACGGATTATCTCCTGCTGATATCATGGCAATGACTCAGGGCGACCGCAACGATAATGGTTTTGGCGGCACTTGGACTTGGGTATTCTTCTTATTCTTCCTCCTGGCTTGGGGCGGTGGTGGACTATTTGGTGGCGGTTCTGCTACTCAGGGCGCTTTAACTCGCGCTGAATTAGCCGATGGTCTAGGCCGTCAAGATATGTTCCGCAACCAAGATATGATTCTCACCGAAGTGAGTGCATTTGAGCGTGATGCAGCTAATCGCTGGGGTAATATTCAATATGAAGTAATGAAAGGGTTAAACGATAATCGTTTCGCCCAGCAAGAATGTTGTTGCACAACTAATCGCAATATTGACGCTGTGAGATATGAGAATGCTAAAAATACTTGTGATATTGTAAATACCAACAACTTAAATACTCGTGATATTTTAACTAATCAAAATGCTGGTGTTCAGCGCATTCTTGATTATTTAACTGCCGATAAAATTGAGAGTCTACGTACTGAATTACAGTCTGCCAACTTAACAATTCAGAATATGAATCAGACTACTGATTTACTAAACACTTTACGTCCTTATCCTACTCCTGCATATATTACTTGCAGTCCTTACACCGCAAATAGTATGTATAATGCATTTAGTGGATGCAGCGCCTGCGGTAATTAATCTATTGAGGGAGGAAATATCCTCCCTCTATTCTAACTAAGAAAGGAGTTCATACGAATGAGTACTTGTTCAAATTGCTCTAATCCAATTTTAAAGACTACCTCTACAACTAGCTAGACTCTTGCTACGGGTAATCCTATTCCACTCCAGAATAATATATTCCAAAGTGGTTGTGGTATTTCTCATATTGCAGGTAGTACTGCGATTAGTTTAACTCGAACCGGCACCTATTTAGTTGCGGTGACTGCAACTGGTAATGCCGGCTCTGGCAACACATTTTCAGTCCAGGCTTATAACAATGGAACTGCCATTCCTGCTGCTATAGCCAGTTTAGTGGACCAAGGCACAGTTCATTTTACTACATTAGTAAAAGTATTACCATCTTGCCGTTCTATAAATAACAATGCCAATTTGACATTTGTTAACACTGGTGCGACAACCTATTCAACTGTTGAAGTCGATATTGTAAAGGTTGGGTGAGTTGAATGGATTGTCAAGAATATATGATTTCTATAATTAAACGTCAAACAGAGGGAGTAGTTTATCATGAAAATATGACTGATTACTATCGTTTTTTATGTTTAGACAGTTTAAAAGAAATCCATTGTCATCAATCTTAGGAAGAATTAGAAACTCTTCAATGTACTAAAGATTGTTATGCGAAAATATATTTTTCAATTCCACAGTTTGAAATGGAAAACACAACATTAATCCCAGCAGAATGGTATAGTAAAACATCTATGGATGTCACCAAAGGAGCTATTAAATCATTAAGTAAAGAGAGTCTCTACCACTGGCTCGATTGGGAGAAGGAGACATTGAGCATCTATAAGGAAGCTGCAATGCACTTCAAAGAAAATATGGCGTTTCATCAATTAAAAATAGCTAAGAAATTAATTAAATGTGTTTCCGCAGAAATTTGTGAAATTGAAGGATTGATTACAGAAGGGTTAGCCTACGATTTTAGCCCTGAATTTTTAAAATACTATTATAAAATAGACGAATAAATTATTATAAGCCGAGAATTAAGTTTTATTTAATTCTCGGCTATTTTTTATTCTTTATAATTAGATAAGCTATTTCTAAATTTCTATTCTACCATTTGGAATAGTTTATCTCCAGTGTGGTTCCCACCCATTTTATTATAGGTTTCATGGTCACTCTCAATTTCTTCAAACTCATCGAGAGTAATTTCATGGTCTGGTTTTAATAATTTACGACAATCATCTTTAAATTGTTTACCCTAAATAGATAAAACGCCACCACTCACAACATCTATTTTACCATTTATATTATAAATTTCTTGTTTTAAACTATCGGTTTCTTGTTTAGATAAATCTCGCTCGGTTTGCAATAAACTAGCTGTGGTTTTATGCTCATCACTAATTTTGCTTTTTAATTCTTTAATAATTTTTTCATGAGCTTCATCTTCTAAACGCTATTTTTCTTTTTTATATAAATTATAAAAATATTTAGCTAAACCCGTAAGTCCTAATGCGATTATACCAAATAAAAACTCAAGCCAATATTTGGCGATAAAATCAAGCATTTAAAAAACTCCTTTCCGTAAGAATCTCTATCCATTTGTTCTTACAAATAAGGAGTTATTTTTTTTTGTATTTTGGCCTCATTCCCAATTATACTCTTCTTGAGGTTTAGTGAAATATGCAGTATACAAACATATAGCATCGCATACATCATCATTAGCCACTATACCATATTTATTTTTTACAAACTCAATATCTGCTTGTTTAAGAGCAACTCGTTTTACTTTTGGGCCGAGCTTCATTCCAAGTAATTTTCGCCATGATGATGAATTCATAAATTCAATAAAATCATAATCAATGTTAGTATCAACACTATGAGCACCTAGGGCCACAGACCCTTGAAGCCACATCAAAACACGTTCAGTATGAGACTTGTTTCCATATGCTTCTGGATGCACATCTTCTGCAACTATTTTACCAATATTATTTTCTTTTATTAAATCTACAATTTTATCAGTCATTTGTTTAATACGTTCAAGAGTATTATCTCCTGAAATAGGAATTAATCCCCATTTGAGCATTTCCCCTTTTTCAGAAGATAAACACCATCCAGTAGATTTAGATGATAAATCTAAAAATAATATATTCATTAAGTTAGACTAGCTTGATTAGCTTCTGGACTACTTGTAGTAGAACCAAACCCACCAAGCCGCTGACCAAAAGCATTATCATCATCTGTTGTTAGATAAGGTTTAATAATGCCTTGGCCAATCTTATCTCCCTTTTTAAGTTGAATATCAAATGTAGTAAGATTAATTACTTGAAAATAAATATGTCCTTCATTATCAGGATTATTATAATAATCAGCATCAATAATTCCTACTCCATTAGCAAGAATAATCCAATGCTTTAGTGGGGTGGAGCTACGCACTGATAATTCAAGATATGTATCAGCATCAAGACAGCATTTAATTCCAGTGGGAACAAGAGTAGGTTTTATTTTTAATTCTTTAGTAAAACTAGCCATTTCGGTTAGAGTATAAATATGGCCTGTTCTACCCCATCGAACCATTTCACTCATTTGGTTAGAATAAGATGGAATTATAATATCTTCAACCACAGTAAAATCATATCCTGCGGAATTAACTGTACTACGAGTGGGAATTACTGCATCAGGGTATTTAGAAACTCTTTCAAATTTAATCATTAGAAATCAATTTGCTCCCCATATTTAATATTAACAACAGAAATAGGGTCTTTTTCATCATTAAATTTCTTAGTTAATGAAACTTGATACCATTCATCAATGATTTCGCCCTTCTGTTTCTTTTCCTTTTTTACAGAACTATACTTAGCCAGTTCATACATATTATCATGCTTAGCTTTCTCAATTAAAGAAGTGGCACTGGCTTCATTATCAACTCTATATACTTCAGTTGTACTTACTAGGTATTCCATTATTTTTCTTCTCCACAATCAATAGTTAGATTTAAATTTTCATATGCATAATTAGTTTTACAAAATTCCATCATTCTTTGTTTCATTTCAAATGTGTAATCAGTAATACCTAACAAATGAATTACATTAATATTATTATTTTTGCAATAGGATGGAATGGCTTCAACCATATCATCGAAGGTACAACTAAATGTATCTACGATATTGCCATTATTATCTACTGCATAAATTTGTTGAACCATATCAAATGGCTGTAAACTACAAAACAAACGATTCACGAAAAATCCACCACCCCTGCATCATATCCAAATAAATAGAACATATAAATATTATCACTGATAGACATCCAAATTTCAATGGCGCCCTGTTCTTCATTCCAGTCTAATGTTTTAATCTTACCAACATCAGCTAGGCAATCTAATATAGATTTACCAAATGAATCAGCAATAATTGTTGGTTCATAATGAAATACAGTATAATAATTATAATCTCTACATAACATAAGATAATAATTATTATTCATCTTTCGATGATAACTATTAATTTTTTGTTGATAATCTCCTAATGTATCTGTATCGGGGTCTGGTAATGAACGTACTAGAGATTTATTCAAATCATATAAATTTAAGTTTAAGTTAGCTTTAGTATCATCAACTTTATCAATAGTACCATAATTTGATACTTCTTCCCATTTACCATCCATATAACAATATACTTTTTTATCTTCAGTATATGCTACTGCACCATTTTCAAATACTTGAGGAGAATATTTTAATTCATCAATGGTTTTTACACCAATACATTTTAATCCATTAGTCATTTATTACCCTCCATTTTCTATATTATATCACATTTTTTCCCATAAGTCAAATGGAGCGTAATAAACTTTTTGATTGTGTGAGCCACGCATAGGTAAGGTAATATCTCGTTGTTCAATCTTAAATGGACCGTCAATAATACAATCAATATTATCAACAATATTTTTTAGATGTGGCTCTCTGCACATAGCCAATTCATCCATTGTATATCCAGTCCATAAAAAAATTTTTGTTTTAGGAAGAGCTTCTTTAATATGTTCAATAATTAAATCTACAAGGAATAGATTTTCTGGCGCAAGGGGCTCTCCTCCCATAATACAAAAATCACGATGTATACCATTAGCAGTAAGAGCATTTACTATATCATCTAATGTATTAGTAGTAAATTCTTTTCCGCCATTAAAATCCCAAGTTTCTGGATTCTAACAACCCTCGCAATGTCTGGCGCATCCTTGAGTGAAAAATGAGACACACACTCCAGGAGCTCCAGCAATATCATTTTTAATTATACCAGCGTATCTCATTCCATCACTCCTATATGTTTGACTCGATGTTCAACTTCATCTTGCTTTCCTAAATTAAATGCAGTTTTATAATTACCAGTTAAATAACCAGTTACACGACGAAGTTGCTGGATTTCTTTACTACCGCATTCTGGACATTTATCATTAAATTCGCCAGTATATCCGCACTTTAGACAAGTATCATTAGGAACATTTACAGCAAAATAAGGAATATCTTTATCCATAGCATAATTTACAATTTGCTCAAGAGCAGTTAAGTTATTAGATACAGTAGAATCTAACTCAACATAAGTAATACAACCGGCATTACTATATCCAGTTAATTGACTCTCAATATCAATTTTATCAAATGGGCTCATTTCTTTCCATACAGGAACATGAATTGAATTAGTAAAAAATTCTTTATCACTTACATTAGGAATTTCGCCGTATTTAGCTTTAAATTTCTTCATTGCGGTATAACAGAGATTTTCCGCGGGAGTATAATAAACACCAAAGTTTAATTTATACTGTTCTTTAAATTCCGCACAACGCTGTTTAAATAAGGATTCAATTTTTTTTGCTAATTCCATTCCTTCTGGAGTTGTATGGTCAGTACCAATAAGAATTTGTAGAGTTTCTGCCAGTCCTAACTAACCTAAAGCTAATGTTCCATGTTTAAGGGCACTTCTAATTCCTTCTTCTGGAATATAACCAGCCATTAGGCTATTTTCATACATAAACTTAGCAGAAGCAGGGCTTTGAGAACAAATCCAGTCAAAACGTTCAATTAATTGATCCTTAGCCTCAGCAATTTTTTCATCAAGCAAATTCATAAATACTCTAATGCATTCATTAATTTTTACTTCATTATCTTCATCCAATACCTTAAAACTAAGAAGATTATTTACTCTAGTTTTTGCAATCATCGCCAAGGTAGGCATAATGATGGTTACTGGGCAAATATTTCCACGGCCATCTTTCAACTAACCGAAACCGTTAATATCGTATCCATTGGCAGTTCGGCATCCCATTGTACTAAAATAGGTACGTGGGTCATTGATATCATATCCAGCATTCCCGGACCAATCAACATTCGCGTAGTTGGGGTATAATCTTTTGGCGGTGGATTGTAATGCGAGTTTAAACAAATCATAATTTGGGTCACCTGGTTCACGATTGACACCTTTCATACATTGGAAAATCCCGCAAGGGAAAATAGAAGTTTTATGTAGCTTACCCAATCCCTCAAGAGATACTTCTAATAGAGCTTTTGTAATCATTCTTCCTTCTGGGAGAGTACAAGTTCCATAGTTAATAGAAGTAAATGGAAGTTGATTACCACTACGACTTTGAAGAGTATTTAAATTATGATACATACCTTCAACTGCTTGATGAATTTCTTTTTCTGTCTATTTTAGAGCATAATTATAAGCATTTTGATGACCAAATTGACTTTGTAATTCTTTATTAGAAATTTCAATAGGTTCACAATCCTTCATAATTTGTAGAGCCATACCTTCACTGTAATCATCAACATCAGTTAAATATGCTTTAAAATGTTTTCTAAAACTCTTTTTAACATAAGGAACCATAGTCCAATCAAGATGAGTAGCACTTACTCCACCAAACTATTGAAGAGATTGTAATTGGAAAATAACAGCAACCAATTGGAATGCTGTATTTACTGAACCTGCTGGACGCACATCTGTTTGACGAGTATTAAATCCATTAGCAAGCAAATCATCAAATGGAATTGATAAACAGTTATGGTCGCCCACAGCATAATGGTCAAGGTCATGAGTATAAATCATATTCTCTTCATGATTACGCTTTGTCCGAGGGGAAACAATATAATCAAGAGCATATTGCTTCATTAAGAGACTATTGGCCTCGCCCATGCGTCCACCAAATGATGCTTCATCAACATTAGCATTTTGATTCTAAATATTAGCACCACGAATTTTTTCACCAATTGCCGTAATAAATTCAGTTGAATGAGTACGAGCGACTTCTTTTTTATATCTGTAACGAATATAAGCACGAGCAATATCAGGACGCTCTGATGTCATTAATGCTTCTTCAATCCAATTTTGAATATCTTCAACATTAACACTTCCATCAGGGAAATGGCTAGCTCTATATTCTACTTCATCAGCGATGCTATTAATACTATCTGATTCAAAAATATTTTCATCGACAGCGATAAATGCTTTAGTAATAGCATCAATAATCTTTTGTTTGTTAAATGGCATTACATCGCCATTACGTTTAATTATATAAAACATTTATAACCTCCGCACTAAATATAGTGGAAAAAATTAGGATATCCACTATATTTAGTGTTTGTTGTAAATAGATTAATAAGTTGTGTCCAGATGCTCCGGCCACCGAGACAGGAACAATGCTAAATCTTTATATATATATTCTAATTCCGCAGGAGTATTATTTACATATAACCAATTACATAAATCATCAGCATCTTCAAAATCGAGTTTATCTGTTTTATATCGACGAATAATTTCATCAATATCCGGGTTAGCCTCTCGATTTAACTATCTAATTAATCGAATCTTATCATCTGCGTGGATATAAACGATAATTAAATTTACTCGTTTATCATGTAATAGAATCTCTACGCCTTCTGGATTAAATACTCCTACATTGATAGCGCCCTCTTTGACTGATTCAATTCCTGTGCCATAGCACCATTCATTAAAAACAGTAGCTTCAAACATTTGATTCTATAAAATCATTTCAGCAAATTTTTCTGCTGAAATAAAATGGTAGTTAATACCATCCACTTCTTTTTCTCTTGGAGGTCTTGAAGTATAACTTATAATTTCATGTAGAGGTAATTTACCATTATAATAATGCTTTGTATCATCAATTAGTTTACGGAGAATGGTATCCTTACCACTCCCCGCTTCACCAATTAATGCTAATATATTATACATTAATTAGCTCCTCCATTATATCTCTCATCTTTTAATTCAATATCGCCATTATCTAAAATTTTATCAATTTTATATAATTGATGACCGCCAGAGCTGGCATATTTCTTCGCTATAAAATTATCACCTTGACGAATACCTTGAACAGCAATCATATTACCACGATTAAACCAGCTTTTTTCCATTACTTTTTTAGTACCATCAGCTTGTTTTTCTGAAATTTGTTTATCAAATAATGAGAAATATTCTTTTCTAAATTTAACTTCAACAACTCCAGAAGTAGTGAGTAATGTAACTGTTGACTTAGTTTTATTTTTAGCAATACAAGTCCCACAAATCTTGTGTAATTTATACATAGTAATCGTTTTATTACCCTTAGAAAAAACTTTATCAACAATTGGTTCTTCTGGTAGATGGAAGAAATCGACAAATCCATATTTACTATTATTTACATGGGCTAACTCATGCTCATGATAATAGAAACACAAGACTTCCATCTCCCACGCAGAAATAGATTTAGATGCATATTTATCCCAATCATCTTTAAATATTTTATTATTTAATTTATTTAAAATAACATCTTTATTTTCTGTAATCCAAGCCCGGAATGTATCCATATATTTTTGATATACTTTATCCCAAGCTTTAGAGTCTAAGAGACAACAACTACCAATTAAATCATCACAACCAATTTCAGTTAGGAAATTAATTGCTCGTTCATCAACTTTATACACATTACCATCTTTACAAACGGCTTTTAAATATCTATTAAATTCATAAACTCGTCTTGCCATCACATATTCATCTTTATCTTCTGGCAATAAATTATAACGAATTAGAGTTGCTAAATTTTGTAATGTTAAACGAGATTTTTTATCGCAAGTTTCCCAAATATACCAAATCATTAAATCTTTGCGGTCCATCATTTCATCAAATGCGCCACTTTTAATTAATGAAATCATTGCTTGTTTACTAGGTTTAATACGATAATAAAAATCTTTTACTGATATATATGGACGATTTGCAATAATATTATTAATCAAATCATCCCCAACATTCAATAATCCTTTTAAACCAAATAGAATTTGATTATTTTCAACATCAGGCGCAAACCCAAATTTAGCTTTATTAATATCAGCTAAACTGACTTTAATACCAGCAGACTGAATATCTCCAATCGCTTTTGCAATTTTACCATAATCAGTACTAGCCACTTTTTTATTTTTTGGTTTATTCTCCATTACATCTTCTGGAGAAACACCACAATATTCTTCGCCAGAATAATCATAATCTTCATCGCTCATTTCTTCTGGCTCATTTTCTAATGCTCCACTATTTACAATCAAACAAGCACAATTCCAATAAATAGGATTGAAATTAATTGCCAAATAAATCATTTGAATTGCAACAAATGAGTAAGGAAGAGAATGATTTAAACTAAATGCATATCCCAATTGAGGAGCGATTGCATTTTCCCAAAAATATTCAGCATTATGTTCATTAGTAAACTTGCTAAATACTTGTTCTTTTAGTTGAGGAATTTTTGCCATTTGTTTTTTGGCAACGACTTTACGTGCGCTATTTGCTTCGCCTAATGTAAATCCAGCGACATCCATAAGAATTTCCATCATTTGCTCTTGAAGCGGACAGCATCCATAATATCTATCACAATGCTTGTGCATTTTTTCAATCATTTCTTCTGGTAAATGATTATCTTTCATCTCTTTATCAAAAACTTCAATGCCTGCTTTTTGAATTCGATAATATCTATCTTGCTGACTTTCTTTGCCCTTTTCACTCGTTAGACGCATCATAGCATTTGCCGCTGTCATTTCCATAGGGTCTTTTGGCTTCAATTTTTTAGCAATAGCTAAACCTACACCAGTAGAAAACTGGAATACATCAAGAATGTCTCCGGCTGCCAGATGTTCCCAAATGCGCTTGTCAGAAGTATCTATTACTTCTGGATGAAGATATTTATTATAAAAATCACGTAGACCAATATCAGGAATTTGATTATCCTCTTTTAATAAATTATAACATTGAATAATCTTATCGCAAGCTTCTGTTACCAAGAAGTCATATTTAGTATCTCCAGCGGCTTCAGCTTTATGCAAATCCCAACAAGTAATTAAATCACCACTGGGGGTTTTCATAAATGATGCAGTTTCAAATGGGTCTTCTCCATATAGAATAACGCCAGAAGCATGAGAAGAACGTTTATTAACGATACCCTCAATGTATACAATAATATCCAATAGACCAGGATACTGATTTACTTTTTGAATAAATGTGGTAACTGGTTTTCTGTCTTTATCAGGATTACCATTTACTACATCTTTCATCGGCCATAGAAATCCACGTTCTTGCGGGATTAATGAAGACATAAATTGCGCTTCATCTACATCAATGCCATTTGGATAATCATCACTTCTATAACCACGACAAGCAGTTAAAATCGCTTGCTTTGTTCCTTCAGTTCCAAACGTTGCAACTTGAATTAAACCTAATGTTCCGCGCTCTTTACGAATAGCACTAAAAATTGCAGGGCGTTTACTTGGTGCTAGGTCAATATCAATATCAGGTAATTCAGCGCGCTCTAAGTTCAAGAAACGCCAATATGGTAATCCCCAACGAATTGGATCTAGCTGAGTAATTCCCAGTAAATAATTAGATAAGAAACCAGTTGCTGAGCCTCGACCGGGGCCAACAATACTTCCGCACTCCCAGAACAAATCAATATAATGTTTAAATGTATTAAAATAAGCAAACAAACAATCTTCAAGTTTTTCGCCAATATTTTTAATTACATTAGCTTCAGTTTCAAGCCGAGCAATATATGTTTCATTTTCATATAATTGTTTTTCTTGTAATGCTTTAATACATTCATTTATCCAATATCGTTCTTGAATATCATCACTATTAATCAGTGAACAAATAACAGGATATTTTTCATACCAATCTTTTGGAATAAATCCCTTTTTATAGTCTAATACTTCTACTCTTGGAATTTGTTGTTTGCGCTCAAGAGAATAGAATTTTATTTTCTTTTGAATTTCTAATGTATTATCAAAAATCCAATTCATAATTTCTTGAGGAGTTTTATTTTTATCCCAAGTATCCATATATGGTAGCATTAATTCTTCTACTTCATCGCTATTCATTACATAAGCAAATTCATAGAATGAATCAACTTCACGCTCGCCATCTTTAGAATTTAAATAGGCTTTATGAATTGGTCTATCTTTCTTTGTTAAATAATGAGCGTCAGTTCCAACTACCATTTTTAAATCATATGCTTTTGCTACTTGATAAATTTTTTGATTTACTACAAGTTGGTCTTTCATGGTAGACGGAGCGCACTCTAAATAAAAATCATCTTTACCAAAAACATTTATACAAAATTCAATAAATTTAACAATATTATTATAATAAATGCTTTTAGTTTGTGTATCGCCTACAACTTCGGCTTCATACATTGGATACAAATTAGAACCTAATTCACCACCAATACAAGCTGTTGTTGCGATTACATGCCCTTTATATTGTACCATTACATTTTTCAATTCAGATTTTAATGTTGGCACTCGTTCCATTTTTCTATCAATATAAGAATTAATCCAAGCAATTGAACTTAATTCTTTTAATGCTTTATATCCAATTTCATCTTTTGCCAATAAAATAAAATGATAATACTTTTGACCGCAATCTCTTGTATCAGTCAAATAAATTTCATTGCCTAATGCGATAGTAAAATCAGGATGCTCTTTTAAAAAATCTTTTGCAAATTGATTAACTTCCATATGAGCAGATAAACATTCGTGATCAGTAATTGCTATACCACTTAATCCTAATTTTTCTGCTGTTTTAATCAACTCTTCTGGTCTATTAATAGAATCTAATAAACGCAGATTTGAATAGTGAGTATGGTTGTGTACGCCAAAATATGGTCGCATAATCCACCTCTTTCTCATTTATTTTATTTATAATAATATTATATCAAATAATTTATTATAAATCAATCATCTACGGTAAATGTTGTATTATAAATCCGATTTAACATATCAATCCAACAATTATATAAAGGTCTATACCGAGGCGGCACCCACGGCGGAGAGAGACAAATAATTATAATATCATAATCTTCCATTGTTAAATCAAAATTTTCAATGCTATCTTGTCTGGTTAAATAATTATTTTTATCCAGATGACACTAAATAGAATTATCATTATGAATCCAATTATATTGACTAACCGCATAACCATGTTCATAAGCATATTTTACCCAATTACCACAATTCAATTCATCTTCTGGTTCAACTTCATTATATTGAATATCATGATGATGGTCTATATTAGTTATTTCAATAAGATCATTTAATGGGAGATATTTAATTACTCGATGATGTGAAGTTATAAAATGCACATTTTCTTTTTTAATATGTTTTGTTTGTCGAAGAATCATTTGAGTCAAACGATTATATAATTCCCCATCAAATTGTGTATAATTTAGTAAATCAAAATTAGCTATTAGAGTTTTCCAATCCTATTGTACTAAATTATTATATAACGGTAATGATTCCCACATTAATATATCAAAATCAATAGTTAATACTTTTGTCATTTTCTAATTAATACCAACCTCTCTTTAGCTCTTGTGGCTAAGGTATAGAGATATTTTTTATGAGTTTCTCTATCATAAGGCGGAGCCTCTTCAAACCCTAATACTTTATTATATTCACTACCTTGAGCTTTCCAGCAAGTAATGGCATAGGCATATGAAAAATCAAATGGAGGGTCAGGGCAATTTTTATTCTTTTTAATTTGATAAATTTGTTTTCCTTCAAATGTTTTTTTACCAGTTAACAGTTGGTTATAATCAATAGGAACTCCACAAAATGTATCATCATCGTCAAGTCTTAATTGAGCATACATAAATGGTACAGGGTTTTTATAAATCCAATAGGGAAACCGTATATCTTCAACGTAGAAATCTTCTAATGTCCCAATGGTCCCATTAGTTAATGCCCATGTATGACTAGAAGACATAAACTCCCATTGATTATGTAGTCCGATTAATTTATCTCCAAGGCAAGGTCTATCAGGATCATATCCTTTTTGAGTTCGAACTATACGATTAATATCATTTCGTTTTTCATTTGTTGAGCAAATAATTTGGTCTGCCCAATTATACATCTAAGGCAGCATTTCATCCCATTTAAACCGAATTAAAACTTGTTCTTCAGTACCTTTATAGGAAGAAATTGGTTTGTTATCACGAATCCACATTGAGAATCTAATAATTTCACTATCTTGCGCTTGACGCATAATTTCATCAAGGAAAACGTGGGGATTGTCGAGAACATGATTATTATCTTCATCGACTATTGGTGGTAATTGGCCGGGGTCGCCGGTTGCCAAAATATAAATACCATGAGATAGAAGTAATTCCCACATGGCTTTAGGAAGCATTGAAACTTCATCTACTACAATTACTTTGTATTGTACTATTTCCTCTCTTGGTCTTGGAAAAAATTTATATGTTCCATTAGGTGTAATCCGCGCTTTATATAATAACTAATGAGCAGTAGTCGCATTCGGACAACCTTTAGTCTAGAGAACTGTAGCCGCTTTACCAGTAAATGCTACATAACAAACTTCTTCTTCTGGATTTACTCCCAAGGCAGAAATAATAAATTTAATTAAAGTTGATTTACCACTTCCAGCATAACCTGCTATTACTGTATATCGTTCTTTATTTTTATATCGTTCTACTGCTATTTTTAATCCTTGTTCTTGTTTATTTGTTAAAATCATTTATATCACCATTTTGGTATAAAAATTTTTAAATCACTTTTTCATTTTGGATTTCGGTTCTCAGAGCCATAAACGACTGAGCGAAATCTTCTGGCGTTGTAAGGAATGTCTCTGCGAAAATTTTACTAATTTCAAATACTTCATTGTATATCTCATTATCAGATTTTTCTGTATTATATAGTAAATTATGTAAGTCTTGAGCAATATCCCAAGCTGATTTAAATTCTGTCATATTATCTCCATAAATGAAAATAAGGGTTATATGGAGAAATACCTCTCCATATAACCATATATAATTAAGATGCAAAATATTCAAAAGCGATTAAAGCATTTGATTGTCTCACATCATAAGAACCTGATCCACAGCGCTCATAACATTTAGCAAATGCTAATGCAATTTCTTCAATATCAGTCATTTCAATAAAATCATCATAATCAAATCCTGATTTATATTCACTACCAAATGAATTAAATTCATTTTCAATAGTTTCAACTAAATATTGACATTGTTCAGATAAATCCATACCTTTAGTATTACTATATTTTAAGCTCCATTGGCATATGCCA